TAGTGATAGATAAGTCTGTTCAAGAATGGAAAATAACTTCTTTTTCTAGATACAGAGATGGCGGAACGACAATTATAGAAGCTACAGATTCTAAAGGTGATAGTCATAAGCTTTATTTTCCTAGTCCTTGGAAAAAGGAAGCAGTACCGGATTTCGACGGTATCGAAATAGAATATGTGTCCGATATAAAACGTGAAGAATTAATAAAGATTTTAAGTTTAACAGTTTTACCAGATAAAGATGATAGCAAATAATCGTATAACACTTCTAAATAACATAGAAGTCGATTTCAATTTACCGAAGTATAAAGATCGAGAAAATCCTACATCAGTAAATACTTGGGGAGTTATATCTTCAAATGTAAATAGATTAACTGAAGATTCACATTTGGAGTATCTCAAGTATCTCTATGCCAATGCTCCTACGGTATATCTGAAGTTTAAGATATGGCTCTACAGAAAAATGTATGGACATAATTTTGATGCTAAACTGCATAAAATATCGAAGTTTAACCATATCAAGTCATTCTTCGATTCGATCAAGAATAATGTACGTGAGCTTGAAAAATCCACTATTGAGGAAGTTCTGAATAAATATGATACTGTACTACAGAATGCGAAAGATAATAATCAAGTGGCACTAGTAGAAAAGATTGAAGCATTTGCGGAAACTCTAAAATATGAATTGACATTAAGTGTAGCAAAATATGGTAAGAAATATTTAACAGAAGCAGATATTGTAGCTTTTCATAGTAAAGCTTCTGTTCACGATAAATATAGAACTGGATTATGTCTAACGTATATCAAGAATTTCGTAAAAGTTATTCCTGAGTCTGTTTCAAAAAAGAAGAAGGCCGCTGATACATTAAATGTCTTCGACAACTATGTCATATTACATTACGATCCTCTCGGATCGGCAAGTGCTGATACTAATGCAGAAAAAGAAAAGAAAAAAGATCCTATTCTGTTCGGTGTAATAAAAAACTCTAGAAACCTCTATTTCATAGATGATTGGATAGATGACTATTGTGATCTTACTTTAGATACAATCATAAAAACGATAGGTAAAGAAGCTTCTGAAATAACAGAAGATAGTATTCTTATTGAACTAGATAATATCTAAAACAAAGGGACGGAAATTTAATTTCCGTCCCTTTTTATTTGAGTATGTCATAATACTTTTTAAATCTTGCCAATCGATCATCTAGTCCAATCGTACCACCGTTTATACGTTTAGTTAATTGTATTACTACATTATTTGTAGCACCTTGATCGCATATTTTCCACAGATTGTTCTTACTGAAATAAAAAGCTGCAGATGATAACGGATATTTAGTAGCTACTAATCCTGGAGATTCCATGATGTCTTCAGTGACTAATTTATCAAATTCTGCATAGTTGACTCTTCCTGTAAGTTGGATATATCCTCTTCCTGAATATTTGTATCCGTCTCCACTTGCTTCATTTCCATTTCCATTCTGATTAGCATATACGAAATTGCCTATCTTATCTGGTTGTCCTGCTAACTCTTTAGCTTTTTTCTTTTCTGAATCAGATATTACTTTATCATGATTAACGTCAAAGTCATGTTTGAATATCTGTACCATTCTATCTTCAGAATAGTTTAAATTTTCTTTTACGACTGAAAAACCACCACTTTCATGAGCACATTGAGATAAAAAATGTGCTAATCTTAGATTAGTTGTTATATTGAACTTTTCAGCTGTTATTGGAATTTCTGCTAAAACTGAATCAGGAATAATACCCTTCAGTTTATCGATTTTTAATGTTTCTGCCATAGTATTTAGTTTTATTTATAATTTATATATCTATTCAATATGAAAACAATGTATGAATTAGAAACATATCGTATTGATATTGTATAGTTGTTTTTATATGATACATGTACAGATATGTCTAAACTTTTTCAACAGACATCTAATAACTTAAAATAAACCATATTCATGGGAGAAATTAAATATGCAGCTATAGTACCGCTTATCGGCGGTATGATCTTAGGAGCACAGAAGGCCACACACGGTCAAAAACCAGAGTTCATTCTCAGTTACCCTCCATTCTTAGGAAACGATAAGATTCTTACAGATTACATGCCTGAAGTACCTTATCACACTATTGATCCTGAGACTAATCTGTTACCTACAGATACTTCATTACCTGAAGTTGATTTTATCAGTGCATTATGTCCTTGTGCTGGTCTTTCTCAATTAAATTCTGCTGCATCTAGAGGTGCTAATGCTCCCCAAAATGAATGGATGTATAAGACTGCTGAGTTTGTTCTTGAACAGATAAAACCGAAAGTATTTTGGGGAGAAAATGCTCCAGCTCTTTATGGTGTTACTGGATTACCCGTAGCTGAACGTTTAAGAGAAATAAGTGAACGTAATGGATATTCTATGTCATTACTTAGAACTTCTAGTACATTGCACGGGGTTCCACAGAAAAGACAACGTACATTTTACTTTTTCTGGAAAGGTACAAATGCTCCTATTCTAAATTGGTACAGTAGAGCATTACCTACACTTAAAGAATATTTTATGCAAATGCCCGTTGCTTGGCTAGATACAGATGAAGTTGAAACTAAAACTTTAGCTCTAGTTAAAGATCCGCTATATCAGTGGCTTAGACATGAACATGGAGACGACTGGCGTTCACATGTACTAAAAATGGGAAAATCGTTAATGGATGTAGTACTATTAAGCGGTAAAATAGATGACTATTTAGAATTCGTGAAGAATAGTGATGATTATTCTGAAGAGGCTTATAATAGAGCTAAACATGCTAAACATAAAAGAGAGATCGGAAAGAACTATTGGGATTTCAGTCCATTTATACCAGCCGAATATACAGGAGCATTGACAGGAGCTAGAATGAATATGATCCACCCATTTGAAGATAGATTTATGACATATAGAGAATTAGCACATCTTATGGGTCTTCCTATCGATATGAAAATACCAACAGAAGCACCAGGTAAGATTTTTCAAAACGTGCCCTCTATGACTTCTGCAGATTGGACTACTGAAGTTATCAAATACATAAATGGAGAGTTAGAAGACTCTGGTGTAAAGTTTTTGCATCAAGATAATATTCAACAAAAGATTGAATTAGAACAACTAAAATCTAAAGAGATAACAGCACTATTTTGATATATAGAAGAAACTATGTTTTTAGAAGGTAAACCGCTTATACTTAATGACAATACTAAATTTCTCTGTATAGAAGCAAGTACTATTAATGCAGTGCCTAGAGAAGTTGCTACTATTTTAGAACAAGCGTTAGATCATAATAGACGTAAATTTAGAGTTAAATTTTCTGCAGCTAAAATATACATAGATGGTCACACAGTTGTAGAACTTTACTTGGTTCATTATAATGAAGGAGGCCAGATATATCCCAACTCTGACAGAGATCTGATCATATCAGCAGACGGCAAAGTCACATCTGATCCATCATGCAAATTTGAGACATCAAATGATATGATAAGATTAGTTAAGCCATTTACTGATGCTATACAAAATCTAGAAGTTAGAAAGTGGATTCAATCTGGTATAGCTAAAGAAGTAAGTTTTACTGATTGGGTAAAGAAAGGTAGTCATACATTTAGAGGTAGGATTATGGGAAAGAAATATGGATTTTAAATATGAATAAACCAGAAGCTGACAATAAGCTAAAACCGTATAAAAAAATTATACTTGAAGATAAATTTAAGTTTTCTTATGTAGAGTCCAATTTTACTAATGTTGTACCAAAAGATAGTGCTATTATTTTAGAACAAGAATTAGATGATAAACATAAATTCAAAGTTAAATTTAATGGAGCATATATCTATACAGATCATACTATTGTACAAGTAGAAGTATATCAATATGATGAAAACGGTAAGACGATTTCTAATTCAGAAAGGGTATTATCGATATTAAAGGATGGTAAAGTTATACCTGATCCACATCCATTTTATGGATCAGCTGCAGAAAAAGATATAATAAAACTCGTTAAACCATTCACTGATATTATTCAAAATCTAGAATTTAGAAAATGGATTCATTCAGGGATAGGAAAAGACATAAGCTTTAATGAATGGCTAATAAGAGGTGGACATGCATTTAGAGGCATGATTATGGGAAAGAAGTACGGATTTTGATATATAAATCATAATAAAATAAGAAAAAATGGCAGGTATAAATCATTTATACGATCTTTATAAAAAAGATCCTAAATATGTAGAAAAATTATTAGATAAAGACTTAACATGTGAAGAACAGCTTGACGGTTCACGCTTTTCTGCAGAGTTGAATGATGCCGATGAATTCAAATTTTTCAAAAGAAATGATTCTGCTCCTATTACGAAAATAGATAGAACACTTGCAAGATATTATGAGAAAGCAATCTCTCATTTCTCATCTTTTACTGATGAGAAATTAGCCGGCATTCCGTCTGGTTGGAGATTTGGATTTGAATATTTCCCAAACTTAAATCCTGTCAGAACAGCATACGAAAGGATGCCAAAGAATAATTTAGTTCTGACAGATATCACAGTAAGAGATCCGAATGGTAAAGTAATCGATATAATTTCCGATAAAGAAACGTTGAATAAATGGGCTGATTATTTAGAAGTTGAACCTTCTCCTATTTTATTCAAAGGAAAGTTGAACAAAGAACAATTAGATAAAATTTTAGACTATCTGAATACTCCACAAGATGAGATTCTGAAAAAATTTAAAATTGAAAACTTCGCTGCATATTTCTTGAATGTATTAGTTCCAGGCATGGGAAAATCATTCATGCAAAACACCCTTGATAGAGACATTGAAGCATTAGTATTCAAATTTGATGGAGAAAATCCTTTGAAGATTATGAATCCAGTGTATCAAAATGAGAAGGTAGATAAGAAAGACGATAAACCTTCTGATATTTACAGTTTAACGCTTGTAATGTTCCAAGAATTTTTCCAGACTTTAAATTTCAGTAAAATAGACTTAAAGCAGAAGACATTTGAAGATAGATATATCGAATTCATTTCTCGTGCATTTGTATCATTTTGCAAATCTTCTTATTACAAGAATAATTTTAGTGGAGAAATAGATTTTGAAATGCCAGCATTCCTTACTAGAGCAGAAGCTGGTGTAAACTTCAATTTTGTAAAAAACAATGAAGCTGTAGAGTTACTTAGAAAAAGCTCTTTGAATAGAGATTTATTTAAGATAATGCTAGCTTCTATGCGAACACATAAAAAGAAACCATTCGGATTCTTTAAACAAGAGCTTATTTGGTATCATAATAAGTTAGTTGATAAAATAGCTGATTATATCAACATTGGAATATCTGAAAGTCTTTTAGCTTTTAATGATTTCAGAGATATTTTCATGTCAAGTGAAAGTGACAGATGGGAAGAATATGGGATACGTATTCACGAAGATGGATTCCAAGGCACTCAACCTCTTGAAAATATTCCAGTAGCAGAAACTCCAGCAGAAAAAACTGTCGAGAAAGAGGTATCTTTTATTACACTACTGAAAAATTTAAGTTCTCCTTCATTACCAAATGGTGGAAAATCAGTATCGGTTATGGTTTCGAAAACTGCACCTTATCATAATGGGATAGTAACTGCATTAAGAGATATGAAAGAACGTACTAATCAGAAGACATTTCTTGTAATGATAGGTAACCCTTTCACAACATTAGATACTTATAAGAGTCTATCTTCAGATTTCTTAAATAATAACAAAGACTATTTAGAAGGATTAATCTTATGTACAAGACCTGACTATTCAGAAATCGATTCGGCATTAAAGACTAGAGAATGTTTACCTACACACTTTTGCGGAGAAGAAAACTACTATAATGACTTTGTAATGCAAACAGGAATGAAACCTGAATACGTAGATGCACAAGATTATTTTGGTACAGAAATACCACTTAAAGCATTAAGAGGAGATGACTATCATGCATTTAAGTCAATTTGTCCGCCTATAGTACATAACTACTACTATAAATTACGTAAAGATTTAAAAGATCAGAATATATGAAACATGTAGCAGACTATGATGAATTTATAAATGAGTTCGTAAATTCAAATTCTTACGATATGCAAATAAATGAAGACTATGGATCAAACATGACAAAATTGAATGATGCAGTAACGAATAAATTTGTATGTACAATTGATTATAGAGGTGAACCGAATTCTAAGATACTTCCCGGTATAAGAGTTATAGAACCTTATGCTATAGGCGTAGATAAACATGGGAATACACTCGTAAGAGCATGGCTGATCAGAGGATACAGTAGATCTGGGAAAATAAACCCTAGATTAGTACCAGGATGGAGATTATTCAGAGCAGATAGAATAACAATTGTCACACCTGCTTTACAGAAATTCACTATTGCAAGAAAAGGATATAATGCACAAGATAGTATGATGCAAGAAGTATTACATTCAGCAACATTTTAGTGCATGTTGATATATAGTTTGAAATTAAAAGATAATTGTGAGAAAAATTTTATCGTATAAAGATTATTTAGCAGAAGCAGAAAAGAATATCATGAGTGATTCATCTACTGTATCAATGGTAGCTAGTGAAATCAACAGAAACTATTCAAAATTTGTAATGCCTGATAGAGAACAGGACAATATAGTCTTTATGCAGGAAAAACGTTCATGGCCAGTTTTCCTGAATTTGCAAACTCAAGAAGAAGAAAAAGAATCGAAATGTACTTATTACATACAAGTAGCAATCGATAACCAAGAATATGAATTAGAAGTGCATTTTATTGTTAAATATAAGGGACAACCTGAGTTTGATAATAATAACCCTAATGATTATGATAAAGAAAGTACAGACTTTGCTGTTTCACTAGAAGATTTGAAAATTACTAGAGTTGCACTTAAGTCTGCCGGTATGAAATTTGATGAGACGACTTTACTTCCAGATTTAAAGAAGAATATTCTCGGAATGTTACTCACTATACTTCGACCAGAATTTGATGTTATAGCAGATGAAGAACTCATAATTCGACAATTATAGTGGAGAGATACCATACAAATAAAAATATTAACTAAGATGCCAAGTAAATCAAAATCTCAACAACGTCTTTTCGGATGGGCACTAGCATGTAAAAGAGGAGAATCCAAAGATTGTCCAAAAGGAATAAAAGCTTTAGCTGATTCAATGTCAGAAGAAGAATTAGAAAGAATGGCTGGAACAAAACATGAAGGACTACCAGAAGAAGTAACAGAAGCTATTGAATTTGCCGCTGAAAAATTTCTGGAATCGATGAATGAAGGATTAACTCCAGACGATTATCAAGGAGGAACTCCAGGTATCGAAAAGGCTGAAAAGAAATATCCTAGATTCACACCTTCTACATTTAAGTTGCCACTTGAGAAGAAAGCAAAACATGAACGTAGAATTTATGACTTTGAAGGATTCTTGAAACTTATCAATTACAAAACTCACGATAATAACACACAAAACGGCCACGGTCAAAACTTAACTGGTAAAGCTAGTAAAGAAGGATCAGGCATAGCACCTATATCATAATGAAACTGAGAGCAACGATAACAAAAGAACATTTTCCATTTCTTGAAGAAGATTTGACTTTGATAAACAGAAAAGTTGTCAATGTAAGAGGTGGAACAATTACATTTAGCGTAACACCGCTTTATGTAGTAGCAGTACAACGTGTAATCAATCTGAAAGATTGGAGTAAAACATATAAGACATACGAAACTACTGCTTGGGAAATTAAAGTTCCAATAGAATTCGTAGAGCTCTGATTTAATTGTCATTACTCAAAGAGTAAAGGACGTGGCATGAGACTTGTTCTCTCAATCGCATTGCCTTAAGATGCGTACCCAATTTACGAGATTGGGTTTATTATCTAAGTCTTAAATAGCATACTTTACCACTAAATGATCCGATAATTATTGTATTCATCGTCGGCAAAAGTTCTGAAATAACAAAATAAAAGTTACAAAAAATGAAAATTAAAAGATACGATGATTTCGTAAATGAAAATCTTAATAACGAAGCACTTAATGAAAGCGCGTTAGTTGACAAAGTTGTTCCAATTATTAAGAGTATTGTTACTGGTACAGCTGCTGCTGGTATATCAATTGCTGCTGCAAAGTCTGCTAATGAAGCATTCAAACAACTTGAAGCAGGAAAACTTGGAGATAAAGGTAAGAAATTTGCTTCTTGGATTAAAGAATTAGCAAGTAAAGGTGAACAAGTAGAAGTAGAAGCTAATGAAGATGTAGCTGCTCTAACTAGTCTATTGACAAATTCGCTGGTTGCATTAACCGCTACCGCAGCAGGTGCTGTAATAGGTGGAGTATCTTACTTAATACTAAAAGGAATTCTTCTTAAATTAGAAGATGGAGAACTTGGTGAGCCAGGTAAAGAATTGGCAAAACTTTTGACAGGTTTATCTACAAAAGCTAAATTGGTATTCAAAAAATCATAAAACGCTTTCTATGCCTCTCATTTTGATGCACACTTAGAGGGCTTTTTCAAGAAAGGGACACTAATCCAGTGTCCCTTTTGTGTGTTTTCAGAACATATTGAATAAAATTACTAAAAAGGCAAAATGATTAATATATGAAGATATTTAAAGTAAAAGACGTAAAAACACCACGTCGTGGTACTAAACAATCCGCTGGATTAGATTTTTTTGTGCCTAATGATTTCATCCCTGTAGTAGTATTTCCACACAAAGACATAAATATTCCAAGTGGAATACATGTAAATGTTCCAACTGGTAAAGCACTTGTTGCATTCAACAAATCTGGTGTTGCTACTAAAAAGAAATTACAAGTAGGTGCATGTGTAGTAGATGAAGATTATGAAGGTGAAGTACATTTACATCTTACAAATCTATCAGATTCGCCAATAACAATAGAACCTGGAGATAAAATTGTACAATTCCTTTTATTAGATGTTGCATATGACGATATAGAAGAATCTACTTCACTCGCAGAATTATATGCAGGCCAATCTTCAGAAAGAGGAGCAGGTGGTTTCGGTTCAACAGGTACTAAATAATTTTTAAGATGATCGATATAGAACAAATAAATGATACATTAAGAGTATCACATTTCGGTAAAGACGGTAAAGTAGCATTTAAAGATATTGCTATTCCACGAACTGAAAAGTACAAATGGGAACTAGCAGGTTCCGAAAGAGCAGATCCTTACTATCATACATGGGATGGTAAGCCCGTAAAGAAAACTAGAGCTAACTGGCTAAATAGATTCAGAATTGAAGAATTTATGACTGCTTTAGGTCCAGAATATCTGAAAGAAATATACGAATTTAATGCTCCTGAATCATGGTTTTGTGATATCGAGGTTGAAGTTGAAGATGATTTTCCCGATCCTGCTATAGCAGCTACTAAAGTTACCGCAGTAGCATTAGTAAATTCAAGAGGTGCCACTACTGTACTTGGAACAAAAGAGTTAACTATTCAGCAACAACAGAATATCGAAAGACGATATAGAGAACATTTAAAAGATTACGATCCAAATGCATCAATTCAATATATTCATTTCAAATCAGAGTCTGAATTACTGATAACATTATTCGGTAAATGGTTCAGAGAAGCCCCACTTATTACAGGATGGAACTTTATAAACTTTGACTGGAAGTTCTTGATTAACAGATGTAAAAGATTGAATATTGATCCTTCTACATGTTCACCAAGTAGAACAATGAAAGGCGACGATCAATTACCACAGCATAAAATCGTTGTCGATTATTTGGACTTGTATAAGAAATGGGATAGAGTAGTAAAGATTAAAGATAACTTTAAACTTGACACCGTAGGTAAAGCAGTATTGGGTATTCAGAAAATTCAATATAACGGATCACTTATGGATTTGTATCATAACGATCCAGAAACTTACATGTTTTACAATGCTGTCGATACTTACTTGGTGTATCAAATTGACAGAAAAATTAAGACTCTTCAAACTTTCTTAATGTTAGGAAATGTTACACAAGTAGAATCTCAAAAAGCATTCTCACCGATTTGGATGACAGAAGCTATCATGATTAGAGAGTTCTACAAACGAAAAAGAGTTATAGCAGAAGTGAAAAAAGGATCGAAAGATCAATCATTTGAAGGTGCATATGTAAAAGACCCTAAAAAAGGACTATTTCAATATTTAGCTACTTTTGACTTTGCATCACTATATCCTTCTACTATGAGACAATGGAATATATCTCCAGAATCATTTATGGGAAAAGGAATAGATATTCCAGAAGACAAAAATTGGATCAAAACTGCTTCAGGTGCAGTATTCGATAATTCTAAAGATTCATTAATGAGAGCCATGCTTGCTAACTTTTATGGATTACGTAAAGAAGCTAAAAAATGTGGATTTGCTATAGAAAAAGAAGTTGATCAACTAAAACAATTACTAAAGGAAAAATGATGGAAACTTCAAGCATAAAATCAACATCTGAATTGAAATTAACAGTGACTCTTACTTTATCGGAAGATGAAGCAAGAGCACTCTGTGCCATACCATGTTACGGTACAAAACAATTTTTGGAAGTCTATTACAAAAATTTAGGCAAAACGTATCTTGAACCATACGAAGCAGGAGTATACAGTTTATTCAAACTATTGACTAGCGAGCTTCCACGACATATAGATAGATTTGATGTGTATAAAAAGAAATTGGTAGAATAGTTTATTCAGAATAAAGATTTGTTATTTTAAAATAAACACATTCTATATGAATCAACTTAAATACATTACAGGTGATGCAACATTACCTCTTTCTGAAAGAGTAATTATTACTCATTGTTGCAACGATATTGGAGGTTGGGGAGCTGGTTTCGTTATTCCACTTGCAAATAGATATCCACAATCAAGAGAAGAATATAGAAGATGGTACAATACCTCTTTTCTAGGAATATCTTATGTAGACGATAGAGATTTACCTGTAGAATGGAAACTTGGAGAAGCTCAATTCGTAAAAATCGATGAAGGGTATATAGTAAATATTCTGGGTCAAAGAAGCATTGGCTTTGATGAATTTGGAAATGCTCCAATTAGATATGATGCAATTCGAAAAGGAATGCAAACTATCTGTCAAGAAGCATTGTATGAAAATTACAGTGTACAACTACCAAAAATAGGAGCAGGCCTAGCAGGTGGAAATTGGGATATCATCGAACAAATTATAAAAGATGAACTAGTCGAAAAAGGAGTAGATACAACAGTTATTCTTCTTTAGCAACAATTTGCACAGCAAGATATATATTCAAAATAAATTATATCAATGGGATATGTGAAGTTATATGAGGATTACATTAATGAAGCAGAATTTGTTAATGTAATCCTCATTCCTAGTACTGGAGATCAGTACAGGATAGATATAAAAAAGGATGCTGAGTTGGGTATAACATCTGCTATGTCAGATGATCAGGTATCAGCTCTCTTAGATAAAAAGTACGGTGAAGATAAATGGTTTAAAAGACTAAATGTAGATAGCACTAAAGTAACTGATGCTAAAAAACAATTAGATTCAGCATGGAAAGCTAAAAGTTCTCCTTCACTTACCGAGTCATATAAAATTGAAAACATTGAAGGTGAATGGGCAATAGTAGGTAAGATTTCAAGACTATTCGGTAAAAAGATAGAGCTTGAAAAGATATTGAAACTGCTTAATGAATCAGAATCTGTAAAAGAATTTAAAGTAGTACCAGTCGGGGTTAAAAACGATCAGTATTTCATCAAAGTTAATGACAATGATTATGGTTATAAACTGAAAGCTGATACTGATTTTACTATCGATGAAATGGCAGAAAAATTCATAAAGATTCTAAAATATAGTGCAGGTAGAGCACTTAACTGGTTAAAGAAAAATACTGAACTTGCATCAGGCTCTAAACAAAATGAAAGTTTAGATTACTTTATCGTAGATAATCTTTTTGAATCAAAAGATGATATAGACGATATGGCACAAGACATGTTCGATTTCTATGGTGCTGAATTACCAGATTCATACCAAGAATGTGAAGAATATGCAAAAAGAAGAGACATAAAAGACATCGATCTATTAAAAGACATCTTTATGGCAGCTCAAATGCTTCAAGACGAAGACGAAGAATAAAAAATAAAAATACGAATGAAAACTTACGCAAATAACATAGGCAAGCTCTATGAAACAGAGGGATTTGGATTAATAGAATCAGGCAAAATGTATGTTTCGAAAAAAGGCAGCAAATTATCTGTTAAGGATATCTACATTGATGCAAATGCAATTACACCAGATGTATTAGTCAAATATTCATTTAAATCACCAGACGGTAAAGAAGGAGAAGAAACAAATAGATACACAGTATTCGTTGACATGATACGCAATTCGTAACAACTATGGAAGATTTGAAAGATGCCGAGTGTGGACAAAGCATATTTGAAGATTTATTTCTATTAACTGATGAACAGCTGAAAACTAAGCTAGTAACTATACTTCATGGTAATCACTGTGGTGTATTAGGTCATAAATGTTCATGTGTTCGTACTATAAGAGATATGGTACCAGAAAAGATAGAATTTAATTTCTACGATGTTATTATGGTCAATAAATCTGGAGTATTCATCTATCCAGAACATGGCTCGCATTATCAACTAATAAGATTCGACAAATTTTTTCATTATAATGAAACTTAAAACATTCGATAACTTCATCTCAGAAAAACATGATGAGCCATGGTTAGAACCCGAAATTGAATTTTCAAGAGATGAAGATTGGATAGAGGACAAAAAGAATGCTGATCGTATAAAATTTAAAGTTGTAGTAAGTGATTACAAGTCTCTTGCTATCCTTAAAAATTTAGATGATCATCAACTTTATGCTGCGTATATAGCTGATGAAGAACTTCATAAATATACTCTAAAAGCTGTACGCGATAGAGATGATGAAGAAGAGTATGAAGATGTAGATGATGAAGCTATTATGGCATGGGCAAGTGACTTTAAACCAGAAGATATTGGTGATACTGACCAATCATGGGAATCAGGAGATTTGCTCGTGAAAATGAATCTTGAAATTTCAAAGTCTATTAGACGTGAATATCAAGGAAATAAAAAGATTATCAGAGCGTTAGATACTTACGATCATTTATTAGAAAGTGTAAGTTATACAACTGGAGGTGTAGTACTAATATACGGCAATAAATTAGATAACGGTAAACGAAATCTATACGCTGCATATATCAAAGGTGTAAATAATCTTGAACGTAAAGAGACAAATTCTAACATGGTCAAGCTTAATGATGATCTCTATAGACTGTCATATAAAGACGGAAATCTTATTGCGAATAGAATCCAATACGATGGAAAATCTTTGGTTCAATATGTAGGTTTAAATGGACTGTACGTATCATTGAATAGCAAGACCAAAACGCCTTTGTGGTATGATACTGTCAATATAACAAACATTGGTAAAGTCATCAAAGAAAAAGGTGAACAAATTAGAGAGCTAGACGTTAATTTATGAAAAAAAGAAATACTATGAAACATGTTAAGCTCTTCGAGGCTTTTATAAATGAAGCTTTTCAAGCACCAAAGTCATATATCACAACTAAATTCTCTGCTACAGTTTCTGATGTCGTGAACTATAAATTTGTCGACAGTACATTGGAAATTATGAAAGGGAAATTTCCAGACTTTGATTTTCAGATTATATTACAAGACGATGACGGAGAAGAATTAGGCATTTATACTCTTGAACACGGAAAAATACGTGAAGTAGATGATGCAGAATGGGTAAAAGAATTTCTAGAAATCGATTCTGATGACATGGCTAAAACTGCCGATATATTCTATGCAATAGCATCATTAAATAATGATAGATATATTGACACAAAGGAAATAGAAGAAGCTATTGGAGATGTGAAAAAATACGGACTACGAAAAAGAAAAGGAGTAGTTGATTTAAATGATCACTTTCTTGTTTACAGTAAATAAGAACACGTTATGAAATACATTGGGAGAATTAATAATTCTCCCAATGTCATATGAACCATTTTAATGTTCTGAATATAAAAATTTGAATTACAAAAATGTTTACGCATATTCATTTTTTGTTATATTTCAATACAAATAAATAATTATGACTGCGAATAAAAAAATTATTGCATTATCAGATTTTGAACACGTTTTAACTAGACCTACCATGTATGTGGGTTCTCTTGAAGCGTCAGAAGAGAAAGTACAAATAGTAAGAGACGATAAGATCATAAACGATATAAAAGAAATATCAGTAGGATTTTACAAAATGATGAATGAAATTCTCGATAATGCATTCGATGAAGCTAAACGTCAAAAAGGTCTCATGAAGCGAATCGAAATTCATTTCTACAGTAAAGATAATCGTGTAAAAGTAGTAGATACAGGAGGTGGTTTTATAAATGCTTCCCATCTAAATGAAAAAACTGGAGTATCAAACGTAGAAACTGCAATGACTATGCTTAGAGCAGGTTCGAATTTCTATAATGACACAACTGCTGAAAGTTTACTCGGAACAAATGGTGTAGGCGCATCAGTAGTTAATATGTTAGCCGATAACTTTACTATCAGAACAGTTAATGCTGAAGAGATATACGAACAAACTTGGGAAAAATTCATAAGCGTTAATACTGTTAATACACCAAAGAAGCCCAAAGATGAAACCGGAACTGTAATTTCCTTTACTCCTCGTAAAGATAAGTTCAAAAATTGTAAATGGGATAAAGAATATATTCATACTCTCATGCTATTCAAACAGTTTTTGAAAAAGCATGACCCGGAAATAAGCAACCTAGAGTTTCTTTGTTTCTATGACGATCAACCACTTGACGTTAATGCCAAATTTTTACCAGATGACGTTATCACTGTAGAAAACAGATACGGATCATTCTTCTTATGGGAAAGTTATCCACAAGGTGGATCAGTATCTTTTGTTAACAGTGCACAATGTACAGGAATTCACCAACGTATATTACTCGACCACGTAAATAGTGTATATGAAAATCCATTAGCTGGTAGATTTTACGAATCGTTTATCATGTTAAATCTTCCACCTAAATATGTAAGTTTCGGTGATCAAAATAAGACAAGATTTGTTACTTCTAGAAATGAATTATCTCCACTCCTCGAAAAGAATTTCTTCCCTGGAATAAAAAGAGAAATTAGAAACTCATCTATTTACGATAACATTTTACGTAAAATATCAGAAGCAGAAAGAGATTCAGATATGCGTAACTTGAAAACTAAGAAACGTGTTCAAAAGTCTAAAATATCAGATAAGTATTTTCCACCTTCTATGAAAACAAAGAATCTCTATATTGTAGAAGGAGGTTCTGCTATGGGTTCAATTTTACAGAAAAGAGACCCTAAAATTGATGCAGTGTATGCATTAAAGGGAAAGATAAAAAATGCTAGAAGATTATCAGACTTGACATCTAACATGGAAATCATAGATTTGATGAACATTTTAGGCATCGAACCTGATAACGATAGGAACTGTAAATATGAAAGAATCGTCATATCAGCAGATGCTGACCCTGATGGTCTTGGTCATATTGCATCTTTGGTCATAAACTTATTCTTCAAATGGTTTCCAAACGTTATCCTACAAGGGAAACTATTCATATTGCAAACCCCTCTTTTATCAGTAGATGAAGCAAAAAAGAAGAAGTATTTTTTCACAATGAAAGAATTCGAAGCATATTCTAGGTTGAAAAAACCTGCTGCTGTACGATATCTAAAAGGATTGGGATCATTATCACGTGAAGATTGGGAACATGTATTCGGAGATATGAGACTCTTAAAGATCACAGAAGACAAAAACAGCAGTAAGATGATGGACATTGCATTCGGTTCAAATGCTGGATTACGTAAAAAATGGTTGCAAAACTGATATATAATCATATGAAAACACCTCAGTTCTTCTTACCTCTTGTAAGTTTAGATACTAATCAAGCTACTATATTGATAGAGCTAGTTCAAAAAGATGCATACAATCAAGCACTTATTGATGTAGCAGAAGCTGTCAAACTTAAACGTATTACACAGTTTAGTGGTAATATGGGAGAATATGATGAGTCATATTATGTAGTAGACCAAGATTCAATTTCACAATTGAAAAAATGAGGACTATTATTACGGGAATAACAATAGAGGAACAGATGAGAAGAGCTAAACTTATACTCCTTAACGATATACTTCCAAGAGAAGAGCTATACAGAGCTCGATTAAAAAAGAGAAAGAAATGAGATTTACAGTATTGTTCGAGCACTTTAAAATTCAAGAGCTTATCGAGAAGATACATGGATTAATTGCTACATCGGAAGATACAGAACATGTTTCAAGTATTAAGTCTGTAGCAGATTCTCGTACATTTTCATTTGAAACTCGAAGTGGAGACATGTTAAAAGTTACTTGCAATCTATCATCTTCTATTATAGAAGTTGTAAGAAATGGTAATGAACATACGATAAATTGCGATAATAGTACAGACGAAGTGATCATTAAAAAAGTAATGAATTTCATCTATGCTATTAAAGAATCAGAAATGGTAGATGATAATGCAATACACAATCCCTATAATCCGAAAGAGCTATGTGAGAAATTTCACTTATTTGCTCAAGCATCAGAGAGTGTATCAAAAGTTTCAGCTATTCGTAAAGAAGACGGTGACTACGTATTCGATATAAAATCTACACAACCAAATGACGATATGACATCTGTTTTGTGCTATATCGTTAGAGTTCCTCATAATAGAATATCAGGAATTACTGTAACAACCACTATTAATGGCAAAGAAACTTTTCATAGTACAATAGAAATTCCTAATGAGAATAATCTTAATGTAATCTTAGACAATTACTTAGAAGCCTGTGATCTTTATAATGATGCACCAGTAGATGATTTAGTTTTACAAGCTACTAAATTACATACAGTGGCACAAGTTAAAGCAGTAGTCGCTAATCAAGATATGCGTTTCAAACAATCTGACATAAAACTTCAGAATGATATCGACGGTAAAATAGAGGACACAAATATTACAACAAATAAGATATACAACAACAAGTTGAAATATATCAATAAGCTAAAATGACTTAAAATGAAATGAAAAAAATCGTCTTGAAATGCTTACAGCTGCAAGCAGAAACGAGAATTTTACACTGGCAAACAATGAGATATGCAGAGCATATGGCATTTGGTTCATTCTATGAAGATGTAGACTCAGTAATCGATAGATTAATTGAAGCTATACAAGGAAAATATGGTAGAATTTCACTTGGAGGTATTGATTCTATTCAGGTATCAGATTACAGTAATTTGAAGATAAATGTATTCTTTATTGACATACAGAATTTCTTTTCTTTAGAAATTTGGTCTTGCGGATTAGATAAACAAGTTGATACCGAAATATCCAATATCGTCGATGAGATTAAAGCTCTTATAGACAAATTAAAATATCTTTTAACATTACAATAACATAGTTGTTTGACAATAATAAAAGGAGCTACCTAAAATAGCTCCTTTTTCTTTTCTAGAACATCATATTTTTGTTATCTATAAACAACTAAATAATAAATATGGCAAAAAAAATAGAAATACAAAGGAATACACGGGAATTTCCACTTACCATATCGAAGCAAATAGATATTAACTTTAGAAATTATGCTCTTTATGTATTAGAGCATAGAGGTATTCCAGGATTTTATGATGCATTAACAAATGTGCAACGTGTAATCTTAATGAATGCTCCTAAAACGTTCAATAAAACTATTTCACTCGTAGGTTCTTGTATATCAGACGGATACCACCACGGTGATGCATCATTACAAGGTGCAATAAATAAAATAGCAAGACCATTTGCATGTGGAGAACAATTACTTTTCGGCGATGGTTTCTTTGGAACGCCTGTGAATCCAGAAGCTTCAGCTGCAAGGTATACATCAGTAAAGATGAACTCACTCATTAGTGAAATAATAAGTAAGAATACGGTCTTAAACTCTAAGAACGATAACGATCAATGGGAATGGCTAAAAGTTGAAATTCCTATTGGACTTCTCACGAATATTATGGGTATTGCAGTAGGTTACAAAACTACTGTATTATCGAGAAACCTTGAAGAACTTAAAAAATTCTTAGATAACAATAAGAAAGCTGATCTTACACCTTTTTTCAAAGGATTTACTGGAAAAGTTTCAAAATTCGGAGATGGAAACAAATCTTGGCTGTTAGAAGGTAATTCAGAAATCGATGAAAAACTGAAGACTGTACGTATAACTGAAATTCCACCTATGATGAAATATGAATCTTTCATCAAGAAGCTTTCAAATTATACAAATAACAGTAAAGCAGAATTTTCTATACAGAACGATAGTTCTGATATCATAGACATTACACTCAAACACAAAGGTGGTGTAGATTGGGAAGAATTTAAGACACGTACAGTCAAGATGACAAAACTAATCGTTACAGAAACATTAGTCTTTGTTAAAGACGGTACTGTAGTAGAATACTCTGACATAACTGATTATCTGAATGAATACAAAGTTCATAGAGAATATGTAAGACTATTACGTTCTGATTACGATCTTTCATTGTATACTGATGAATTGGCATTCCTTAGTGCCAAAGAAGATTATTTAAAGTTCATGTTAGCTAAAAAACGTCCAGAACCCGAAATAGATGTCTTTTTAGAACAATACGTTTCAAAGATAAAGTCAAGACTAGAACGAATTGTTTTACGTGATCTTTCACAAGAAAGTTTGAAACGTACTCAGACTAGAATTAAAGAAACTCTGAAAGAAATTTCTGACGAGAAAGCAAATAAAATAAAGATAAGTGCTTTATATGAACAGATGAAATCTGTTATGCCACAAAAGAGTAAATCAGTAAAAAATAGATCAGTGGATTTATTTATGGGAGAAGAAGATGAAATTGATGGCATAGAAGTATTCGGTATTCAACCAGAAGATGTTGAGGAACCAGAATCTGAAGATTAAGGTATTATTTAAACGACTATTATGTTTAACGACGATTACTCAGAAGATGATGACAAAGGTATGGGAAAGGATGATATAATGAAAATGCATCAGGAACAAGTTGAAAACGCCTTTTTTGATGCAAAGAATAGCGGAAAAGATATATCGATTTTTCTATACATGCCTATCGAGTTTCTTTCAGCGAAAGTGCGAAAAGAGCTGGATAGTTATTTAATGGACATTGCATATGATACTTACTTTATAGATAATAACCCAGCATTTTATGACGATACAAATCTATCTATAACTCCAGTAACAGATGAAGCAAAATTACGAACACTTGAAGATATGCTCAAATATTATCTTGAAAAAGAAGAGTATGAAAAGTGTGTAAATATAAGAGATGAAATACAAAAAATTAAAAACCCAATAGAAAATGGCGAAAAAAGTCAAAGCATTACCAACGAGAGATGAAAAAATACTATCGATAAGAGAAAACTTACATACAGTAGATACCAGTACACGTGTAAAAGCATGGGTATTTCAAGTAGAAAAAAGTTACTATGTAATCGTGTCCTATTTTATGCCATTATATGGAAATACATTAGAAGTGTTTCCATCGACAAGACGAGGAGTGAAAACTTCTGAAAAAAGTCTTTATAAGAATAATAATTGTGCTGATCCGTATGTGGCATTCGATACAGTTATTGAATCATTAGTAATCGATCCAATTCCGACCGAACCTTTAGAAACCACTACTACAATCTAAAGATTAAAGAAATTTAGAAAGCAAAACGTATAACACATGTCAAAACAAATCTTAGATTTACATTCTACTGCGAACTTCTCCGCATATTTGAAGAGGTTCTCATCGATAGAGAAAACTCTTCTCTTAGAAATCAGCAATAACAAGTTTATTGCAAAAACTCATACACCAGATAAAGCTGTTGTAAAAATTTCATCAACTGATTTGACCGAAATTTTCAATCCTATAAAAGCTACTGATGTAAAAATCGGTATGTTTGCGGTAGATAATTTTATTCAGACATTCAAGCATCTTGGTGAAAATGATGTAAAATTCGAGGTAACATCTGAAAAAGTCGGTGGTGAAGAAACTGCTACACAGCTTAAGATTTACAATAAGAGTTTGAAATTCAACTTTCCAAGTGCCAGTCCTTCTCTATTCAAGTATATCGATAAAGACTTGGCAGCTAAAATTACTGATACTTCATCAGCTATTTTCAGTTTCCGTATCGATAAAGATACACTTACTAAAATCTCTTCATTATGTTCTATTGACTCTGATAATGACAGTCTTAAAATTTACTCAACAGGAGGAGAAATCTTTTTCGCAGGTAAAGCTTTTGATTTGAATTTGCCAGGTGTAACTGTAAAAGAAGATACAACTATCACCTTTTATAAGACACACTTTGGATTCGTAGATAAAGAAGATAGTGAAGTTTTCATTCTTGAAAACAAAGTTATTTTCAAATCATTAGAATCAGATAGTACTATCGCTATCGGAAAAGTAGAATAAAAAAACTTTACTTACTATGAATAATCAAACTGGAACACAGAATACTAAACAATTGAAAGAAAATGCCGAAATAGAATTACCAGAATTTGTTAAATTGGTAAATCGTTTAGTTTATGCTATTGAAACAAATGAAAAATTAGCTATTAATATCAGCGATAAAGTTGCTATGTTGAAAGATTTACGAGGAGCAATGGCTCCTATTGAGACCGTTAATTCGAATAATTTTATGGAGGCATTACATTCTTTAGCATATAGAATAGAGAACGTTAATACTTCATTGTCTGAAACATCTTATAATTTAAGCGTAATCGTAGGATAGCAAAATAAATGGCCACTAAGTTCTAGTGGCCATTTGTGTGTTCACAGAATTATAGTGGTAAAGTTTCTATAAAAGAAAAAACATGGATAACATTTATAATGATTACAATACAGATAGAGCTATAGAAAATTTTACGACATTGATGTCAAAAGATAGACCCTATTTTTTCAGTAGAATAGGAGGCTCGGACTATATGGCTATAGTAGAATATTTCAGTAATAAAAATCTGATAGATAATCCAGTATGGTTAGAACATAAACTAGACGTTGTAAGACATTATAATGGGTATTTCGATTTTGGTTCACATGATGAGCGGAAAGAGAATTTCCGAAAATATCTCGAAGATATGATATCATTCTACAAAGATGGAGACGATATGTCATATGCAGGAAGTCATCTCATATATCAGTTTGAAACAAGAAACTTTAATCATGAAGATAAAAACTTCTTACAGTACATGTCTATAGGAAAAGATAAGTATCAATACGCATTCATCGAACAGATTAAGCCATTTCTACAGTCATTCTCCATTTGGGGCAAAGACAAGAAAATTCTCATAATAAGTCCTTTTTCTAAAAGTATACAGTATCAATTCGAGAGAATTGACAAACTTTATTTAAACTATCAATTCCCTAATATTGAATTGTTGACTTATAACACACCTATAACTTACAGCACACCATCTGATACAAAAGAAAGTCTCAATATTTCAACAAATAATTGGCACGAAGAGTGTCAACGTATACTGAACGATATTAAAGAGATCGATTTTGACATCGCATTCTTATCATGCGCTTCATATTCAATGTTCTTAGGCACTCATATAAAAGCAATGGGTAAAAAATCTATTTACATGGGCGGTATCATAAATGTATTCTTCAATATTTGGGGAGATAGATACGATGACTTTTTCTACGAAAAAGCTGGTCTGAACTTAGATTATCTAATCGATCCATTTGAAAATGAAGATATTCAAAGTCTGAAAGGCGGCAGAAGTATGAAGGGCGAAAGTTTAAATGCATATTTTGGAAAACGAAATAAGTAACAGTGCTATATGTGGTGAAAGTTGAATAACGGGATTTATAGTCAACATATAATTTCTAGGAATATACCAATTTGGAAACTCCAAAACTACTAGTTCGAGTCTAGTTATAGCACCGATAATGAACCTTATGAATTACCCTCTAAAACTATAGAGAAAAATAATTTACAATGATAGAAAACTTAAAATGGTGTCAGATAGACCCAAATAACGTAACAAAACAAGAACTCGAAGCGGAAATAGAGAGAATGGAAGATTTAGCCAATTTCTACATGAACCGTGAACAGGCTTTAAAGATTTTCATTAATTCAGTTTATGGAGCCACTGGTTCACCATGGTTTATCTTCTATAATACTGCAGTAGCAGAAGCTGTTACTTTACAAGGCCAAGATTTAATCAAATATTCCGAAAAGGTAATCAACAGATACTTTATGGAGTTTTGGCATCTTGATACTAAATTGCATGAAAAACTCGGCATAACTGAAGTACAAAAAATAGATTTAGCTCCAGTTCTCTATATCGATACGGATTCAAATTATGTTGTATTCGAAGAGATCATATCAAAATGCAACTGGCCAGGTTCTCCAACCGATTTCATAAAAAGAATATATGACATATTCTTAAAGGAATATCTAAACATGTGTTTTGAACTATATGCCAAGAAATCAGGAACTACAAATATTCAAAACTTTGAACTTGAAGCAATATCAGCATCAGGTATTTGGTTAGGAAAAAAGAAGTATGTATATGATCCAATATGGAAAGACCCAGGTATCGATATTGACAGTTTAAGTCATATAACAGCAAAAGGTGTAGAAATTGTTCAATCTTCTTCATCTATTTACGTTAGAACTACATTAATGTCTATGTTAAGATATATCTTAGACAAGAAACGTGATTTTTCTATCAGTGAATTTACAAGTATTCTGCGTAAACATAAAGAAGAATATAAGCTTAAAGATATCGAAGAGATTTCTATGGCATCTTCAATTGGAGATTATGAAAAGTTTGTACTACAAGACAAAGAAAAACTTGTACTAGAAAAAGGATGTCCAATTCACGTTAGAGCTGCAGCTATCTATAACTTTACAGTATCAAACTCGAAGTATAAAAGGAAATATCCTTTGATTAGAACTGGTGATAAAGTTAAGTACTATGTGGCAAAAGGTAAACGTGACGAAGAAAATGTATTTGCTTTTCAACCTGGGCAGTTCCCAATAGAAATTGCACCTCCTATCGACCACGATATTCAATTTAACAAGTCTATCATATCTCCATTAAATAGATTCGTCGAAGCTATGGGCTTCTCAGCTATTAGTGCAAAACTTGTAACATCAACACAATTATTCTAATGAAAGCGTATATATCTGAAAAGACTGCAGCTCTAAACGAAATAGCAAAAACTACTCGTTTAGAGTATGAAAAGTTTATAAAAGAACATTCAAAGGATGGCATCGTAAAGAAGATTAATATAATCGATGATGGTTCATTTACATTAGAATTCGATAATGATGAAGAACTTGAAAAATTTTACGACATAGTAAGAGAAGTTAGAGAAACCCAAGATGCTTGGTTACAATCTTATCGTGTAGACAATTATGAATCTATGGCGGCAGCAAGCAGAAGACAGATCATAATGGATGCATATATTATGAAATATCCTATTGAGACAATGAATGATGAATCATTAAAGAATTTTACAGAAAATGAATACAAAGATTGAAATAAACTTAAGAGAAATCTTAAAAGCTAATGGATCGATTTGGAACAATAATATTGAAGTCGAAGATGCTATTGCTGCAATGCGTGAAGCATGTGAACTAGCAATAGATCAGTGCAAGAAAAATGCAGAAGTTATGCATGCATATAAGCATGACTGTGAAGGTTTCATGTATGAAGATGAAATCGTAATAAATGAAGAATCTATTGCGAATACTAAATTACAATTAAAGGATGAGTGAAAAAATAAGATTTGAGGATGCATTCGATAAGTATGCAAGAATAGTTTTAGAATTACACAAACACGGAATATCTTTGATAGATGCAGAAGATGGCGATCCAGTACTCAGAGATGAGGCAAATGATGTAGAATTTATGCAATCATTAGTAGTGTGGCAAACTATGGAATTTGAAGACGTTATAAGTTCTGCTGTATTATTCAGAGATACGTTAGTTAATAAGAAAAAAATAAGAATGAACTAATGAAAAAACTATCAGATTTTGTTTGTGTAAAAAAAAACCCTCGTAATCTAAACAGATACGAAGCAATATATAGGGCGTATAATTACAAATATGCACAGTTAATGTTAGAAATTAAATCTAAGCTCATTAAACTGCAGCCATATAAAGTTGATACTGTCATACACGAAACTGACTATAACAATCTTACTAGAATGGGTATCATACCGGAGCAAAAAGTGAGTCATGTAATTCTAACCGAAATGGATTCATATTTTGAAAAACGTATTGGTCAAGAATTGTATAGATTATCAGAAGATTCATATAGAAGAAATTTTACACCGACACAAGCTAAATTATTCAAGTGGTTTAAGTATGAACCACGTACTCAGATAGTAACGTCTTACGATATAGTAAAAGAGATACATAAGTGTAGACAAAAAATACTAAGAGATACTCAACAATTGGCCGATTTCGTTATCGTATCAAAAAAATCTGCATGTATAATAGAAGGTCATACTAATTTTAACTATAACACAACACATTCTACCGAGTTCAGTGGAACTGAAGTAATAGGAAATATACATGGTATATCCGTTATTGTAGATTTATATGCAAAGATGGACGCACCAATAATCATGGGTGTAAAATATTCTGAGAATTCTGTGTACAATGGCGTAATAGCAGTAATAGAAGATAAAGATAAAGCTGAAGATATAGAGACTGTGGTTGATGTTCATATGAGAAGACGTTATGTACTCAATAAAAATATTGCAGTTTCTTCATTTGAAGAACAACCTCTTATATACAGAATGATAAAATGGGACGAAAGAAAATACAATCTTTTAGTATATTTAAGCGATATTTTAAAAGAGAAATTGAAAAAGAAGAAATGAAACTATCAATATTAGTATGTAGTATAACGTCAAAAGCAAATACACTTACTCTTATACAGAAAATCTCTGATCAGGCTGAACAATATAAAGACGTTGAAATAATCTGTCTCTTAGACAATCAGCGTGTTGAAATAAGTAAGAAGCGTAGACAATTAGTAGAAATGTCTACTGGGAAATATGTAGCATTTATTGACGATAATGATGATGTATCAGATAACTATATTGCTTCTTTGTACGATGCCACTTCTAAAGATGTTGACGTTATAAACTTTGTCATAGATCAGCATATAAATGAAGATGAAATAGTACCATGTTTCTTATCGATGAACTATGATAATGAAGAGCTCAAAGAAGAAATAGTGAACGATAAGGTAGTATCATTATACGGATCACCTAATCATTTAATGTGCATAAAACGTGACATAGTAAAGAATGCTGTAAATCGCCCCGACTATATTACATACGTAAAAAGTAAAATTCGTACAGAGTTTAATATCTATGAAGCTCTCTATTTTTTCAAATTTTCGTATGATGAGTTAGAATTGACAATGGAGCCTATTGATACAGATAACATCATACAAAATAAGATAGTCGAATATGATAATAGTACTATAGACATTGTCATACTGTCTTATGCAAAAACTGATGCATTTAAGAAATTAACTGAAGACTGCATTAAAAGTCTATATGCTTCAGATAGAGCAGGATTATTCAATGTAATAGTTGTAGAATCTATAAAGGGTGTTACTTACGATAAAGTAAAAACTATTCACCCAGAAGGCAAGTTTAACTATAACAAGTTTGCTAATATAGGAATTGCAGAAGGCAAAAGTGAATACGTTTGTGTATGTAATAATGACTTGATATTTAACGATTCATGGGCTACTCAATTGCTCAAATATGGATATGATAGTATGTCACCTAAATGTCCAAAAAATCTTCTACAAAGAGATATGTATGGAGCAATCATGGGATATGAAACTGGAAAACATATCAGTGGATGGTGTATCTGTCTAAAACGAAAAGTTTGGGATAAAATAAGTGGTTTCGATGAAGATTTTGAATTTTGGTGTGCTGACGATAGCTATAGAGAACAGTTATTGAATTCCGGTATAAAACACTATTTGATATCGACATCATCTGTAACCCATCTTGGTAGTCAGACATTAGATACAGAAGATGAATCTCGAAAACAGTATCTAACCACTGAAATGGCAAGAAAATTCAATAAAAAGTTTGGTCGTAACTTATTTAACTTACAATGAGCACTAAACAAGAATTAATCACAATAAATGGCAATTTATTTGCTCATGAATTTACCAGAGTAGTACATGGCGGTAGAGGAGCTTATGTAGAGTTTTCTGAATCACAGATAATTCCAAACCTTCACAGTAAATTTGGAAATAAAATAGAGGACACAAACGTCCCTTATTTTTATTTCTGGATGATACCAGATGACGATACGATAAAAGTCTATTATCAACTAAAGACAGTTTCTTATGCTGACTATAAAATAGGCATGTACTATGTAGCTCCAGACCAGTTTAAAGATTTTAAAGACCCTTTACGGCTATTCTAATGAAAACGAAGAAGCTTAAAATATCCGACGATGAACGTTGGAAAGAATATGATCGTCTAAAGACAAAGGGAAAAGTATTAGAAGCGAAAAAACTAAAACTTGAAATTTTAGACAGCTACAATGGAAAAAACCTTGTCACCACGTAAATGGTGATACGATATGACATGGAAGAACAATTTACACATTACGGCATGGATGTAGGTGACGTACTATCTACTGTATTAGCTAGAGAAATAAGAAAGACTATTAATGAAGAAATGATAGATAGTTTACGTGAAGGACGAGAACCCGATCTGATTCCTATGACATTCGAATCAGAAGCAGATAGAGAACAGTATAAAGAAAATTTTGAAAAAATGATAAATAGAGAAATATGAGAGTATTTTTAGGAGGTACCTGCAATGACAGTACATGGCGTGACGAGTTAATTCCCATGCTAAAAATAGACTACTTTAATCCAGTAGTAGAAGAATGGACAGAAGAAGCTTATGAAGAAGAATTAAGAGAACGTGAATCTTGCGATTTTTGTTTATATGTTATAACACCAGAAATGAAAGGAGTGTACTCAATAGCAGAAGTTATTGATGACTCAAATAAGCGCCCAGAAAAGACAATTTTTTGCTTTGGTGACTATGGTGAGTTAGAATTTGATTCAGATCAACATAAGAGCTTGACAAAGGTAGGAAAAATGGTACAAACAAATGGTGGTCAATATTTCACAAAATTCAAAGATATTGCAGATTTTGTAAATAATGAAGAAAGTGAACTGATATTTAGAAAGAAATAGCAACATGAAAGTAATAGACGTACACGATACAGAAGACTTATTTAACGAATATAAATCGATAATGAGTAAAATGTCATGTTTTAATTGTATTGTACAAAACGATATGACCTTAAAAATTTCAGAATCTACCGAGTTTTTTGCAGAATTCGATGAACAAATCGATAACTTACAAAAATGGAGGCAAAAAGTCATAAATAACTTCCAATCGAATATAGTTGAAGTCTAAAAAAAGGGAGAGTCAAATTTTTATAATTGACTCTCCCTTTATAGTGTGTATTTCTACTGATTTCATCGCATAACAAGTAATTTTTCTGATTCAGTTGTTATTACTGTAACAACCATTGCATTTCCTACACTATCATGTGTTTCAATTGCAATTCCACGTTTTTTCCCAGGAAAAATAACTGCTGACATATTTTCATATGAATAGCAAGTAGAATCTATTAGCATGATTTTGTCTTTGTCATTAATAGCGTAATTTTTGCTAGTTAAAGTGACTTCTTTAGGAGAATTCTTTTGATTAAATGCACATCCAGATAAGATAATCAAAGACATTGCATAAATAGTTAATTTTTTCATTTTCGTTTTATTTTTTGATGTTTAATCATAATTATTAGCCTGCATCATAAAAAGTTTTGATGCATATGTTTTAAAACATCTTTTCTTATATATTCAATGGTGGCAACTTTTTCGGTTATAAAGAACTTATTGATTATCTACTCTAAAAGTAATACTAAAATAATAAAGATTAAATGGCAAAAGGAACTTTTTCATTTGACGATTTAGACAAGGCAATGTCTAAAGTCGATGGCCTCGGATCAGTAATGACCGAGAATGAATTTTCTAAAATTAGTGAGTGGATTCCAACAGGCAATTATGTATTAAATGCGCAAATCGGTGGATCATTATTCAAAGGAGCTCCAGGAAATAGAGGTATAATGTTTACCGGCCCTTCTGGAACTGGTAAAACATTCTTGGCACTAAATGTAGTACGAGAAGCTATTAAAATGGGGTATTATGTCATATACGGTGACTCTGAAACCGCTATCGATATGGGTACAATGGAAAACTTCGGTATCGATCCATCTAAAGTTCGTTACCAACCTCTAAAAACTGTTTTGCATACAAGACATATCGTTATGAATCTATGTGCAACTTTAAGAGAACAAAAGAAAAAAGGTTTAGAACTACCAAAGATCATGTTCGTTATCGATTCATTAGGTAACCTTGCAACAGAAAAAGAATCTAATGATGCGCTTTCAGGTTCAGACAAACGAGATATGACTAAACAACAAAATCTACGTTCAATGTTCCGCGTTATAACCACAGATCTAGCTGAATTTAAGATTCCACTTATCATGACAAATCACACTTATGATGCAGTAGGTTCTTATTTCCCATCTCAGATCATTTCTGGTGGTGGTGGAGCAATCTATAATGCTTCTATCATTTTGCAACTAGGAAAAGCACAATTGAAGGATGATTCAGGAGCAGATGCCGGAGCAGAAGTTGCTTCAAAAACTGGTATCATTGTTACATCGAAACCTTTCAAGAACAGATTTGCAAAACCTATTGCAGTTAAGTTCCATATTTCATTCTACAAAGGTATGAATCCTTACGTAGGTCTTGAGAACTATGCTACATGGGAATGTTGCGGAATAGGAAGAGGTAAACTTATCGAAGAAATTATCGAAACTCCTATTTTTGAAGAAGACGGTGTAACTCCTAAAATGTACAGAGGAAAACCTAAAATCGAACGTACAAAGACCGGAAACTACATTTACGAAGCTGATCCAAAAGCTAATACTTTTGCAGTAAAGCATTTGGGTAAAACGATTAAAGGTTCAGGTATCTTTAGAGCAGAGGTATGGCCTGATGAGATTCTACATAAGTTAGATGACGAGATCATTAAACCAATGTTTGAATTGCCTAAATATGTATCAGATGAGGATGACTTAGCTGAAGAACTTGGATTAGGAGATGATTCAGAAAACGAAGAAGAATCAGCAGAATAAAAATAATGGTGCTAATCAAAACGGTTAGCACCACTTTTACATTATGAGAAAATATAGTGATTACAAATTAAAAAAAGACAATAAACCATTAACTAAAGAAGAATATCAGAATGTACAGTGGACGCAATTTAAAATAATCGTTCCTAATGCACAAGATAAAGAAGAGTTAATAGAAGCTTTTGAAAAGATTCATGATGAAGGTTACGACTCAGACATCATAGTTCTTAATCAACTTGCTCACATCTATCATGAATCTGGGCAATCCCGGATAATTGTAAACCCAAAAATATATGATCAAATATGAAACCTATACTGATTATTAGATTACCTAATGTCTCTCCATCTAAAGCTGTAGAGATAAAAGAAGAATTGCTACGAGCAATTGCTGAAAAACCCAATTTTAGCAATGACTATTACACATTCATTGTAGCTTCTCAATCACCTGAAATTTGTTTTGAGTTATTGAATAGTAGAGAACCATTACCACAACAACTAGAAGACCTAGTAAATAACTTGTAACCATGAAACGAGAAATATTTCATGTAGATAAGCATAACATTGATGATTATGCAAAGTCATATGGACATTGGATAGTAGATGGCGATGTATATGAATACATTGAAACATGCAAACTTGATCCTGATAGTAAATGGCAAACAGTCATAGTACAACGTGAATCCGATAGAAAATATTTCATGTTTGAATGGGGTTTCGCAGAAGGAATCTATTTTTATGAACCAATTTGGAGAGAAGTTATGCCATTCCCAGTTACTAAGATAGAATGGAAATGGGAAAAAGAACAACCTGACGACAATAATTTACCATTTTAACAATGAAAATAAAATACAAATATAATGTGCATCATCTTACAGAGTATTATCCTACTGAAGAAGATGCACTTTTCGATATATGCTCATTTCTACATGAAAGAGGCAGAATGACAGAAGAATGGTCCGATCTAGGAATGAAACCTGCATTTAAGAAGAAACTAGAAGAAGATGAAATCGACAAATTATTAACCTCACTTGTAGTTCAAGGTTTTTTGAAACAACGAATTGGAGCCGGAAAAAGAAAATACTATACGTTAATTTCACATACATTTAACGATATATTTTGAACTCTTTCAACCCATCACTAAAAGGTTTATAAACAATAAGATATGCAATCACAACATTTAGAAAAAATTTTTTATCACTATATAGATCAACGTCCTGAATTAGAAGGAATTGTATCTTCACGCTTCTTTTCTATACCAGCATTAAAAGAGGTTTTCGATATTCGAAAAGAATTTAGAGAACGGTATCATAAAGCTCCAACGGCATCTCAGATAAAAGAACTTGCAAAACTAAAGGGATTAGATGAAAGATTGCCAAATGAACGTATTGATGCTATATATGAGATTAACATGTCTCAATATGAAGAGACTTGGCTTGCAGAATCAGCAGAAGCATGGATAGAATATAAAAATCTAGATGCATCTGTTATAGATTTGGTACAATATCTTAAGACTGCAAAAGTAGATACTGAAAACGTAAAAGATGTAGTACAGACTGCAAAATCTATCATATCAGATAGAAATAATGTAGACTTTAAATTTGATGAAGGTTTGGATTTTTCAAATCCTGAATCACACAGACAATTTAAGAATGAAACGTTCTCATCTGGATACGAGTATATCGATACAGTTCTAGGTGGTGGTTATACTCCAAAAACTTTAATCGTATTAGCTGGACAGCCTAAGATTGGTAAGTCAATTTGGTTAGCCAATTTAGCTTCACAAGGTGTACGAAATGGATATAACACAGCATATATTTCATTTGAGATGGCAGATAGAAAAGTAATCAAGAGATTGGGTGCTAATCTATTAGGAATTAAAATGCAAGAATATGCAACTATAGCTGAAGACGGTGCAGAAATAAAGAAAAGACTTGCCAATGTGTCATCAAATAGTATGTTTGGTACACCTGGAGCTTTGAAAGTAAAAGAGTTTCCTACATCAACTGCTTCCGTTATAGACGTTGAAAATTGGCTAAAAAGAATGGAAGAACTAAAAGGCATAAAGTTTAAGCTGATAGTTCTCGACTATATAAATATTATGCGTAACTGGAGAAATCCAAATACGGAAAATACTTATATGAAGATTAAACAGATTGCTGAAGATTTACGTGCCATGGCAATGAGAAATAACTGGACTATTTTGACAGCTACTCAGTTTAATAGAGGTGCATACGATGCATCAGATGTTACAATTGAACAAATTTCTGAATCTGCTGGTCTTATACACACGGTCGACTCAATGTTCGGTATTATTCAAGATAGTATGATGTTAATGAATAATGAATATTATTTCAAAAATCTTGTAAATAGAGATGAAGGATATAAAGGTTCTAAGAAACGATTTACTATCAACTACGATTATATGCGAATATTGGAAGATTTGAACTCACAAATTATCGAAGGAGGGCTATAATGAAAAAGACTTTAATAATCATATCGATAGTTCTATTATCGATACTTTCAATTTACCTGCTATATTTGGCTATAACAGCCAAAGAAAAATACTTCAATAAAGTAACAATAGATACAGAAAATACGATAGTAAATGGTACTAAAGAAAAGTATTTAGATACTATCGTCTATGCAGGCCTCAAGTCACTGAATCTAAAAAACTTGAATGTTGTAATTTTGCCAATGTCTACTAATAATACAGAAGCGGGCATAGAATTTGATGCATACGTAGTAGAATTCAGCGGCTCATACTATATCTATATTCGTGATTATAGCAGACAAAAATCTATAGATGTACTATCCCATGAACTTATACACGTCTCACAATACAGAAATAAAAATCTGATCATAAAAAATGATATGCTAGTATTATGGAATGATTCAATTTATGACGGGCATATTATAGCTTATGAAAATAGACCATGGGAAATAGATGCATTTGACAGACAATCTTTTTTAGCAACTAAAATTCGAACTATTCTCTATGAATAATTTTGTTTTACATTCAGGAGGAGCAATCGGTTCTGATAGAGCATGGGATCAAATAGGCCAAAAAGCTGGTCTTTTACCCGATAATATCAATCACTATTATCTCAATACAAAAACTCCATTTGGTAACTTTGAGATAAACACTGCAGATTTCATTGAAGGTAAAGCAATGGTAAAGAAAGCTAATAGTATTCTTCATCGTAGGCCAGACAACTATATGAATTTGTTAGCAAGAAATTGGTGTCAAATAAAGTATTCTGAAGCTACATTTGCTATAGCAAATAGCTTAGATTTGAATACAAATATTGTAGGAGGTGGTACTGGTTGGGCAGTTGCAATGTCAATAATAGTTGAACATCCAACATACGTATTTAATCAGTCAGATTCTAAATGGTACTTTTTTTCTTCTGCAAGCAAGCATTTCATAGAATGTGACACCCCTTCACTAACTAAAAACTTTGCTGGTATAGGAACCAGAGAAATACAGAGTAACGGACAATTTGCAATTGTAGATTGCTACTCAAAGACAATACACGATATTAAAATGATTAACGGTAAGATTAAAATAGAAGAACATGAAAATACGATTTGAGATAGGAGATGTTTCATCTGGCAAGACAGTAAAATGGTTCAATAATTCTTTGACTTTTGCAGATAAAATAGAAGACGAAAAGAATAGAATGTACAATTTTCTTTTAGAAAATGACAATTGCATAATTGATTCAGTAGATATGTTTCTTCTATATGCATTAAATAACGGCATCTTGGCACATGCAGTACAAAGCAATCCAAAAATAGATGCCGATGATGAGGAATATCATATTATTCCAAAGCTTGATCCAAATAAGTATAGAATTTTTGAAATTGACGATGATGGAGTTAAAGCCAATATTCAGAATGAAACCGGAAGTATAAACCATAATTACTTTAATTCATTAATGGGGAATGTAATGGATGATTTCTATACATCTCTGGTATACTTAGAGAGTGATAAATTTGAAAAAGGAAAAATAAAATGAGATATTTTACAAGTGACTTACATTTTGATGACGATAGATTAAATCTATTCGGAAGAGATATTCTTTTCAAGACAAAAGAAGAAGTGGATAACCACATCATAGAAAATTGGAACAAATTAGTAACAAAAGATGACTATGTAATCGTAATAGGTGATGTAGCATTATCTAAAGCAGGACTTGACAAAATGAAGCTCTGCAATGGTCGTAAAATACTCATAAAGGGTAATTACGATGAAGCAGCAACAGCAAAATTTGATGTATCAGATGCTCTGTTAGAACAGTATTTTGAATATGTAGCATCAGACGGATTCATAGGTGTAAAAGGAGAATCGTGTTACATGAACCACTATCCAGTAAATGGTAGACCAGACTTTTTCAATATTGTCGGTCATATACACGGCCTATGGAAAGTACAACGTAACATGATAAATGTTGGAACCGATGCTAATCATTTTACTCCAGTATCAGAAGACCAGATAGCATTTTCTATAAACGGTATTAAAAAGTTTTATGATCAAAACGTATTTGCAGGAGAACTAGAATGTAATATGACATATAAACCATCATTAAAACTAGAAAAAACAGATATTAATACTAAACCTAACGTTATTATTCCTGGTACTGCTGGCGATCCTAATTTATATACGATATTCTTAGCAGGACCAATCCAAGATGCTCCAGATTGGCAATCCAAAGCGATTGATTGGTTGAATGCAAATAGAGGAGACAAAACTTTTCAAATTGCATCACCTAGACGAAATTATGAAGCTGGAGAATTCAAATATGATGTACAAGTTAATTGGGAAACAAAACATCTAAACATGGCAAATAAAAAAGGTGTAATACTTTTTTGGTTAGCTAAGCAAGAAAATTTTAACCCAACTAGAGCATATGCACAAACTACAAGATTTGAATTAGCAGAATGGCTATCAAAAGGGAATAATGAAACTTTAACTGTCGGTATAGAACCAGAATTTTCAGGTGAACGCTACATAAGAATGCGTGCTAAAAAACTTGAAATCAGTAATACGTTAGAAGATACATTAGAAGCTGCAATAAAAAAATTACAATAAATGAGCAAGGCCCTTTTCGAAGAAGATTTTGTGGATGAAGAACCCGCAGAAGATATACGAGTAAATCCACTAAAGACCGACAAGATATTTCAAAATGACTATAATACAGGCAATTTAGAATTTGAAGAATACGGTCCTCCTAAAGTAGATCAAGAGTATATCGATAACAACATGGAAAGTTATTATGATTCTAATAACTATTTTGAGAAAATGCAAAATATGGAAAAAGTTGATGCATTTTTCAAAACTTCAGAAATCGGCACTATTCTAGGAGCAAAAAAGAAAGTTCCTAAACAAATGATACCACGATTGTATATTTCAATGAGGGATTGTTTCAAAAAAGATGAACTTACAGAAACTGAATTTTTTACTATTATAGCAGAATATTTCAGTATGTCTTATGAAGTTTTTTATGAAAATATCCCAGCGGTATACAGAGAAGTCCTCGTTAGAGAATTAGATAATAAATTCGGCATTCTAAAAAAGAGAGGACAACGAAAATTATTCTAGAGCTTATTTTGTTCTTTAAGCTTATATATAGAATAAAAAATGCCAAGAAAACCACATAGTTATCACTATATCTATAAAATAACTTGCAATATCACGGGTAAATATTATATAGGCATGCATTCTACATCTAATCTTGATGATGGATATATGGGTTCTGGACTGCATATATACAGATCTCTGAAGAAATATGGAATAGATAATCATGTTAAAGAAGTCTTAGAATTTTTATCTGATAGATCATCTTTATCTGATAGAGAAAGGGAGATAGTAAATGAAGAACTTTTAGAAGACTCATTGTGCATGAATATAGCAAAAGGAGGATCTTACTCATCTGGAACCACTGGGAAACGTTATACATTAGAATCACGTAAAAAAATGGCTGAATGGGAAAGAACTCTAGAAACAAGACAACGTATGAGTAATGCTGCTAAAGGAGTGCAAAAGTCTGATGAACATCGAAAGAATATTTCAGAGGCGCAAAAGGGTACTAAGAAACCATGGGTTAATAAAAGTGATAAATTCAGAGCTAATCTATCTGCTAGAATGTCAGGAAAAAAACTTTCCGAGGCAACAAAGCTAAAAATGATAGCTACTATGACTGGCAAAAAGTTAACGGAAGAACATAAGCAGAATATGCGTAAACCGAAAGCTAAAATAGAATGTCCACATTGTGGAAAAATAGGAGGGACTGGAGCAATGCAACGACATCATTTTAGCAATTGTAAAATGAACAAATAAAAAATGAAAAAATTCAAATACGTTGATGAAGAAACATTTACAGAAGAGATAGTAAAATTTACTGAAGAATTTGTAATGATTGCAGAACAACTAAATGAATACTCAGGAAATCATGGACCGATAATAGTCGGTAAAGATAAAAAAAGTTTATGTTTCCCAATAGATATCAGTGAAAATCGTAAAGATAAAGAATCTGGGAAACATCTATACATAATAACAATACGAAAATATGAGTCATAATTTTGATATTTATGAACATCGTAAAAGACTTCCAGAGTTAAAACGAGCTTTCATAGTAACGGATACACATCTAGGTGTTAGAAATTCATCCATTGAATGGCTCGATATAATAAAGAATTATTTCGATAACTTTTTTATTCCACTTATCACTAAAGACTACAAACCTGGTGATTTTATTATGCACTGTGGAGATGTATTCGATTCAAGACATTCTTTAAACTTACTTGTACTGAATGAAGCTGTTTCAATTTTTGAGAAATTAGCACAGATTATGCCAGTTGTTATCATACTGGGAAATCACGATTTGTACAGAAAAGATTCCAATGAAGTCAATTCAAGTAAGAGCTTAAAATGGATTCCTAATGTCTTTATCTTTGAAGAACCAGAAGTTATAATTGCTGGTGGAAAAAGATTACTTTTAATGCCATGGAGAAAATCTGTAGAAGACGAAATTGCTACTATTGAAGGTAACAATGCAGATTATCTATTCTGTCATACAGAAGTAAAAGGCTTAAAGATGGGTAAATATACTGCATCAGAAGGTGGTATACAATTAGATTTACTGAATAAGTTTAAACGTGTATATAGTGGTCATATTCACTATTCACAATTAAGCAGAAATTTCAGGATGGTAGGATGTCCCTATCAACTAACGAGATCTGACATAGGAAACGATAAAGGAATTTGGAAACTCGATTTCGAAACTGATGTTGAAGAATTTACATCTAACGATTATTCACCTAAGTTCGTAAGAATCTTATTTGAAAAAGTCTTAGAAATGGAAATAGAAGATATAAACAAGATGTTCATGAACAATTTCGTAGACATTTTAGTACACCCGAAATGGTCTATGCTTTTCCCTTTTAGTGCCTTTTCAGAAGATTTAGAGAATACATATAGACGATTAGAATTTATTCCGCGTACCTCAGATGTTGATGATCAAGGTTACGTTATCAGTGAAGAATGTGAAGTTGAAAATTTTGATTTACTTACATTAGCAGAAAAAGCTATTAATGCATCATCACATGATGAAAAGTTAAAGAACTTACTACTAACTACAATCAAAAAACTACACTATTCAGTACTAAATGAAAATATATTAGATGACTAAACAAGAACAGTTACTATACATAGAAGCCCAGATTAAAAAATTTGGAACAAGAGGTGTAGATAGAAAAAATGATGTCATAAAAACGTCCATTACCCCAGATGTGCAACGTGAAATAAACTTAGATGATGGAATGTCTATAATAGCTAGTTTTTTACCGAAAGATAACATAGGCTACAATATTCTAGGACAAAGTTCAATGAATGAAAATGATGAACATCGTTATCAGAGAAAAGGAAATCACATACTATATGGGTATTTCCTCGATTTTGGTGATTCAATAGAAATCACCATGATTATCAAAGACAATGAAGATCATATATCTTTATCTGATGTAAACGATCTTGAGAATGGTTATCTGGGTATGAGAATCGACTTAATGGCGACACAATTCTTACCCGATAACATACTATCGTTCAAATTGGCTGATAGAGAAATAGCTGATAGTTGGAAAAACTCTGGTATGAACTGGGAAGAATTTACACATAAGAAAAGAGGATTTATTGTTGGCAAAAAATTTGGACTATGAAAATATTACGTTGTGAATTTAGAAATTTTGGTAGTTATGGCAACAAGCTACAAGTTATAGAAATGCCAGATAAAGCAGGATTTTCTTTAGTAGTAGGTAAGAACGGTCATGGAAAATCTACATTATCAGACGTTATAAAGTTCGGAATATTCGGAAAGCTTGAAACTAAAAAGATGAAAGATATTCCGAACCGATTAAATAAGCATACAGAGATAAAAATTGATCTTCAGACTCGAAGAGGTTTGGTTACTATTGAAAGAGGACTAGAGCCAGGATATTTCAGACTATTCTTAGACGGTAAACACATCGATAAAGCTGGAAAACGATCTGTTCAAGACTTTTTAGAAGAAGAACTATTAGAAATGCCATTTTACGTATTCTCTAATACTCTTTCATTATCTATCAATGATTTCAAATCATTTGTCAAAATGTCAAACTTTGATAAACGAGCAATTATTGATAAGATATTCGGTTTGCAGATTCTAAATAAAATGCGAGACTTGCTTAAACAGCAAACCAAGCGACTTAAAGATGAGATAGAACAATTAGGAGCAACTGCTACAGCATTTGGTAAAACACTTAAAAGTTCTGAAGATGAATTGAATAATCTTGCTAAACGTATCTTGGAATCAAGAGGTGAAAAAGTTGAATTATTAAAAGAGCAAAAAATAAAGCTTGAAGAGTATATTGATAGATCGCATGCAAAAGAAAGTGAAATAAATTCCAAGATAGGGAAAGCTAAAGAAACGAAACGAGCTATAGATAAGAGTCTATCAGGTGAATTGCAGTATAAAAAAGAACTTACACAGCAAATTAAACTCTATGAAAATTCTCAATGTCCGGTTTGTGCTTCAGATTTAACTACTGATTTCCACAAAGATAATCAGAAAGTTATAGAAGAGAATCTTACTGGATGTCTAAAACGAATAGATGCATTAAGAGAACATCAAACCAGAATAGACGGAATTTACGAGAAGATAGATCAAGCTAAAAATTCAGTAATGAAACAACTTTCATCTGCTGAAACACAGTTGAAAGGTGTAAATAATGAGCTTAGAATAATCTTAGAGAATGGCAGTGATGTATCTGAACAGACTCAATCACTTAAGAAGATCGCTGAAGAGGCAAAGATGAATATCCAACAGTCTGGTAAAAACAAATTCATGTCTGAAAAGAAAGTAAATTTCTTTTCATTAGTAGATGAAATACTTGGCGAAAAAGGTATAAAACAGATGGCAATTCGTTCTATCTTACCCTCTCTAAATACTGAGATTCAACGTTTAATAAATATGCTTGGTATTGAACATCGTATACTTTTTGATGAAGAATTTAACTCACATATATCACATTTTGGTATAGAAGTTAGTCCTGACACATTAAGTACCGGTGAATCAAAAAAGGTTGACTTTGCAGTTTTACTTTCAATAGTGAAATTAATGAAGTTGAAATACCCGGGAATGAACATAATTTTCTTAGATGAGATATTTTCATCAATCGACGGAGATGGGATATATCATATTTTGAAGATTCTAAGAGAAACTGTTAGAGATTTAGAATTGAACACTTTTGTAATTTCTCACTATCCTTTAACTTCAACAGAATTTGACTATAAAATAGAAATCGAGAAAAGTAAAGGTTTCTCATCATTTACAATAGAAGCAGTAGAATAATATGATTAGAGTTTACGTAGCAAGTCCTTATACATTAGGCGATTCAGCATTAAATGTAAGAAGACAAATAGATAAGTTTGAAGAATTATCGAGGTTAGGTTTTGCGCCTTTTAACCCACTTTATGCACATTTTCATCACATGTTTTATCCAAGAACAGATGATGAATGGTTACAATGGGATTTTGAATGGTTAAAAGTAGCAGATTGCATGCTAAGACTACCAGGTAAAAGTCGTGGAGCAGACGAAGAAGAAAAAGTAGCAAAAGAAAATAATATCCCTATCTATTTTTCATTGAAAGATTTATGTGCACACTATGGCATAAAGTATGTCAAAGATGAAAGATTGAATGAAATAGAAGATAGAGTAAACGGTACAAATTTATGAAAAAGGGAAGCGAATTAATATCAGAAGAACGTGAAGAACAGATTGTAAAACACAATTGGAATCTTCAGAATGATGAAGACTATAAACAAGGCGAGCTTATTAAAGCCGCTTTGTTCTGCATAGATCAACAAATATTTGAATGGCCATGGCAATGGACTACTAAATTCAGAGAAAAGATAGTCAACAAAACTAAAATTGAACAATTAACAGTTGCTGGAGCACTTATTGCTGCAGAAATAGATAGACTGCAAAATGAACAAAAATAAAGTTTTGCTTACAGATTTTAATTCAACACGATGGTATAACGTGAATGAAGAATCTGTTAATACTGCAATAGATAAATTCTTAAATAGAGAAAATAGTCTATGTATTGGTGAATTAGGACATCCAGACACTTGTGAAATACACTTAGGTAATGCTACACATGCAATAACTGATATTTCATCAGAAGACATGAAAATATTCGGTCACATAGAGTTTTTGAACAGTGAAAAGGGCAAATTAGCAAATGAACTGTTTAATAGTAATCTATGTGAATTGGGTATACGAGCAGTTGGCATAACAAATGTCCATGAAACAATCATACACGATATCATATCTTGGGACTTGATACCTTCTAGTCATACATACAAAGGAATTGATACATGCCCATCATATATCAAAAGATGGAAAGAACAGACTCGTTTCTTATCTTCAACAACAAAGATAATAGAAAATGAATTTTTTCAGAAAATTCTAGCTATGGGTAAAGAAGCAATTCCATTCATCTTAGATGACATCGAAAAGTCACCTTCTACATTAGTATGGGCATTGAACATTATAAATGACCGCAAAATAAGTGAAGATGATATAACTATAGAAGAAGCATGCAGAATGTGGTTAGAAAAATATAGAACTAAGTCACTTACTGATTTTATCAATATTCTATGAAATTTACTAAATCAGATATAAAAGATCAAGAACTTCTTACTAGACTAATAAAAGAAGAAGCTGATAGAATTTTCAATTCTCCTTCTGCTAGAAAAGAACGTTCTTACGATCAAGTATTCGAATCTTGTTCTAAAGGTAAAGTTGCTGAATTATACATGGTAGAATCAGGTGAATATGAATTTGCAGATCTACGATGGCACGATCTAAAAAAGGATGGTGAATATTATGAAGTGAAATCGTACAATGTAAAAGACTGGGGAGCACCATGGATAGCCTCAGATCTAAAACGATACAAAGAAGCTACATGGTGTAAAGCTACACAGTATATGCTATTCTCATGCATAAATGGTGAATATGAGCTGCTTGGGATACGTAAGATAAAATGATACACTCTGTACACACTTAATATATAGAATAAATAATAAGGAAATGATAACAGAAAAAAGTGGATTTAATCATAAGTATAATACTGACGATGTACTAATTAGAACAATCATAGTTGGTCTTATCAATTCACTGAATGGTAAGATTTCTATCAATAATATAGAGTCTGATACTGTTACTAATGTGATTCAGGTACCCTTTTATTATGCATTTTCAGGCGATGAACGTTTTATACAAGACTATTTCATAGATTGGGGTGACTGTAAACCCAACATGATAGAAGGAAATTACGATCCAATTCCAAGAGGTTCATTATCATTAACTGGCACTTCAGTCCTATCTGGTCAAATGACTAGTAGATTCGTTAGAGGATTCTATACAAAAGAAGAAGAGGGTCAACTTAACAGATATAATTCATACTTGAATTCTATACCATTGAGCATGAACTTTACAGTGACAGTCTTAGTAGATTCAGTCATTGATTCATTTAAGATTACACAAGAGCTTATCAAAATATTCTACAAGACTCTAGTTTATAGAGTAAATTATGGTGGTACAGTAGTACCAGTTCAAGTAGGATTTCCAGAGTCATATACGAATACAAAGTTGTTCGATTATACGTACGGCGAAAATAGCAGAACTACTATAACTTTCGATCTAGAATTAGAAACCTTTTATCCTATCTTCGATCCAAAACAAGAGATGCACGCACAATCTACAATTCAACATACACAGATTAATGTAAGCACTGTAAGCACATCTCCTACAGACTTAGGGAATCCATTAGACTTGACACAACAATCTTTAGATAATCAAATAGTAAATGATGGAGTTACTTTTACTGCTCCATTTACAGAATCTTCTACTATTCCATCACAGAATCAAAAATTTGGTGAAGGATATTGGGAGTAAGTTATATGTGTACGAAAGTTATATATATTCAATAGATTATGTACAACTCAAAAAACTAAATAGAAATGAAACACCTAGAAGATTTTACCTGGGATCAGCTATATTCTTTTAGATATGATTTATATCCTCATAGATTGGTAGTAATTTCACCGTTGAAAAATGATGAAGTGAAAGTACACTTTAAAGAGTATCTAAAAAATACGTCTAATTTTGACTCATTTGAGAATTATTTACAGTCGCAAGATATTCCGGCTATGACTGCAATATTCTATGGAGATAATCTCCCTTTAAGAAAAAATGAAATTTTCTCACAAATTGCAACAATGGGAGATAGGATGAGAATGTACACATCTATGCTTTTATGATGCACACAATAATATATAGACAAAATAACGAAATAAAAAATGCTTAATTTGAACAAACGAGTAAACAAACTCTTAGAGAAAACAACATCACTAGAGTGCAAAAATGTTTGTAAAGAAGTTCTTGAAACATACACTTCTGTACCCGAAGAACAATTGACTAAAGCTATAGTAGAAAAATTGAAGAACATCAAGGATGCAGATAAGCATGTTACTAGATTTATTCAAACTGCTGATAAGTATGAAGGAGTAAAGAATCTTGGTATAGCACAAGCTATATCACACATAAGAGAATCACAAGCTTATCATTATCCAACTTTAAGATACACGTTGGATAAATTTGAAAGATATGTGGTAGAAAACATTTCTCAGGATTATCTTATCATTGAAGACTTTATGATTGCATTAGGCAATTTCACATGGGACAATAATGTTAGCGAATCTTTAAAGACATTAAAAGAAAATTTCGAAGCCCGTAAAGAAAGTGTTCTACTTTCTAAAGCTATATATGAGCTTAATCAGGGAAAGGGTAATTTCTTATACGAAGCTACTGTTGAAAAATTAGAAAATCACTTTGAAGACCCTACTTCTTCTTCTAGAAGTAACGTTATTGATACACTTTCTAAATTCACTTTCCACAGTGGTGCTAAAAAATTGCTAGAAAGCTTAAAGAAAGTACAAACTTCATCAAATGGTAGTTTACAACTTATAGCTGAAAATGGTAATTCAGATTTACAGACAGTATATTCTCCAATTCTTTTAGAAAATGGAAAAGAATACTTCACTATTAAAGGTGATGTATACAAGAAAGTAGGTTCTGTGGTAGAAAAAGTAGGACAAGAAGAATTTTCTACATTATCGGAAAATATTAAACGTTCTTACGGTATCATTAATTCTCCACATTTCTTCGTAAAAGAAGGGAAAGCATCTTTCTATGTAGGTAGAAATAAAGTTGAAATTTTCGAAAACGAAAACAAAACCGTAGTAAAATTCAACGGTAAAAATGTACCAGCTACCAACATAGCAAAAAGTTTAGTATCAACTGGAATGTTCAGATTGGATGAAGCAAAAATTGCATCAGATATCCAATTCGTAACTGACATGTTCGAAAACTTCTATGAAATTGATTTCGCCAAAGTTATCTCATCAAAAAGATATGTAGGTTCTTATGTAACACTCATGAAAGTTGATGAACAAATTTACTTGAACAAAGTAAATGATTCTATGATGACTAATGAATTCTATACTGGAATCAACGTAACACAAGCAAGAGATATTATTCTAGAATTTTTAGGATACGATATAACTGAATCTTTGGCAGAATATATTGAAAAAGATAAAGCTGCAATCTTCGGTATCAAGAAACAACAAACTGAACTTTTGAAAAATATGTCTATTTTAGAAGCTGAAATGTCTAAAATAGAAGGTGTTAAAAAAGATCCATTCTTAGGAGCATCTGCTCAGGTTAAACAGTTAGAAGAAACTTTAACTACACAACTTTCTAAACTAAGAAATGATTACAGAAGTCTTTCTGAAGAATTAAAGAAATTTGAATCTGCCGTATCAGATGCTGGTGTTTCACCAGGAGATGATGTAAAACTGAAATCAGGAGAACAAGCTACTGTACAATCAGTTGATAGTAGCAATAAAAAAGTTACAGTAGTAACTTCTGCTGGTACTACAAAAACTATTTCTGTTACAGAATTAGATTCTCTTGAAGATGAAAAGAAACAAGCATTTGATAAAAATGAAAAGGTAGGAGATAAACTTCAAGAAGAAGAATTGCTTCCACAAGAAGCTCTTGTATCTAAAGAAACTGAAGATGCACCTACTGCTACAGCTATTGATCCAGAAGAAGAAGGAGAACCTTCTTACGTAAAAGCTACAATATCTGATGATCAAGAAGGACCATATGCAGGTAAAGAAGTAAATGTTTTAGCTTCTGACTATACATCAAAAGGAGATGATGAATTGATACAGGTTGAATGTGATGGTGAACTAGCATTTGTAGAAAAAAGAAATGTAAAAGTAAACGAACTCGAAGAAGAAGAAAATTTGACTATCGATTTTGATGCTGAAGCACCTACAGATAAAAAGAAAACTGAAACTGTTGAAAAGTCACCTGAGTCTGAAGAAGAACCAGCTGCTGAAGAAGAACCAGCTACAGAAGAAGAACCTGAAGAAGAACCAGAACCTGAAGAAGAACCAGAATCTGAAGAAACAGAAGAGGAAGAAGAACCAACTCCAGATACAATTAAAGCTAAACTTGCAAAAGCACTTGACTCACTAGAAAAAATTCGTGACGATATGAATGCAGTTTTTACTTCAAATGAAAGTATCAACGGAACAATCAGTGGTGTTAAAGGACTTTTAGATGCTATGAATGCAGATTTAAATGAAGCTTCATCAGAAGCTAAAGCTGCACTGAAAGAAGTAAAAGCAAACATCGGAGAAGTAAGTTTCACTGAAATCATAAAAGAAATTAAAACTCTTAAGAAATCACACAAAATCAGTGATGATGATGAAGACTATAATGGAGTACTTAACGCAATTTATGATGCATATCCTAAAGAAGTTAAGAAAGTAATGGAATCTAAAGATAAACCAGAACTAGACTAATATTTAATATATTTCATGAAAAGCCTGAGTGATTAATTTCATTCAGGCTTTTTGTTGTTAGAACTAATAACAGCTAGCCATATAAATACTATAAATTCTCTACTACTAATAATAGTTCAGAATAACTAATATCATTTACTAAAATGGCCAAATACTGTGACAATAAAGAATTGTTAGCTGAGATTATAAAATCTAAAGAAGCCGGAGTACTAACTCCTAGAGCTGTTGAATTACTAATGAGAATGGCGAATGAAATTTCGAAAGTCTTTAAGTACAAATATGAAGATGATAGACAAGATTGTATATCATATGCGATAGAAGATTGCATAAAATACTGGCGCAGTTTTGATCCCACTAAATCATCAAATGCTTTTGCATATTATACACAGATGTGTAAAAATGGTATGGCAAAAGGCTGGAGAGACCTCTATCCAGTTAAATCTTCAATGAAAGTTTCGATATCTGAAACAGATGGTGTACATAATTTTTGATTATGGGAAGAAGCTTAAACATAAAAAATTTAGTCCCTCGTAAAAATGCTGCTACGAAACAGGGCTATTACAAGATCATATACCCAGAAAAATATGTTGGAGATTACTCTAAGATAATATTTAGATCTAGCTGGGAACAGAAATTTGCTACCTTTTGCGATATAAATGCACAAGTAGTAAAATGGTCATCGGAGTCTATTCAGATTCCATACTTACATCCTATCCAAAATAAAACTTGCATATATAACTTAGACTTCTATATGAAAGTAAGACAAGCTGACGGTACATTTACTGAATTCATCATAGAAGTGAAACCGTCAAAGAAGCTTGAAAAACCAACACTCCCTACTAGCAGACTAACGGAAAAACGTATTTTAGCCCATAATGAACAAATGAAAGAATATGCTATAAATATGCATAAATTTCAAACTGCTAAGAAATGGGCTGAAGATAGAGGCTGGCAATTTATGATAGTAACAGAAAAATTCTTATATGGAAACCAATAAAGTGTACAATCTAGAAAAGCTTATAGAAACTATAAAAAATTTAGATACTGAATTTTCTAAAGTCTATAGAAAGGAGAAAATCTCGATTAACAAATTGAAAACTGCAGACTATTTCTTGAATATTCTGAAAGAAAATGAAACTACTCAGCCTCTAGAAAAAGGAAACATCTACATTTTTACATACGGAGCAAATGCAAAAGATACAGATAAATGGCATAGATTATGCATAACTTATGTTTTAGAAGTTAAAGCTGATGCATTTATAGGATTCAATCTTCTCTATTTTAATGAAAAGACTATGCATGATTTTCTGAAGCATGATAATGTAGCATCTTTGTCTACATCATTCATGATTCATACTAGAAAAGAATATTTCAATTCGTATATTCTAAAGTGTGGTAAAATTGAAAAAGAGGACTGGGGTAAACTGCCTACTTTACCAAGACATAAATTTGGGAATATAAACTATAACGGATTAGTATTTGACTGGAATAAAGAAAATACTGTTGCGATTAAGAAAATAAAAGAAAAGAAAGTCAAAAAAGAAAAAGAGAAAGAAATTCCTGAAGAGTACAATAAAACTGCAACTGAAGAAATAAATGTCTTCGAAGAAAAGAATACTACTCTGAATGACATAAAATATGACTTATTCTTTGACGAGGACGATATATAAAATGAATTATATTTGGCATTATCATAGCTTGATAGAAACTCGTAGAGATAGAGTAAAAGAATATGGTGTATATTATGAACGTCATCATATTATTATGAAATCTATGGGAGGTGGCGATGAAGATACAAATCTAGTATTTTTGACAGCTAGAGAACATTTTATTGCACATTGGTTACTATGGAGAATATATAGAAATAGAGCATCAGCTTATGCATTTAATGCATTCACAAGTCTATTCACAGGAAAAAACTTTAAACAACGACCATCTAAATATTCTAGCAAAGGATATGCTGAAGCAAGAGAAGCTTATTCATATATTCATCGTGAAAGATTAATAAACAATCTAAATTCTAATAGAAGTAAGGTTGTATTGCAATATGATCTAGATGGAGTTTTTATAAAAGAATGGCCTTCAGCTAAAGAAATACAGAGAACATTAGGTATCGGACATGTAACAGATTGCTGCAGAGGAGAACGAGAATATTCTATGGGATTTATATGGAAGTATAAAAATCCCATTCTGAAGAAAAGTAAACCATATAAGAAAAGAATTAAACCTACATTAAAATCTAACCTATATTCAAATATAGCAATATCAAATATGTCAAATGCAGCTATATCTAAGCGTTGGTATAATGATGGTATGAACACTTATTTTCTTACACCATTTTCATACAAAATAAAAATACAAGAGATGATATTGTATCCAGGGAGAAAAATAAATACTAATAATGTCTAAATTATTTGAAAGCGGATTTTTTGATCGTTTTGGAGTTAAATCACTTGTCAGTGTAGGTGATGGTATCCGAAAGATATCTAGTTTAGGGATGAAGTATGATGATCTAGTCATACGAAATTCAAGAGCTATCGGACCTACTGAAGCTACACTGGGAGAATATGCTCCAAAAGATTTAGCTTATGCATTTGCATTAGCTGATGTTTCACAGAAAAAGTACACAGCTATTTTCGATAAAGATTACCCATCACGAAGAGATTATCTGAGAAAATTTGCTTTAAATGGTGAAATCGATTTCATGATGACCACACTTGCTGATGAAGGTATTGTATATGATGAAACTAACTATTTTGCTTATCCTTCTGTGGCAAACTTAGATATAAGTGAGGAAATAAGAGATGCCATAAGTGATGAATATAAACGAATCTATAATAGACATGGATTTGGAGCTGATATCACAGGTTGGCAATATTTCCGTCAATTTTTAGTAGATGGAGTACTAGCATTTGAAATTGTATTTGATGCAAAAGGTGAAAATGTACTAGGGTTTAAAGAATTAGATGCCGCATTTCTGAAGCCTGATGTCTTACAGGAAAACGGAATAATGAAAAAGGTATGGTACCTTTACCCTGATAGACCTGCTATGACAAGAATGCTATATGATACACAAGTTGTATACATCTCTTATGCTAAAGGCAATTTACCTTCAAGAATATCATACGTTGAAAATCTGGTACGTTCTTTCAATCTTCTAAGAATGATCGAGAATGCAATGGTTATGTGGACTATGATGAATGCTACTTGGAGAGTAAAAATGATTGTTCCAATTGGATCGAAATCTCCTCAGAAAGCAAAAGAAACCTTAGCTGAATTAATGGCGATCTATAAAGAAGACATAATCTTGGATTCTAACGATGGCCAATTAAGAATCAACGGATCACCTTCTGTAGGTCAATTCTACAAGAATTACTTATTCCCTTCTAAGAACGGTGAACAAATAGATATATCCACTATGGGTGGTGATGGTCCAGACTTACAAAATAGTACACTATTGATGTATTGGATGAATAAGCTTAAAGAAGATTCAAAAATTCCTTTTGCTCGTTTCGATAAAGCCAATTCTGGTGGACAAATGTCTGGTTCGGCTGCTACTGGTGTAGACCGTGAAGAAGTACGTTTCGGTAAATTTGTAAGCAGAATTCGTTCAGCATTCCAAGAAATATTGTTGAAACCACTCTGGATTCAAATGTGTCTTAAATATAATCATCTTGAAGATGATGAGCTGTTTAAGTCATCATTAGGATTGCGTTTCGTTAAAGATAACATGTTCGAAGAAATCAGAGAACAAGAGATTATGACTAAGCGTCTAGAATTTATCGGTTCTATGTCACAGCTTCAAAAGGCAGAAGGCAAACCATTCTTCTCTATGAGATTCTTAGTTCAACAATATTTACACATGGATAAGGACGTATTAGCTATGAATGAACGTATGATTAAAGAAGATGAAGAAGAAAATGGTGGTGAAAATACTGCGTCCGCAGGAGGACTAAGTTATACTGCTCCATCAGCTCCAGCTGGAGGAAGTTCATCATCATCTGAACCATCTAGTGATAGCTCAGGTTCTGGATCATCATCTACTCCTGAACCAGCAACTACTCCTGAACCAGAAAGTACTCCTGAACCTGCTGCTGAAGAAACAAAACCTGCAATCTAATGAGAATAAAGAAATACAAAGAATTTAACGAAGACGTTAAATATCCGGGACCTATCGATTTTGCTAAACTTCAACATTATGCGTATGCCATTGCAATTCTTTGCAATGGTGAATACGGTGATGTATATCTTAACGAGAAAGAGAATCATGTATTTGTATGCTTAGGAGATAGTCATCCCTTCGATGAAGAGATGTTAGAAAAAGAATTTATGCCAATAGCTATAAGAGCTGGAGGTTATGAGAATCAAAAACTGATAAAGATAACTATAGAAAATGAATGTGGTCCAGGCGGAGAAGGCTGGATTAAAATAACATAAAATAAACAAGACAATGGGTTATAAAAAAATCAAAACCTTCGATGGTTTTACTATGCTAGCAGAAGGTAGAATTGCAGCATACCAACCAGGTGATAAAGGTACTGCTTCAAAAAGCTTAAGCGTACCGGTAGTAGCATCTTACTTTTTCGATCTTCTTTCTGCTGGTAAACCTTTTACTGCAGTAATAAACAATGAAGGTCCAGAATTTGATACACCAGCAGGCGAACCACCTTTCAATAGACTAGAATCTGAATTAGATGTAGTAGGTATGGAAGAATTTGGCAAAGATAAGAAAGACATTATCAAACCTATCGAAACTGCTGCAGAAGCAAAGAAAGTAGATCCTAATAAAGTTCTTATCGTACTAAGAGACAAAAAGGGTAGAAAATTCAAAATTCAAATCGGTAAAATTGAAGAAGTTGCTGTTGGTAACTCTATTCAAGATAAGATTGAATTGGGAAATAAATATAGAGCTGACGATTTAGGTACGTTCTATCTTTATGACTATGATGGAAAAGATGTAACACTAAAAGTAAAAGATGGTGATACAGAAAAAGATGTCAAAATGCCATATACTGAATGGAAAAATAAAAGAAAACAGACGATGTAATTCGTTTTGCAATATTTTGTTATATTTAACCCTCCTCATAATTCTATTTGGAGGGTTTTTAGCGCTATATGAATCGAGAATCAAAAAATTATTTAAACACGAAATTGACGGAGCTAAGTAAGCAGTATCCTGAAATTTCTATTCGTTATCAGTTTATCGAATATACAGATTGTCATTTAGTTGAAATTTCTCCTGTTTCATTTCATAATGAAGATAAATTATTCAGTATAAGTGAAGCAAAATTAATATTCGAATTTGAAGCAAGATTTTTCCCAGAAACTGTCTTATTTATAACAGAAGACTCTTTAATGTCTATAACAAAACCAGCACTTACATGGAATCAATTCCGACCAGACTCTTATATAAAATAGAAGTTACAATAAATAGTACATACCCGTATATGGTGTATGCGTTAGATTATTTTACTATTTCTGACTATATCTTAGAAGTAGAAAAAGAATTAGCTGCAATATCACATATTGGTGAAGTAATATTCGATCTTTTAACATCCAACGGTGATCATGATAGATACTATACAATGTATTTTGGAGGTCTAAGATTTGACTATAAAACTATTAAGCGTTACACTGGTTACGTGCCGGTTATCGATATCGTTCAATCACTATACGATAATGGATTTAGGTACGACGAAGAAGATAATTTGTGGTATGATGAACATAAGAATCGCGACAAATATTTGTACAGAATCGGCATAAGTAAAAATGGTGTAAAGATAAGAAATTATAGCTTATTTAAGGGTGGATATGACGATAAAATTGGTACATACTCTACATTATTCGCTGTATTGAAACATGTCAAATGATATTTTCTTTGTGCTAGAACATGTGTTATATTTGTCTATAAAAATAATCATAAAATAAAAAAAACAATGAATTTAGACTTCAAAGGAATTTCAATTATTAAAATAGCAGGTATTGGTATAGCTGTTATTTTCACATTCATTTTTGCGAGTGGTTTCATCGGGTTCTCCAATGATGAAGTAGATTTGAACAACCGTTTTAAACAAAAAATGGATGAACGTACCGCATTCTACGACAAAATGTGGAAAACAATCTCTGGTAATGCTCAGGTAACACTGAAAGCAGATTCTTCTTTTAAACATAATGTAGATGCAATCATGGCCGGTCGAAAAGATTCACAAGGACTATTTATGAAATGGGTTCAGGAATCTAATCCGAATGCTAATTTCGACATTATCGGTAAAATGTATCAAAATTTGGCTAACCAAATAGAAGGCCAACGAGACGGATTCTTTATTGAAGAAAAAATAATTCAAGGTATTGTTCTCGAACATAATAACTTATTGCAAAAATTCCCCGGTTCATTTTATAACTTGTTCTTCAGTAGAAAAGCACTAGAATACAAGCCTATTACATCTGATCGTACAGATGAAGTAATGAAAACCGGAAAAGATAATAATGTAAGCGTTTTCTAACAGTAGGAGCAGATATATAATAAAATCAATTAGGTTTTATTATGACTGAAACTGTTATTTCGTAAATCATTGCAGTAATTTAATTGCGTACGCAACTTTTTGCATCAATACATTTTTTCAGTTAAGAGGGTAGGAATTTTTTTCCTACCCTCATTTGTGTTATATTAGTTTAAAATAATCAATTTAAAAAATGTAAATATGTCAATTTGGTTTGCTCTCTTAGTCCCTATAATTGGGATAGTAGTAATGGCCGTATTCTTTAAGAAGGATATGACATGGTGGGAATTAATTCTGCCTCTTGCCGTAAGTGTTATTTTCATCGGAATCTCTAAAGTCGTCACAGAAAAAATTGCTATGACTGACACAGAGTATCATGGTGCTTTAATTGTAAAGGCACAGTATTATGAATATTATGAAACATGGGTACAAAAAACATGTTCTCATACTACTTATTCAGGTTCTGGTAAGCATCGAACATCACATACTGTGTATTATGACTGTTCTTATTGTGATGTACATCAACCAGAATGGAAAGTTGTAAATTCATTAGGAGAATCATTTTCAGTATCATCTGGTTATTACAATCAATTGATAAAGAAATGGCACGGTAAACCACAATTCGTAGAACTTAATAGACACATTAATTATCATAACTCTTGGGGTAGATCATACGGTAAAGATGGCGATATGTATCAATTTGAATGGGATAAAGTAGCACTATCTGCTATATCTTCTACTACAGAGCATTCATATGAAAATCGTGTAAAAGCTGCTCACTCCTCTTTCGATTTTATGGATGTTACAGAACAAGACATTAAAGCCTATAGTCTATACGATTACCCAAAAGTGGACGGTATGTCACAAGAAACTGTACTTGGCCTCGATTCTGTAAAATGGATGACACCAAAAGACAAAGGATTAATGAGACAGTGGAGTACATACATTAATGGATATTACGGAAAAACTAAACATGCGAGAGTATATTTTCTATTCTTTGCAAATAGACCTGAAATAGCTGGAAGATATCAAGAAGCACTTTGGGAAGGTGGAAACGACAATGAATTAGTCATCTGTATCGGTCTAAATACTTCAGGTAATGGAATTAGTTGGGTATATCCTTTCACTTGGTCTCCACAACGTCAAATAATTCCCGATATCCGTCAAGGAATTATGGAATCTGGTAAATTTGATCCAAAACAGATTGCTACAGTTACTATACGATATATCGGCAAAGAATGGAAACGAAGACACTTCGAAGAATTTTCATACATTCGTGTAGAACCACCACTATGGGCAAAAATAATGACTTGGATAGTAACATTGCTTATAACAGGAGGAGTATGTTACTGGTCAATAACAAATGATTATGTTGCAGACGAAAATAGTCCATTGAAAACAAAAGAAAAACGGAGAAATATTCGTTGGTAATAAATACATAGGTGATGATCTTAGTCAATAACACAGAGATCATCACCTATCATCAATATATCTTTATTAATAACTTATTAATATGACATCTGAAGATAAAGCAAAGTATAGACAAGAAGCAAGAGACGATTTGAAAAGTAAATTACTACATCAGATCAACAGTTATATTCCTACAGCACATACACACTATCCTTTATTTATGACTAAAGATGACATTATACACATCTTATCAGAATTAATATCAGAACAAACAACATTATGAGTAGAAAAAATTTTCCAGTTGAACATGAAGGTAAAACTTATTGGATTAGCAGAGCCACTGCTGTAACAGGTTTCATTTTTGCAAAAAAAGATGGTGAAACTTACATTTTAGCAAATAAACGTGGAAGCGGAACACCGAATTTTCAAGGCTATTGGAATGCACCTTGTGGCTATTTAGATTACGATGAAACTTCTCGCCAGGGTTGTGTAAGAGAATTATTCGAAGAAACCGGGATCAGAATCGATCCAGAAATGCTCAAATTCGATTCTTGGAATGAAGATGCATACAATGAGCAGAATATCACATTTAGATACTACTTAGTCTTAAAGTTTGATTATACTCAACCTTTGCCTCATCTGAACCGCCTTGGCTCTGAAGAAAATGAAGTTGAAGATTTAAGATGGATAAATGTCAAATGTCTGCATAATTACGATTGGGCATTCAATCATTATTCTCGCATAAACAATATCTACAATGAAAAGGTGAAACATCCATTCAGATACAAAGTTAAACAAATTTTACAGATCTTGTTTCCTTCATGGTTCTAGGATTCTCTAAAAACATGCAACGTATTGTCATTTACAGAGATGTGAACAAAACGCCTTCATCCCATAATATTGCACATAGTGTATTATGGGATGAAAGTTTCATTGATTGTGACGATATATTCATTTCACGTCTGACTGCGTGTGCAATAGATATTCTACAAACTTTTGATAAAATGATTTTTTACGGCAATGTAGATAATACATGTGCTATATCGATTTTATCATCAAATGAAGATTATGGGTTAGAAATAGATATTGAAACCAAGAACATTACTGCTAAATCTGGCAACTGGGAAACTATACAATTACCGGCGCTGCCCACAAAATATGAGAATTTAGCTTTAGCTTTACAGAAATCATTAATAGTTAAGAATATAAGAAAACTTGTATATCCTATAACACGTGAATCTTTATTGAGCACACTATCTGATGAGAATGAACTAAAGCTTTTACGTAAACGAAAAATATCAACTAAATTTGGATTCTAATGGAAAATACAGAAGGAAGAGTCAAGCATGAATATCTTGAAGCTGAAAATTATTACGAAAATCGTCCCGTAAAGTCAGGGAGAAGTACAAAAACTTGTGAACATTGTGGAAAAAGCATATCAATGGGCACTCCTCACGATGTACATCATTTTTACCCAGAATTTAACTCATATCCTACACATAAAAGCTGTTCAGCTGCATTTATCAACTCATTACTTGCACCTGGAGAAGAAGCTGATGAAGAAGAGTGGGATGAAGATTGGGACAAAAAATAATTAGAACTTTGTATAGGTCTTCATATAATTAATATGATAGACCATAATACTATAATACGACATGCAAAGAAACTTCTCGGCGATAATTTTGAATTTCGAGATGGACAATTTGAAGTTCTAGTAGACATACTAGATACTTTTTTCAAAGGAGAAAAAAATCTTTACTTATTAGATGCACCTACAGGTTCTGGTAAGTCAGTAATAGCAATTCTCTTTTCTAGTTTATTAAATGAGTATAACATGAAAGGTTATATTCTAGCATCAGATCTATCACTATTCGATCAATACTTAAAAGATATTGAACGAATTGATAGATTTGGCTATATCAAGGGTATAGATAATTATACTTGTGCAGTAAATGGCGAAAAATTTTCATTAGGTGACTGTAAATTACAGGGTGTATCTTATGAGGATGCTGAGGAACTACCATGTTTTAACGAATGCGGATATTTAGTAAATAGAAAAAAGGCAATAAAATCATATACAACGTTAATGACATATCCGTATTGGATATTGCAACGTAATTATGTAGATGGTAAAATGCAAGAACAGAATAAAAGTGTACCTTTCCCAATAAGAGATTTTACGATATGTGATGAAGCACATAAAGTTTCTGAGATTGTACAAAATCACTTTAGTCCAAAAATTAACGTAGATTTTGTACAGAAAGCTGAAGATTTTTATGCTTTTCTAAAGAAGACTGGATTTCCAGCACCTTCTAGGCAGCCATCAAGAGTAAAACGTATAATTCAAGCTTTATTAGAAGAGGAAGATAATGGAAAGCTATTTATTGTACTAAAAGACATAGAACTGTTTTTACGTGATTATGCAAGAGCAGCAGAACCTATGAAAAAAGAAGCTGCTTCTAGATTTCCATCTACTAAAGCTATACCAAGAGATTGGCGAGCTGCCTTTGCCCAAGCGGATTTCATATCAGATTCACACTGTAAATTTGAAGACTATAATCACATTATCTCTCAGGTTGGGGTAGATTTTATTGTTAAGAATCCTCAAGAAGGAGGAGCAGTTTTTAATTGTCTAGAAGAATCTTACATGATGAATAGACACTTTCATGAACAAGCTAAGTTCAAGCTTTTAATGACTGCTACTATGGGCGATCCTAAAGATTTCATGAAGACTATAGGAGCAAGTAAAGTTAAATACATGAGAATGGAATCGAAGTTTGATTTCAATAATTCTCCTATCTTTTTCTATCCCGACAAACGTATGAGTATGGCTAAACGTGAAGCTAACTTTGATTGGATGAAGGATAAAGTCAAAGAACTTCTACGATCTCATGAAACCGACAGTGGTATAATTCATAGTGGTTCATATGAAATATCGTCAAAATTATTTAATGCATTAGACTTTCAAGAACAACAGAGAATTATTCTCTATAGTAATTCAAAAGAAAAGGATGACGCATTAAAACGATTCAATGACATACCGAATGCTGTATTAATGGGGCCTTCAATATTAGAAGGCTTAGACTTAATGAATGAGAAATCACGATTCCAAATTTTCTTAAAAGTACCATATCCATCATTAGGAGATAAGTTTGTAAGTGCAAAGCTTAAATATATGCCAGAATGGTACAACTGGAAAACATGTAATGCAATACTTCAAGGAGTAGGTAGAAGTATACGATCAAAAGATGATTGGGCAATAACGTACTTCTTAGACGGATGCCTCTCTGATTTATTCAGAAATAGCAGAAATAATTTTCCACCAGAATTTCAAAAACGTATAAAAATAATAAGATGAAAAGTACAGGAATGAGCATATATGCTTATGAAGACGAAAAAGCAGCTCAGTTGAGAGAATTAGAAATACAGAAACGTAAATTAGAACACGATTTAGTTCTACTACAACGTAAGATTGAAGCATTAACCGTGGAAATCTTGTATATCGAAGAATCTGAAGCTGAAGCTAAGATTCAATTTTTAGATGAGCATAGAACATGATAACCGAATATAGAAAATATCAGTGTCCTTGCTGCAGTTTCGAAACTGAACGTTCAGTACAGACTATAAGAGAACTTGCTCAACTGAATATGTACAACATCTATTGCCCTAAATGCGTAGAAATAATGGAAATCTTACCAGACATATATTACGTTCAATTTGACAATGATGGTGAACCCGACATTTCAATTCTACCAAATGAGAAAAATTTACCAGATATTAGTGACTTTATCAATATTTTATGACCTCGACAGAATTTAATACAAAATATGCATATTATTTAGAGGAACGACATTATGGATGTGCTCTTTTAAACGAAGAAGCGATCGATTTTCTCGACTCAGAATTTTTAGAACTTGTTAAGATACCAGGCTTTAAATATTCCCAAATAAAATCTAAATGGAACTACTTCTGCTTTTATGCAGATAATGTACCAGTAGATAAGATTCTTGAAATAGAATCTAATTTGAAAAAAATACACAATAAAAATGCTTAAATGTATAGAGCTCCTAAAAAAACGGAGCTTAAATGGAAGATATTAAACTACTTAAAGCTTCTATAGATTTTTTCGATTCAAAGAATGGCAGTTTGCATCATGCACCATTTTTAGTCAGAATTGCTAATGCATTTTTATCTGATGAAAAGAAAACGGAAAAAATAATGAGAGAACTTCTTTACGATCCAATCTTATACGATGAGATACAGAAGAAGATTTTGCCTTATTTTGCTATCGAAAAGCCAATCTCTGGATTCAAAATTTTATGGGATCAGTTTAGAGGAAAGTTAGTAAAATTTCAGTTTCAAGATCCTGTCAATTTCGATATCATTCTTGATGCAATTCTAAACAAAAGTTTCATTTTTACATACGAAGAAGGTGTAAAAAAGGGAAATATCTTTAATGAGATAAAGATACATTTTCAGTTTGAAAGTAAAGCTATCGATGAATTGTTAATAGCTATATACAGTTTGAATACTCAAATAGGCAAAAACCCTAGCGGTAAAGGTGAATATCTCTTAGACTTATTCGTAAAAAATGCGTATAAAAGTTCAGACGTTAACATAGATGAAAATGAGTATGAGATAAAATCTACTAATGCAGCTGTAGGTGAATCTCTAGGATCGAAGATAACTTATATTGAAACAATCTCTTCTATATTTGAACAGTCAGGTTGTAAATTCAACTATGAAACTTTTTCATTTGGTAAGAAGTTTAGTACAGTTTGGTCTCCCATTTTCATAAATATGACTAAACAATCTCCTGCTTCTGCTTATGAGCTCATTAAGTATCAATACGAGTTCTATATGCAGAATAACATGAACGATAAATTCATTAAAATAGTTGACAACTTTTTATTGAATCCCGATAATACTTCATTATGTGCAATATATGATGAACTATGTAGACAGTATATCATTAAGTCACTAAATGGCAAAATCATGTTAGTATTCTATGAAGTCGGAGTCGGCGAGAAAAGAGTTCCTACTGGTGATTATGTATGCTTTAATGAAAAATCTGTAACTGAGGCGGTTAGTTTTTCTGGTTCAGAAACTAGTACTGCAACGAAAATATTTTTACCGAAATCCTCTGCTACGATGAGGCCTGAAATACAATACGTGCCATGATAGACTTTTTAAAGCTTGAGATTGACATTTTAGATAATGATCACCAACGATTTTTCGAGATTTTCGAACAAATAGAAAATGAAGAAATAGATGTAACTAATGCTGTAGCGGCATTAAAAGACTATTCACGCATTCATTTTGCTCACGAAGAGCAGATAATGTTATTGCTAGATTATCCAGATTTCAAATCTCATATATGTTTGCATTCGGACTTTCTTAATAGTTTAGAATCAATGAAATGTGATAAAACAAGTGAAGAACTTGTAAATATATCGAGAAAATGGTTATTATATCATATTTCTCTATATGACTACAAATTGGCACAGTTCATAAAAGAATACTTGAAGACTGCTGAATCATTAAAAGAAATTATCTAGTCGTATCATCTTTTGTTATATTAGATTACATGAAACTTACAAAAACATTAAGAATGCATATTGATACCTTCTTTAACAAAATAAGTCCCGAAGATTTACATACTATTTCGAAAGAAAAATACAGTTTTGAAGAATTGGGAAAAATTTTAGAAGATGATCGTGTATCTTTTGGTACAGCTCAGATGCTGAAAGATGTAAAATTCCCTATAGCTAAAGGTGATTTAGGATATTTTTGCGTACTAAATGACACAAATCCATCTTGGTCTACTACACCAGAAGAAATTTACACTGTAGCGAATTACATTCCAGCCCCGACACTTTCTATTGCAAAAAAATGGTTCAGAAAAAGCCATAAGATTCACATCATTGTTAATCCAACAATCACAGATAATTGGACATTTGCATTATGCAATATTGGAAATGAATATATCGACTTACGAGGAAAAATCGTATATGATAAACATGACTATGTCTCATATGAAGATGCATTAGAACAAGCTATAGTATCTGCAATAAAATTAATAAGCAAATATGTATACAGCTAAAGAATTATTCAAACGTACTTTCATATATGTAGGAGAAGATATGTTTGAAGTATTCAGGATATTGCCTGAAGCAAATGTTTCCGATGTGAATGAAATGAAAGAAAAACTTGGTGTCGAAACGGCATTCAGGAAAGAAGGCAATCTATTTTTCGTTACCAAAATAGAAGAACCTGAGTATGAATTAATCGTAACAGAAACAACAGAATTAGTAAATAACAATTAAAAACAAATGAAAATGAAAATGAAAAAACTTTTATTTATTCTGATATCGCTATTTGTGGTATCGACTGCGTTCGCAACGACTTCAATGTCTGCAAGTACAAACACTAACATGACTGCCGAAGACGGTATAGGTGAACTACGAATTATTCGTACAACCGATGTTGGTTGGGGAAGATTACAACTCTTTATTTTTCAATCTGATTGGGACACTCTTCCTTACATTGAAAAAGGTGTACGATATCTTGAAGTAGGTGGTGACGAACCAAATGATGTTGCATATGACACTGCATATTTAGGTGATGCCGCACAATATTTTCAATACGTAGAATTAGAAAGCGGAAAAACTTACGATGTCAGTGCATATATAATTACTGAAGCCGGTACTTTCTATACTCCTGCTTTTAGGATAACGATGAAATAAAACTTTTTCTTGATTGATCTATAAAAATAAAAATAAAATATGGATCAATCAAGAATTAATCTTGCTGAACATGGAACTGCTATATTATGTGAAGAATGTTCAAATGGAACCTTTGAAAATATCGTCTATTTATATAGAATATCTAAACTGGTTACCGGATCACAACAAGATACTGTAGTACCTATGCCATCTTTTAAATGTTCAAAATGTGGACATATAAACAAAGAATTTTCAATCAAAAGTAAAGATAAACCACAATTAATTAAATAACACAATGACAACATTTTTATTAGTAGCTGTAGCGATTATTATAGTCGTTCTAGTTCTTTCGAAGAAATCTGATCCGTCTGTAGCAGAAACGCCTGTAGATGTAGTAGTAGAAGCTCCTGCTGTAGTTCAAGAAGAAACTGCCGCACCAGTTGAAACATCAGTAACCGCAGTAGATGATACTATTGCAAAGTTTGAACGTTCTCTATCCCCTGACCAAGGGAAACCTTTCGCAAACTTAAAACTTAATAATGTATCAGATCCCGGTTTTACCTCTGAACCAATCGAACAAGAAGAAAAAGCTGTAGATGAATCAAATGGTACAGTAACTGGTTCAGCCCCTGTAGAATCAGAAGTTTTGCCTGCAAAAGTTCGCAAACCACGTGCCAAAACTGTAGCTACATCAGAAACAACAGTTAAGAAAGCTGCTCCACGGAAGAAAAAAGTGGAATAAGACACACTTAATTTGAAGAAAAAAGGAGGCATTTTACGTAAAATGCCTCCTTTTCTATATGTACTTATTTTGTTATATTTTAAAATAATCAATAATAGCATAAGATGCAACTCGATAAAACTACAACCTTTAGAATACGACTAGCTAACACTGGCGAAGGAAGATTATTTCAAGCTATCATGTTAGAGCATGGCTTCAATTGGAGTTCTTTTGCTGATACTTCAATATTGCATACCCATGTAGATACACGAAGAATAAAGCCAGTTTTAGGACCGTTTATTTTTGTAGCAGATATGCAAATGTCATTTAGCAATGACATACAATATTTCAATGAACATCAATATACTGAAATTAATTATCAAGATTTTATTTCAGAATTTAATACAATAAAGAACTTCAAATGAAGAAATTAACTTTACAAGATTTACGAGATAATGGACTGATAATTTATGAAGTTATCGCTGGTTCACACGCATATGGTACTGCAACAGAAACTTCTGATACAGACATACGTGGTGTATTCATGCAACCTATCGATAAAATTCTTGGATTAGAATATGACGATCAAGTATCTGATGAAATGAACGATATCACATTCTACGAATTAGGAAAATTTTTGGAATTAATATACACTAACAATCCTAATATCATAGAGCTTTTGAATACACCTGAAGATTGTGTAATTTATAAAGCACCAATATTCGATATGATCCTCGAAAATAGAGATAAATTTATCTCTAAGCTCTGTAAAAATTCATTTGGTGGGTATGCTACTCAACAAATAAAGAAAGCTAGAGGATTGAACAAAAAGATTGTTAAACAGTTCGATGAAAAACGCAAAAGCATTTTAGAATTCTGTTTCGTTCAATGGAAGCAAGGCTCTATTAACGTTAAAGAGTACTTACGAATGAACGACATGGTACAAGATTGTTGTGGATTAGTTGCACTACCTCATATGAAAAACACATACGGTGTATACTATAATCGTAATCAATTTCTTGCTAGAGAACAAGGCATTCTCATATCTGATTACTATAGAGGTATTGTTTCAGACGAAGAAACTGCGATGGATGTAAGTCTTAGTAATATTCCAAGTGGTATAAAACCAGATTTCTTAATGCAATTTAACATGGAAGGTTATTCTGTATACTGCAAAGAATATAAAGAATACTGGGAATGGGTTGCCAAAAGGAATGTTCACCGTTTCAATGATAACATGTTGCACGGAAAAGGATATGACGGTAAAAATTTAGCACATACTTTACGTTTGCTTGAAATGTCATTAGAGATTGCGCAAGGCAAAGGAATAAATGTAAGACGCACAAATAGAGATAAATTGTTAGCTATCAGAAAAGGAGAATATGAATATGAAGATTTAGTTAATGAAGCTGAAGACTTGATGAAACAAGTAAATGAAGCATTTGACAAATCCGACATGCAAGAATCTCCAGATCGTGACTATATCAACAATTTACTCATATCCATGAGATGGAAAAATTGTAATGATCAAATTAGGCATGTCAAAAAAAGTAGAATAAGTAATAGACCTGAAGTAGAAAAGGGAAGGATTCCCAGGCCTAGTGCATCAAGATAATAATTCATTATGGAAAGAAAATTTAAAAGTTTGACTACAAAAAAAGAAGTCGACTTAATACCATACTTGCAACAGCAATTTATTGACCACGAAGATATAAAAATCTACGTAGGTACAGATTCGCAGAGCAGAGGAGCTTCTACATTATATGCAGTAGTAATTGTTCTACATTACGGAAATCACGGTGCTCACGTTCTTTATTCAAAGGAATTGACAAAACGTGTATATGATTCATTTTCAAGATTGTGGAAAGAAGTAGAAATCTCAATTGAAATTTCTGAGTACTTGAGAAATTCTGGAATTCAAAAACCTGAGTTTATCGATATTGACTTTAATCCTGATCCGAAATATAAATCCAATGCAGTATTACGTGCATCTTTAGGATATATTGAATCAATGGGATATAAACCTCGTTTTAAACCTGACGGTTTTGCTGCTACATATTGTGCAGACAAGATCTGTAAATAGATTTTTCATGGAAAGACTAATTGAATTGACAAAACGGCATAAAACCCAAATGTTAGAAAAGAATATTTTAATAAGCATTTACACCAATGCTTCAGGGTTTCTTTGGCAAATAATGAAAGTAGATAGTGGCACTGATTTAGGATGGTCAGACTTTAGAGGTGATTGTAAAGAATCTGGAAGTTTCACTACTTATGAAAATGCATTAGAGGATGCATTAAATTTAATTGCTAAATGTGACTTAGATCAATTTCAAAAAGATTGTCCGAAAGATAGATTTCATTGGGGTAATTACGCAGAGTGGCTTTTTCAACTTAACTGATATGAACACGGATACCAGATTAAAATATGAAAGTTACATAAAAAGTGTAACTGATGCATTTATAGCTATGCAGGCTGATAAATTCGGCGAGAACAATAATGTATATTTTTTAGTAAACTGGTCAAAAGGATTAGAATATTCAATTGATACAGATTGTAGCAAAAATACATTAGGACTATCATTTGATGAACTGAAAAAACATAATTCGGCTGTAGCAGCGCAATATTTAAAATGCAACATGCTCTTGTATGAAGATTATGTCGATAAAATTCTCATGCATGATTTAGAATTGGAAAATTACGAGGAAGAATCATGCATTGACAATAAAAACTGTGATGTTACAGAAGATGAAGACAAAGTAGACGATAAAGAGTTGGCACAAGCTAGCGAAAACGATCCTGAATTAGATGAGGAAACTGTATCAGCTAAATATCCTAGCATCTGTTACACATGTAAAAATTCACGTAAAACATGGTCGATAGCTTTACAAAATAATGGCTATGTAGGTTGCTGTTCATACGTTAAGTATGACTGTTCACATGAAATTGTAGAATCTGCGTATGAAATAGCAGAAGGATGGGTAGATTTACGATCAAGACCATTTACAAAGCCTAGCGGAATAACGACAAATATTCAGCTTATAACAAAAGAAACTAAAAAATGTTCAAAATATACAAACGATGAAAACTATTGACTTTTTCAAAGGGGAATACGCATTCCTCAGTAACTTCTGGGAATCACCAGTTACTTATGACGGAAGAACGTATGCCAACTCAGAAGGCGCATTTCATTCTATGAAAACGAATGATTCAGTTGCTAGAGAATCATTCGTATCGCTTAATCCAAGCGAGAGTAAAAAACTTGGCAGATCTGTAAATCTACGTTCCGATTGGGATTTAGTTAAAGATAGCATTATGGAAGAAGTCGTAATGGCTAAATTTTCACAAAGTGCCGAACTTACAAAGAAATTAATTGCTACCGGTGATGCAATGCTTATTGAAGGTAATTGGTGGGGAGATAAATATTGGGGAGTATGCGAAGGTGTAGGTAAAAATATGCTTGGTAAAATCCTGATGAAAGTTAGAAATGAGCTAAAAGATTTTTCAAAATTAGTGTAAAAATGAAAATTTATTTATCTAAAAGCAATAACTGTGATTATGATCAGTTGCTACGTACTAGATCCATCATAAAGAATAAGTTTGGATGTGAATTAGTAGAGTATGTAGGTGGAGAATATTCTCCTGAACCGATGTATGAATGCGACATGTTATTTGTATTGCCTCCAAAAATAGAAGGACGTGATTTCTATACCGGTAAGGGACAGTATGATACTATCAATTATTGGCGTAAGAAAAATGGAAAGAAAAATGTTTGGTTCATAGCAGATTCTACACCAGATCATCTAGTATTAGATACATCGACTTTGGGACAAGTTGTCCGTAAGAATTGGCAAACTGAGTATTGCAAATACATGATGCCAGATAAACGACTTATCGTAAATAGTATGAATTTTGCGTCATTTGTAGAAAAAGAAAACACGGGCTTAACTGCTCCAGTTCCTGTTAACACTAATATAGATATTTTAGATAAGTATTCACAATTTGATTACGATATAATTTTATGACACTAACAAATCAAATCATATTCGATGCTATTGAATATGGTAGAACTTTACCTGAAGGGAAATCTACAGACAAAGCCGTTATCGATTTCATGGCAATCCTTAAATCTGCACCTAAGAAAGCTAGGAAGATAAAAGTATTCGACTATTCTGATACATTCATGGACGAATTTGAAGAAGTGTCCGGTGAGACTATAGAACATTCATTGACGGCATTTCTTGAAGATTACATAAGAGATATGTTCGAGTTTGACTCATGGGATAACCTCGATTCTTATTCTCAATATATTCTTGTTCATGATACAGTATATGAAATTTTCATAGATGAGAATGACTGTGAAGAAGCTACTAACAGTCATAGAATTCTAAACTGGTACATTCAAGATGTTACGAAGATAGGCCAAATTGACCTAGAAAAACACAAAATTATCAAAGCGTAATTTTCTATGCGTGTTCATTATGTTATATTAGATTATAAAAACAATTTAAAAAAATAATCAAATGAACACAATTTTCAAAGATCACGCAATTGCATTGTATAATGCGTATGTAGCAGACGGTAGTAACATCGATAAAACTGCCAAGTTAAATCAAATCACGAATACTGAATGTTTCAATATCGTGAAGATGGGTGAAAAATACAGCAAAGGACTTAACAAGTAATAATCTTTAACCATCCAATCGGTCGGAAATATTGTACCAGTCGACCCTAGTTTAAAGCTTTAGTAATAAAGAAGCGTTGATGTAGAAATACATAATCGACCAAAATATGGACCGAGATTTGCAACGTACTAGGACTATCTACAAACTCTAGTAAATTAACGAAGAGATGATAGGGTATAATACGGTTATTTTTTCTTAAAGCTATGATAAAGATACGTTCTAAATTTTTACCAGTTTTTGCATTTATTTTATTACTTGCCACACTAGGAGAAATACAGTGCATCTACAAAGGTATTACAGCTTTTTGTTCGGGTGAAACCAAAAGGGGTTCATATTATTCTCTAGCATTTGTAACATTAACGGGTTCTGTTATAGGCTATTTTGAGATTCCAGAAATTTCTACCCCTGCTCCAATTTACTATGAACCCGATGATTCTACAACTAAATAATAATTAATATGCAAATTACTGATAATATTGCAGTTTTATGGAAACATAAACTCGATGACAAGAAGACAAATTGTATTCTTATAGTCAATGATAGCGAAGTTACATCGCAATCAAAATGTGTACACGGTGATCAATACAGCTACGCTGTCGGTCGTAAAATTTCATTGAAAAATGCTATGTCGATGACTACATTGTCGAAATCTGAACGTACATTAATCTGGACTTCGATTATGGACAAAGGCGTAAAGCTCTACGACAAGAAAAAGAAATAAAAATATATTGCCAAGAAAATGTAAAATGCCTGAATTTTTTAATTCAGGCATTTTTTTATTTCCGAGGTTTACTCTTCGCATCAAAATATGTTATATTTATCTATAAAATCAAATATATGTTAGAAGTAGGTAAATTATACGCCGGAAAAGAATTCAGAACAAATAGACCTATCAAAGGTACTTATTACAAAGATGCTGAAGAATTCGATTCTATTGTTCTCATCGATAAGTATGAAATTCATCATCTTGTCACAATCGATTCTTTCACTGAAGTCGAAGCAGTAAAAGATCCCGTTCTGTATAGATTTCTGATAAACTGCAAGTTTGTTTATTTTCCAGACGGTAACTATGCTGAGAAACCGAATTATGCAGTATTCATAAAAATCGAAGAGGATGACATAATGGAAGATGCCATTATTTATCAACTCAAACAGCTTGGATTCAATGATGTAAGACCAGCCTCGTTAACATTTACTGCCCAAGCTATTGATTAATGCAGCTTATAAAATTTCATAATGTAAAGTATTATCGAGGGGGAAGTAAAGTACCTTATAGATTACGTTTTAATCAGAATTTTTCAAAGATTATACGAAATTCTGAACATTATAATGATAGGGAACTTATTGATAGATTAAGCCTCATAACTAATGGTCAAGTTATTCCATCAATTACTACCTCAATAAAAAGATACGAATTAAACATACAATATGCCAAAAATTTATAAAGTAGGAGGAGTAGTAAGAGATGCTCTATTAGGTATCGAAAACAAAGATGTCGATTTCACTTTTGTACTAAATGAACAAGAACGTATAGTTCCTGGCTTATGCAGTGAATTAACTGTCACTGAAGGTTTCAACGTCATGTATGAATGGATGAAAGAACGCAAATATAGTATCTTTCTTTCTACTCCAGAAATGTTTACTATTCGCGCTAAATTTCCACATGGTCATATTTATGACGGATTAGTTGCTGATTTTGTATTAGCACGAAAAGAGCTCGGTTACATACCCGATACAAGAACTCCTATCTTAGCACTGGGTACTTTAGCTGATGACTTAGAACGAAGAGATTTTACTGTCAATGCAATGGCAGAAGATGAAGAGGGCAAAATTATCGACTTATTCAATGGCAAGCTTGCATTAAGTAATCGTATTTTGATTACCCCTATCGATCCAAAGATTACTATGATGGACGATCCATTACGTATCTTGCGAGCTATGCGTTTTTCTATCACAAAAAACTTCGATATCCACGTAGATATTTGGGAAGCTATGAAGCAACCTGCTATCCTCGAAAAACTTGGAAAGACTGTGAGTAATGAACGTATAAGAGAAGAAGTTAAGAAGATGATGAAACATGATACAGTCAAAACTTTAAAACTGTTGAATTTAGTAGAATCAACATATATTCCGGGCTTTCTTGATCTAATATTTAGAGATGGAACTTGGTTAGAACCAACAAATAAAAAATAAAATGAGAAAGAAAAGCGATTTCTTAGATTATCGTTCAACTCGTCGAACCTCGATTATTTTGATCGTACAAATTGTTTTATCTATTCCAGTTATTTGGATGGGTATAACTTCTACAATTCAGGAGTTCAAAGCTCCAAGTATGACCAGAACTGAGGTTACATTACGTATTCCGCAAACTTTCATGTTGAATTTCATTTCAGATGAAGAGTTTCTGCGAAATAAAGAATTGAAAAGAAAAAACAATGAGTAGTGTAGAACAAAATTTTATCGTAGTTAATGACTGGTACGGCAATCCTGTAATTATACCAGCAGACAAAATATGTCTCATTCAACAAAATGCAGATGAAAAACAAGAACCGTATATAACTTTATGGATGTCTAATGCAAAAGAAGTACGTTTAAAGTGTACTGCTAAAGTATTCGCAGAAAAACTTCAAGATAATCATTACGTCACGACAATAACACTTGTAAAAATTGCCAGTACTACACAATCCACTGATGGGGCGGTAGAACCACTTGAAAGTGGAAAAATCATAAGGAAAATTGAATAATTATGCCATATTTACAGATTCAAGGAGTAGTATTTAAACGTGGTCTTGAAGGTAAAACCTGTCCAAAGTACGTTAGACGGCCATCGATTCTATATGATGCATATAAAGCTGGCAAGAAAGAACGTAAAAGAATAGAAAAAGAAACAAAATTAAAAATAAATGATAACGATAACAAAAAAGGATAGAGCTTTGATGGTAGCTGAGTTGGTTCATAAAGGCCAGACTTACGATATCTACCCATATGCATATCATGTAAAGCGTGTAGCTGAAATCGCTGAGATTTTGGGATTTGATGAAGAAATTGTTATTGGATGTATTTTACATGATGTATTGGAAGATACTCATTTATCGTTCAATGATATTAAGAAAGCATTCGGTAAAAATATCGCAGAAATAGTATTCTGTGTAACTGATGAATTAGGAAGAAACCGGACAGAAAAACATGCCAAGACTTATCCTAAAATTCGTGGAAACTGGAAAGCAACAGCTGTCAAAATATGTGATAGAATTGCAAATACTATTCAAAGTAAAGAATACAACAAAGATAAGTTCTTAATGTACAAAAATGAATATGCAGAATTCAGAAATGCTATTCAATGCACAGAACATCCGATCGACGTATTAAAAGCATGGGAATATCTTGAACGAATAATGGAGGCTGAATGAGTACAGAAGGAAGTTTAAAGGCAGTAATTGTAGCAGGAGTAGGAAATCTCATAATAAGTGCAATTAAGTTGATAGTATCATTCATTACTGGAAGTGCTGGAATGTTCGCTGAATCTATTCACTCTTTTGCTGACACTGCAAACCAAATTCTTTTAATCGTGGGCTCTAAACGTTCTAAAAAAGAACCTGATGAACAACATGCATTTGGTTATGGCAAAGAGGAATATTTTTATGGACTGTTAGTAGGAGTTTTACTATTCTTTGTTGGTGGTTTATATTCAGTATATGAAGGCATTCATAAGATAATAGAACCAGAGGGCCTTTCAAATATGATGTGGATTTTTATCGTTCTAATTATATCGATCATCATTGAGGCAAATTCATTCTATGTTGCATTCAAACGATTCAAAATGGATAAGCATAGAAAAGTTAGTTGGCTAAATCATCTTAAAAATTCAACTGATGCTAATATATTCGTTATCATAATTGAAGATTTTGCTGCCCTTACAGGATTAGTTATTGTACTACTTTCTACTACATTAGCTATATGCATATCTCCCGTATTTGATGCAATTGGATCGATCACTGTTGGATTACTTTTATTATCATCCTCATATTTTTTGAGTAACGAATTTAGAAAATTAATGATTGGTGAAAGCATATCAAGGGAAATGAGAATGCATATAAAACAGATCATTAAATCGTATCCAGATGTTAAGCATATAAATAACATGCGATCTGAATACAATGGCAATAACAAATTTATTCTTGCTATGTCACTTGATTTAGAAGATGATATTCATGTATATAAAGTAGAATCTATTATTTCTGAAATGAAAGCTGATATTACCGCAGCATATAGTAATGCAGAAATGATATACATTGAAACCTCACATTCACATTAATATGAAACTTGATTCAGAAATTCTAGCTCAAAAAAATTCACCTTATTTAGGGAAAGAAATTTTTGTATGCAATTATTTACATTTTGATTTTGATCTATGTAGTAATGGAGCATATAGACATACTGTTCCTACAAAATGTATACTCGTACCAAAATCTGAATCACCTTCTGTTAAACAACTTTATGGTTCAGAGAATGCTCTCGTGAAATTAACTAAAAAGGGTGTACGATGCAAATCTATTGTGCAGATTTATGAATATAACGAACAACTATACGCTTGGGGTAGAAGTGGAAATTCATTTAAACCGACACCGTTCGTTGCATGTTTCGATAATGCAGATGAATGTCTGGAACATTACAGAATGCAATGTAGAGCTGTTATAAGTACTATTGAAGACAATAAGAAAAGATTGGATGATAAGATTGCCGAATTAATTGTAACTATTAACACTGTCAAAATTTAATCATGGATAACTGTATAGATTGCCCATATCATGTTCTATTACATGATCCAGACCCTTTCGATTGGTTCTGTGACGATGATTGTGCTGTAGCATGTACTCTCAAAGAAAACGATAAAAAAGATGAGGGCTCAAAATATCTCGCAGATAGACAAAATTACAAGCTTATAACATCTAGCTGTAGACCATACAACAAACGTAAAGAATGTTCAACTCCTGATTGGTGCCCTAAAAAATGACAACGATGCAAATTTTATACTGGATTCTAGGTACATATCTTGTACTTGCAACCATATTCTTTATCGGTAACTATATCGCCGAAAAATATCCTACATCCAAACTTGGAAAATGGTGGGACAAGAATATTACACATGATATAGATAATGATCAACTTTAAACGACATGACAGAATTTTTTAATTTTCTAAATGGACAATCTGGAGACAGATTATTTGGATACTGTATTTTCATACTAATAGCTCTATCACTATTAACTTCTATGGTTGTTAACGTGGTTTCAGCATTAACGAAAAAGACACGTATAAAAAGGGACCATAATATTACTGTAAAAACAAAAAAAGATGAGTAATTTTTTATTATCAGCTCCTTTATCATCTCCATTTGACGGTATGCCAATGATAGTTTTCTTTATTTTTTGTTTTATTGCATACGCTGCATTTAATATCATTTCGAATTGCATATTTGCATGCTATAGTAAAACAATCAAAATATACTTGCGAAAGTCGCATAAATATGATTCTAAAGTTGATCCTATTTATAAACTTGCATATACTTGGGATGATTGGCATATTGAAAAATATGCATTACAATGGACTTCTATTGAATCATTAAACATTTTGATATACATTTTATGTCCTATACCGTTCGAAATAAAAGGATGGAGATATGAAATGGTTAATAGACATCCTGTAGACTATGCTTCAATAGAGCATGAAATTAATGATCTATGTGCTAAATATGAAGAGCTAGATGCTATCTCTAATACTGAATACAATAGACGACTATCAAAAACTCAGAAGATTGAACAGAAAATTGAAAATTTAAACAAAACTTACACAGAAAATTATGAATGATAAACCTCTAGAATGTATCATAGTATACTCATTAATGGTAATATTCGCTATAGCTATTTTTCTATGTGGAATTGCATTCTTACGTTTTTTATTGTCATATGTTGTTCCAAAGAAGCTCATTATTAAGATAAAACTGCCTAAAGCTAAACGGTTCATAGGAAGACACACGCCTATCTATGAAATTTACAGGAAGCATGGCGGATACTATGTAAGAAAATTTGTATTAGACTATCATCAAGAATTTACTATTTACGATCTATGGATATTCTGGCCAACAGATTTCTATAAGTACTACTATAAACAAGTCGGTGAATACTGGATTCATAATCATCGAAAAGATGTAGACGATGACTTTATTACTAACTCTTTAACAGGTACTCCTGAATCACTATATGAACGTTATGATGCTGAGTATCAAGAGAAGTATAATATTGATAACATAAAAACTACTAAGCTAACAGACAAATTAAACAGTTTAAATTCTACTTTCAATTCGAATTACATTAAATAAACATAATTAAAAAACAAAAACATGATTGCATTATTAGCGTATTGGTGGGTGCCAGTAGTTGTACTAGCCCTTGTATTTTACAAGTTCATCTTAAGAGTATTCTTTGGGATGATTATTATTCCTGAAGATAAGATTGGTCTTGTCATCAAAAAATTCGTGCTATTCGGAAAAGAAAAATCGTTACCCGACGGTAAAATTATCGCATTAAACGGTGAAGCAGGTTATCAAGCTGATACATTAGCACCAGGTTTGTACTGGTTTAAGTGGATTTGGCAATATGAAATTAAGCAAGAACCACTTACTGTTATTCCAAAGGGTAGATTAGGAATCATTTCCGCAAAAGATGGACAGAAATTACCGGATGGTACTATGCTTGCTCGTAGTGTAGACTCTGACAATTTTCAAAATGCCAGACTATTCTTGAACAATGGCGGTAAACGTGGTAGACAACTTGGGTATCTTAATACTGGTGTATACAGACTTAATACTTTATTGTTCGATGTATTCCAAACTGATATTGTATCTATAGAAGATGGAATGATAGGTATTGTTACTGCATTAGATGGTGTACAATTAGGTGCTGGTAATATTGCTGGTCCAACTATCGATGGTCATAATAACTTCCAAGATTTTGAAACATTCTTAGCAAATGGCGGAGAAAGAGGTATGCAAGAGCAAGTTATTCAGGCTGGTACATATTCACTTAACCCATGGGCAGTGGAAATTGAAAAGAAACCGATGACTGAAATCGGAATTGGTACTGCTGGAGTAGTTATATCATTTGTTGGAAAAGAAGGTGAAGATGTAACCGGAGCAAACTTCAAACATGGTAACATCGTGAAAAAAGGTGAAAAGGGTGTATGGATTGAAACTTTGAATCCAGGTAAGTATCCGATTAATCCTTATACACATAAGATTGAAGTTGTGCCTACTACAAATCTTGTATTAAATTGGGCAAATGCAAGAACAGAATCACATAACTTGGATAAGAATCTGAATACTATTACTGTTCGTTCAAAAGATGGTTTCCCATTCAACCTTGATGTATCTCAGATCATTCACGTTCCATCTACTGAAGCTCCTAAAGTTATTGCCCGATTCGGATCTATGCAAAACATGGTATCACAGGTTCTTGAACCAACAATCGGTAACTATTTCCGAAATTCTGCTCAAGATGCAGATGTTATCGAATTCTTAGGCCACCGTCAAGAGAAACAAGGTGACGCAAAAGCTAAAATCTCAGCAGTATTAGAAGAATATAATGTACATGCCGTTGATACACTAATCGGTGATATTGTTCCACCTATCGAACTTATGAAAACTCTTACTGACCGTAAAATTGCTCAGGAACAAGAGGTTACATTTGAAACACAAAGAAAAGCTCAAGATATGAGAAAAACTTTAGCATCTGCTGAAGCTATCGCAGACATGCAAAGAGAAGTTGTAAATGCTCAACAACAAGTTGAAATTTCACAACGAAATGCAGAATCTGAAGTAAAAAGAGCTGAAGGTGAAGCAAAAGCAATTAAACTTAAAGCTGGAGCTCAAGCTGAAGCTAAAAAGGTTAATGCAGATGCTGAAGCAACACAAATTGAACTTACCGGTAAGGCTGAAGCTACCAAGATCGAAGCAATTGGTAGAGCTACTGCTGAATCTTACAAATTGCAAGTTGATTCTATGGGTCAAGATAATTTCGCCAAGTTTAAGGTGATCGAACAAATCGGTATAAACAACGTGAAAATTATTCCTGAAGTCCTTGTTTCGGGTAATGGTGAAGGAGGAAATGGAGCATTAAATGGTATATTAGGTATGGAAGTTTTAAAGATGGTCCGTAACTCTGATGAAACGACAAAACCATTGACTAAACCAGACGTTAAAGAATAAAAATACCTTTCTTAATATCAAAAGGAGTATCGTGGCGATACTCCTTTTTTTTTGTGTGAAAATATATGTTATATTTTTATAATAATTCAGAACTAAAGCAATATGAATATCCAAAGTCTTAGTATCGTTGTTCCGACGAAGAACAAATGTATAAATCACTGTAAATTTTGTGTTAGTAGAACTCATACTAATCCATACAATGACGTTATATCTGCGTTGATTAAACCGAATTTTAAAGAGTTTAACACATCTTTAGCCAGAAGACATGCATTAGATAAAATAATTTCTAAAGACTCTCAGTATTACAAAGATTATTTTAATCGATTGCAATTTGCTAGAGATAACGGCTGTAACACAGTAGTATTAACTGGTACAGGTGAACCTATTCAAAATCCACAATTCTTAGATTTCTTCTCTGAGATCAATTCAAGATTGACTTCACCATTTAAAAGCATCGAACTACAAACTACCGGTGTATTACTGGATAAATCAAATTTGACGCATTTACGTCGTATTGGAGTTACTACTATTTCATTTTCAATTTCAAACATAGTTGATAATTTACGCAATTTAGAATTAATAGGATGTGCCAAAAGTACTGAATTTAATGTATTCGATAAAATTGCCCTTGCAAAAGAGTTAGATTTCAATATCAGATTATCTATAAATTTAGTTAATGACTTCGATAACTATAGTCCAAAAGCGATAATCGACAGATGTAAATTTCTAGGAGCTGATCAAGTAACATTCAGAAAACTCTATAAATCTGAATCGAACTCAGAAATCGATAAATGGATAGATGAGAATGCGAGTAAGCATTTCTATAATGCTATCGTAGAGTATGTGAAAACTTCATACAGATTATTGACTATTTTACCATTTGGTGCAAATCTATATGACATAGATGAAATGTCTATATGTGTAGATGATGATTGCATGGCATCTGAAATAAAAGATACGTACAAGTATCTGGTTCTTAGAGAAAATGCAAAATTGTATTTCAGATGGGAAACAAAGTCATCCCTAGTATTTTAAAATTTTTAAAAAATAATATATGTTAAAACGTGAACAAATTTTAGACAAACAGAATTCTCTTATTGATGAAAATAAAGCACTATGGAATAAAATCCAAGAAGCTAAATATGCGGTCAATCGTAAACTAGAGCAATTTGGATTCATTAATCAATTAGAATCTTTAGGCGAATGTATTTCTGCTCTTGCATTTATTAAAAATCAATCTATTGTAGGTGCTGAAGCTGCTAAAGAATTGGGTTTAGAAGTTGCCGTAGACAACACGTTCTTGGGCTATTCTATTAAAGATTGGTCAGACGATGTAAAAACTAGAGCTGAACAAATCAAAAATATTTTACAGTATCAAAAGAACGAACAAGCTATCCATGTATTGGAAACACATCTTTCACCGGACGATAAGTTTACCCGTGACATGATCGAGCTTGAAAGTTTGCTTTCTGATGATTCAGCATTAAAAGAATCTATCAACAATTAATGGAAAAGGAATCAGTTTATACTGATATCCATCTCAAGGAAAAAGACTATCATGCCGATAAGAATCTCGAATTCTTTTTGATACAAGAGCAGAAGGCATTAAAGATGTTAGAAGAAGTAAAAAACTTCCACACATCTTTCATGCTTTCTAAAACAGTAAGCTTTAATCATATCTTAAGCATAATTGATCGAGTAAATTGGGTCGATGTGACCGGAGGTTTTAGAGAATCACGATGGTACTCTAAATTGAAACTGAATATGTATATCCCATGTATTGCTGAATTGTCTGAAGATCATTTTATTAAGCTAACTACTGAACAGCAATTGGCAATGAAAGGTAATAAGAATAAAAGCATTGATGAAGTACTTGGATGGAAAGTAGCATCTAAAATATATGATGTTGCTAAAAGACGTCGATATGAAATAAATGATGAATTTGATGATCTAGCTCGTAAAATACGTGAAGAATTTAAAATTCAGACATATGTCGATAAATTATGCCATGAAGCAGATCCGGCTATGGATAAAGATGCATATTATGCCAAAGTGAACGGCGTAAAAAAACTTTTAAACGAAAATTATAAGGAACGTATCAATTCTTTAGTCTTAAAATATAGAAAATTTTTAGTTCTAGAGAATGCCAAGAAAAAGTTTATATTGGTCGATAACAATACCCCGGTATGTCTGCCAAATCAAAAAGACATAAAAGTATCTATAACTAGTGATCAAACTGAATGTTTAATCACGTCTGATTACTATTCTAGTGTAGATAACTGGAATCATGCTCCTACTTGGTTAGGTAAAAGAGTAATTACGAATGAAGATTTTACAGTATGGTACAATATAAAAACTAATGAGTATGCTAGACACACTCATACATATTCACGAGAAACCGAAGAAATAAGACGATGAATGAACAATTATACATACCGCAGACAATAAAAGTTGGGTATAATGAAAGATCGGATACTTACACTGGCAAATTAGCTTATGTAGTGTATATTGATCAGAAAGGCAAACTACGCAAAGAAACATCTTGGAAAGATTGGATTCAGTCTAAACTAGGTGTAGATGATTTCGATAATTCACCATTATCTGGATTCGTTCTAAATAAAGGTGTAGGTGGAGCAAGAGAACGTTGGGGTTGGAATGCCCGTAATGAAAAGATTAGAATTTACGATCCAAGAGGATTTGAGTTTGAAATAACTATTGCAAACCTTCTTTTCATCTTATCGGAAACAACTTCATTCCAAGGAAAAGGACTTGATGGTGATTTCGTATATGCATGGGATAAATCTGATCTCGTTTTGATTCCTACTTGTAGTTTAGAATATAAGAAATCGAAAGAATTTACTTCTATTCAAGCCAAGAAAGTAAAATCATCTGAAATGATTATTGGTGGAGAATATGAAAACAAAAAACAAGAGCCTGTAATCTATCTCGGCAAATTTATGCATTATGATTATCGGACTTGGAGCTCATCATCTGACTGTACACCTTCTAAGAAACACGTAGTATATAACGTTAAACGTCAAAATTATGAAGCTAAATCTGATTTAACATCTATAGCATCAGAAATAAGTTCTACACCTGTATCTAATCTTTCAGATCTGATAGAAAAATTATTACTTCAACCATGTTTCGGAGTTGTAAATAAGTTCTGGACAGAAGATGTCAAATTAAGCTTTAAATCAACATATCGTAAACCAATAGCGGATGACCAAGATTATGTACTACCGGATAAAGTGTATATAAAAACTGATGGTCCGTTTGGTAATACATTCGATGTTTTCAAGTTTACTGCTCATAAAATAAAAAATGAAAACCACGCGAATGGATATTATAGTTATGGAGAGCGCAACTATACATTTAAAACGTTCACACTTACCAAAGTAAGTACAATAGAATTTGATCTATTCGGTGAAATAATCATAAAAGAACTTTCTAAGAAAGTGATCACACTGTATGACAGAACAGATTTACCGACATTACCATTTGTCAGAATAGCACTCAAACTAAAAAATAATTCAAAAACAACTATACACATCAATTAAAATGGCAAATAACGATCAAAAAATTCACGATCTGCTTAAGTTAGCAGAAAAGAAAAGAGCAGAGATTAAGAAAATCGAAAAACCTACATGGTTGACCAACTGCTCATTCAGTTTTAATCCTGAACTTTCTAGTACCAGAGTTAATCTACACACTATTCAACAAGTAGCACAAATTGTAGAAATGTGGGCATTCTTATTAATGAGAGCTGATTATTTCGAAAAAGCGGCCGGTGAATTGAATGTAAAGAAAAGTGACTATGTATGGCAAGGCTATCCTATCGATCAATGGAAGACAGACTTGCAATTGCGCATAGACGTAATCGGTGTTTCAAAAAAGAAAAAGCAACTAGAGCTTATTGAAGCTGAGTTGGGAACTTTATTATCTCCTGAAGAAAAAGAAAGACAAAGATTGATCGTATTAGAAGAACTTTTATCGCAAGATTAATGGACACTGAACTAAGATGCTCAATATGCAATAGAGAAGAATCACACGATCCGCATAATAGAGTCTGGATCAGCACTGAGGGTATGCATCCAGGCAATCTATCAGATATCATGAACGACAAAAAATGTTGCTTCAATTGTGCATTTTGGATTGAAAAAATTCAATTATTCGACGAACATACTTATATCGTGGATGGCACTAGATATCATGGCAGTGGTGAACTTTCAGGAGTAACTCGTTTTGCAGGTCACGGTGGTAGAAAATTCTACATAAAGATGAAAGATGGTTCTTTTAGATATACGAACAACTTATGGCGTCAAGGAGACGTACCGGAAGAGTGGAGAAAATATCCTGAACTACAAGACAACGCAACTTTTATAAAAGAAGATGAATATGAACGAGGAATCGCAGAAAGCAAAGCCTAAATTTTCAACAGTAGTAACTTTATTGTTTTATCCATCTGCTGTTGAGTGGATGTGGAGCTATTGTACATATCTAGGTCCATTTACTGATAGTAAAGGTTGTAATTATGATCTGGGCATTTTTATGGACGATATCGAACCTTGTGCTGCAATCGTATATGGAGATGTGCCTGGACAATATATGTCTGGTAGTGTAGATAAATTCTTAGAAAATGAAGTCTATCGTGAAATGTATAATCGTGCTAAAAATCTAAAACTTATCGTATGAGAAATTATACATTAACTGAATTTGAATTGAAAGAGCTTCTCGGAAAAGACTGGGAAGCTCAAATAAAGAACACAAATATTAAGTTGCTCCGTCGAAAAAGAATGATGGATAGTTTAGATATGAATCATAAGTACTATCATGAAGATACAGACGGTGGTTATGAGACAAATTTCTTCGAGCTTAAAATCTTAAGTGTAATTGATGCAAATGAAGGGTTAATAGAAACAATAGAACCAAACTCTTCTGGTAGTCGTACTCATACTATGAGAATCGAACATATTTTGACACAGAAAGAGTTTATAGAAGATCATGGAGGTCTTGTAATGCCTTCAGAACTAAATGTATCATCATGGGCAGATAACTTATCTAATGATATGATGTTATGAGTAAATTTTATGACAAAATAAAGAAATTTTTCGGAGTCGAAAAAACAGTGAGTTCTATAAAAGAACATGAGATTATAAATGTGAATGTAAAGCATATTCCAAGTGTAATTCCCGCTTCGTTAGAAGAAAAGAGAGAGAAACATTGGATAAAAGAAAATGAAGCAAAAGCCGTCTCATATCCAAATGATCAACCGTGGATACGTACAGAACCCGTTAAAACAGGTCGTGGCCCATCAGGTTCTGATGGAATATCGGGATCGTCAGGTTTTTATCAGAAAGAGTTCGATTCGAACTCGAATAGGAATAATATTTACAACCCTAAAGTGAGAGAAACAAAAACTATATCTACTACATCAGACAAGATTTATGTAAGTGTCAGTGCACAAGTTGGTCACCCAGATTTCAGATATAAATATCAATCAAGATCAGATGGAAATTATGTCTATGAATATCGTGGTAATAAACCACTTGAAATTCCTCAACTATTAATTGGGTATAATTGGGTAGAAATGTATAGTCCAAACAATGTTACGACAGTCAAAAAAAGTTCTGTTTTTTCTGATGAAGTAAATACGTTAATCGACAAGCTTGATCTCTTCATGTAACCCAGAACTTTTGCGGTCGTTGAATACAATAATTATCAGATCATTTAGTGGTAAAGTATGCTATTCAAGACTTAGTATACTAAGCGTTCTCAAGTAATAATTAAAAAACAATTTATGTTCGATCTTTTTAAATACATAGTCGATAATTCTGATAAAGTATTTGGTGCTATTATCGTAATCGGTTTTGGTGTATACATCGTAAAAACCATGTTAGAGAAAGACTAACACATTTTCTCTGTTCATCATTTTGTGTTATTTTTATTTATTCTAAAAAAATAATCAAATGAATGAATATCTATTTTTAAAACCTGGAGACGTTATTTTTTCTCGTTCTGAGAATTCATCTTTTCATAGAGATGAAAAATACACGATATCTCAATGTTTTGCTACTAAGCGGGGCCTCGAAATTTACGTTCAAGATAAGCGTGGATATGATGTTCCGCTTAAAGTGTGTGATTACGAATTATCGGGTAAGACATACGATGCCGTAGTAGAGAGAAAAAATGAAGCTCTCATTGAACTTATCTGGCAGACGCAAGCCACTCCTGAAATCTTCTTAGGATGGGAAGATATCCCATGTTCTACTGGAGAACTCGTAAATTCTCATAATTCACGATGCCGTAAATCAGTAGAATTTATTATTACTAATCGATGTATTTTTGGCTCATATCCAAAAGCAGTTGCATCTATTGCTGCAGTAACATATAGCAAACTAGGAAGAGTTGTTACTAATACTTCATATTTTGAAGATATAGCAGAAGCCAGAGAATATCTGACACAACAAATTCCTACAGATATGCATCATTCTTTAAAAATAAAAGATGTACCTGGTGATTTACATAATAAAATAGTACACATGATGTTCTTAGAGCTCTCTTCATTTCCATGTGAAAGTTCTATTGAATATAGTGAAATGAAACATTATGTCGATGTACCAGACCGTTATGAAAGACAAGATTTTTCAGACATGTCCTTTCTCGATTTTAAGAAATATATTGCAAACTTAATTTTCGATAAAGAATCAACTGTCGGTAAGCCATCTGCTATTCTAAATGACGTACTTATTTTATACAGAGACTTGCCATCTTCTCACTCTGCTACCTCAGTTTCAAAAATCTTACTCGGTAAATCGAAAGTAAAGATTCAAAAACTCGAACCATTTTTTGGTAAATACACAAAGGATGACATTAGACAACCTCAGCTGTTCGAATTAGCTTCTCGTGTAGAATCATATCTTTACCGGAATAAAATTTTCTCGACAAAAGAAGATTATTGTTCAGGTACAGAGTTTCGTGGACAATTCGAATATATCGGAAGTAAATATATCGACAATGTAAAACTTAATGAAATGATATTTTGATATGAAAATAATCGCAACTACAGCAAAAGAATTTGCAGAACTTGAAGAACAAGTAAAAAAATTAAGCCCCAATATTCAGACACAAATAGATACTGTAGAAACAAGTATAGCCGGTGTTCTATGTGTTTTGAAATATGATTATAAAGCAAAACAAGAAGTTTTTCTTCCTAAGGATGCTTATCGTATCATAAATCATGAAAATTGCATAATGATTTACACTTCTGGAAAATTCTCATTTAAAATAGAAGATAAAAATATGTTAGCATGTAAAATCGATTATTTTATAGAGCAATGAAACTGATACAAATAAAAAAACGATTTAGAAATGGTGAACGACTTCATCACTTGATAGTACCAGATGAACACACGGAAGAAGACATTAGAGGTGATGTAGAAGACTGGGCTGAATCAGATCCAGGCGGACAAAATTACGGCTACAATGTAGATTTTGACGATGTTTCATCTAATGTAGAATTATTCAAATCTGTACTATCAATAAAAATTGCTAATGCATCTAGACGTATAGATCATACCCGCGTTTCTATCGAAGAAATGGAAAAGAAACTAAATTCATTTTTGGGTGTAAAGAAATTTCTTTCAGTAAAAGAAATAGCTAATAGATATGGCGAATCACTATATTATGAATGGTGCTTACCTGATGGTTCCGAGTTTGTACCTAGAGTAGGGATCGTCAATGCCGAGTTTATCAGAGAAGTAGAAATGGGAACAATAAAAAACGTAGAACAATAATATGGGGAAAGTAGTAAAATTGGTCATGGTGACCAGTGAAAATAACAACAAATTTTATCATATGACTGATAATGAAAATGGAACATTCACAGTCGTATATGGTAGAGTACAAGGAGGTAAACCAGCTGAAAAAACTTATCCGATTAGAGAATGGGAAAAGACATATCGAGCGAAAACGAAAAAAGGTTATAAAGATGTAACCACACTATTCATCGAATCTATTGGAGCCACTGCTACTGATGTTAAAACCGGCAAGAAGAAAACGATTACTCAGATTGCTAATGCTAAGATTAAGTTATTCTTCGACAGACTACAAGCTTTTGCTAAAAAGACGGTAGAAGAAAACTACACGATTTCTCAATCTGACGTTACACAACAACAAGTTGATGCAGCACAAGGCATCATTAATACGATATCTGCCGGATTATCCACTCTTACGGTTAATGATATCAACAACTTATTCTTAGAGCTGTATTCGATTATACCTAGAAAGATGAAGCATGTAAGTTATCATCTTTTACCCAAAGACTTCGATCTAAAAGATACAAAAAACAAAACTCTGTTCGACATGATGGACAAAGAACAAAAACTTTTAGATACTATGGCAGGACAAGTTGAAATGTTGAAGAAACAAAAACTTGCAGAAAATGGTGGAGAAGAAGATGATGCAGATGAAAAAGTTGATACATTAAAGATGCTTGGTCTTGAAATGGTAGAAATTACAGATGCAGAAGTTCAAAAAATCAAATCGCTTATGGGGCCAAATGCTAAACAATTCGTTAGAGCATTCGGTGTAAAAAATATACAAACAGAAGAACGCTTCATTAAACAAGTAGATTCAGCTAAAAATAAAAAGATACAAACATTCTGGCATGGTTCTAGAAATGAAAACTGGCTTAACATTTTACAGACAGGGCTTTTGATTAGACCATCTGGAGCAGTATATTCTGGTTCTATGTTCGGAGACGGTATCTATGGAGCTGATAAAGCACAAAAGTCTATCGGCTATACATCATTATCCGGTTCATACTGGGCGAGAGGTTCTGCTGCTACTGCTTTCTTGGCATTATTTGACTTTCACGTAGGAAATCAGAAACATGTAACACGTTCTAATTACGGGCTAAATAAAAAGAATCTTGCAGCTGATGGTTTCGATTCTGTATTCGCTGAGGGTGGAGCAGACTTACGAAACAATGAATACATCATTTACGATATATCGCAAGCTACTATCCGCTATATTATAGAAATTAGCAACTAAATGAACCAGGCAACTTTAGATAGAATACTCAGAAAAAGATTCGAAACGCGCTCGCTTCTTAATCAAGATAGTCCTACGATATTAGATACAAAATGTTTCATTCATGATGGACTTGCATGTCATTACGTTAAGATGTTAGTCGTAAAAGGATATTATGCTATAGGCGATACAATTGAACCAAGATGTACTACTACAGATAAATATGTTTACGATATACTAATTGTAAAAATTGGCGATACATATTTTGCATATAAAGATAGATTCGGACTTATCAAGAAAAAATCATTACTTAACAGTAAAACTTTAAGCTGGATAAGAAAAGATCCCATGATATTTACTGAATTTTCAAAATCTGGTATGACTGTAGATGAATTCGAGATAAAAAAACGAGGACTGATAAAATCTATACAATTCGGTTTCTAAATAGAAATAATGTGTTATATTTGAATATGAAAGAAAGAAAAATGTTAGTTTGCAGAATGCAAACCCCTGATGGTACAATACTTACGTCCTTACATACACATCATTATGTTACACATGACGATGCTAATGGTAAACGATACATGTTAGACGGTGGTAATTCATACAGAAGAATGTCAGATTATCCAGAAGCACCAATGAAAGATGTCTCTATCTATTCAGATAGCACATTTAAAGAAATACGAAAATATGTTTGCAGAGGAGGTAGAGGCAAGAATGGTGACGAACCATTAAAATGGGTTCCAATATCTGAAATGTCAAATTCTTGGTTGATTAACTGCATATCGTACAATTGGAAAAGAGGCATTAAATGGAAAAGTACAGCTAATAGACTATATGTCAAAGAACTTATATACCGTACATTACACGGCAAATTCATAAAAGATTAAGAGAATGAAAAGATTAGAACATTACGATTTAGTAAATGCTGCCGAAACTGCAGCAGATTTAGCTGCTGCTATCCTTGAAATTGCAGAAGATGGAATTATCCAAGGAAGAGAAAGAGAGTTTAATGCTATTAAAATGGCAGGATATGTAGAAGATGTAATAAATGGCGGAGCAATGCCGAATTTATTAACTAGAGAATTTGGCATCAGACAACAAGCATTATACATTAAATATTACACCGACCGTGGAAAATAAAAAAGATGATTTAGGGAACAGGATGAAAGAGTTCTACGAGAACAGAACTCGAATGTATCTACCCAGACGTACATATGCAGTAATCAGAATCGATGGAAAAGCATTTCATACTTACACGAAAGGGTTGCAACGTCCATTTGATGATGGATTAATTGAAGATATGAATCTTACTGCAGCATATCTGTGTAAAAATATCCAAGGTGCTAAATGTGCTTACGTCCAATCTGATGAAATCTCAGTATTAATTACTGATTTCGATGATGTAACAACCGATGCATGGTACGATAATAATATCCAAAAGATTGTAAGTGTATCAGCTTCTATGGCAACTAATAAGTTTAATGAATTGCGAATCAAACGTGCTCTGTCAAAATTTGAAAATCTTGTTTTTCAGACACATGATGACATCATGGGATGCTTCAAAAAATTAGCTGAATTTGATGCTAGAGTATTCACTATTCCAGCTAGACAGGAAGTTATAAATTATTTCATTTGGAGACAGCAAGATGCCACTCGCAATTCTATTTCTTCTGTAGCTCAAAGCTTATACAGCCCAAAAGAACTACACGGTAAGAAAACAGATGTAATGCAAGATATGATCTTTGAAAAAGGTATCAATTGGAATGAGTATGATTACCGCAGGAAGCGAGGAGCAATCATTAAAAAGGTTGAGTATCTAAAGAATGGAGCAAGACGAAATAAATGGGAAGCTGTTGAAACGCCGATCTTTACACAGAACAAAGAGTTCTTCGACGATATATTGACAGTATACTTGCAATAACTAAAGTAAACTCAAGGTACATTTAGACTACTCTAATCTAAATGTACCTACTGGAGTTAATTTGTGTAATGTTTTATGATAGTGAAAAATTACATATTTTCCTTTTCCGTCTTTCTTGATCTTATATACTTTACCTCCTCTAACATGTTCATACATGTCACTTTCATACTGAGTAACTTTTAAATTCTTCAGTTGTTTAAAATCGTCTGGAGTAAGTTCAATAGTATGTCCTACTTTTATAACGGCCATTACAGGTTCACTTTCAGATGTATATCCCAGTAACTCTTTCTTTGTACGAAATTTCTTTTTCGTTTCATCTCTAGTATCATCTACTGAACTAGGTGCAGCTACAGGAGCATCTACATTTTCATCCTCTTTGATATATTCTGAAAAGCTTTTTAATTTCATTATGAGTTTTTATTTTTTTATTTATCTAGTACACACAAACAGTTTCTAAACAAGAACAGAACAATTATAAGGGTGTACTATAACATATTCAAATTAAATAAACGAAAATGAAAAAGATTCTTCTTATCTCTATTATTTGCATGGGATTTATTGCATGTGTAAAACAATCTACTGTAGCAACACCTGCAAATGATTCTATTAAAACTGATTCTGTACAGGTAGTCGATACGATAGCTTGTGTAGATTCTATTTAATCAATAGAGTTGAACTTTTGGGGAGTGTCATTATGATTCTCCCCATTTTGTGTCAGGTAGCGTTTTACTACGATATGCTTTTTTGTTATTTTTGTACATAATTATAAAACATAGAATATGATAACAAATGAAAAAGTAAGTATCGACAAAGAACAAGTTAAAAAACTATTTGGCAAGATTTTACCAATCTTCAAGAATCTGTTAAATGTTTTGGTTATTGCTATCGCGATGGTCATTGGATTTTACGCTTCGCAGCTTTACAACAAGTACAATTCTACACTAGTAGTAACACCTGTTTGTAACCTGCAAACTACCACTGTTGCATTAAACGAACAGGGAGAATTAATTTTTGGAGACCGTGCTACACATAAGTACACTCTTTACAGTAAAGAATTTGGACAGGCAATTTTCAACCTGTATGCCAAAGACATTTACGCTAAACAAAAAAGTAAATAAATGAAATTATTTTACACAACAATTATCATGTCTGCTATTGCTATCGTATTCCTAAGTTTTAGGACTGCACCAGCAATAGCAACTGGTGATAAATTTAATCCCAATGCTACATCTAAAATGATTCCGCCTTGCTTACAGATGCATTACTGCATTGAAAAGTATGCTGAAGAATATGATGTCCCTAAACAATATGCATATGGGATTGCAAAACAGGAAACTGAATATAGGGGACCCTTTCAATGGTCTTATAATCAATCCAGAATATCACCTGTTGGAGCATTAGGAGCCATGCAAATTATGCCTTCTACTGCTAAGTTAATGTGGCCAAGACGTAAAGTCACAAGAGAAATGTTACTGAATGACATCGATTTTAACGTACAAACTAGTATGAAAATTATTAGACATTTATATAATACGTACGGAAGTTGGAAACTAGCATTTGGAGCATATAACACTGGAAGACCCATGGTAAATGGGTATGCAATAAATGTATTTAATCATCAACCATGAAAAAAAATCTATTCATTATCGCTCTAGTTATTACATTGATAAGCGTATTATCATTAACAGTAACTCAACTCACAGAGAATCATGAGTCATTTTTCTATACTAGTGTAACGAAAAGTAATTTTGATTCTAATTTCAAGACTACGATCCCTAATGCACCAAAAATGAATAGTTATTCAGCTGAGTCTGATAATAATGAAGATTTTAATAGCATTCAGATGACACCTACTGAAAATAAATATGAAGCATTTAATGCTACTCCAGTAAATTCAGTAAGTAATGGAGCAATGACATATAATTCTTCTATGAATGTAAAGACTGAAACCAGTATTCAACCACAATCTGTACAACCAATATTCTTTAATTCATTCGGATCTAAAAATACTACTTCTACATCTAGTAGTCAACTAGCACCTACTGCAGATGCTTCAGTTCTTAATAGTGAAGATGCAAATAAGACATCAATAGGTAATGCATCTGTGTTACAAAGATGCTATTCAGATTGTGGATATAACGTTAAAGTTAAAAAGGTATATTATGACTGGTGTCAAAATAGATGGATTGAATATTGGGAATGGGAACATGTATATGTAGAATGTCCAAATAGTGTACCAGTAGGAGATGCTCCTATATTCTTAACAGTCTTAATATATGCATATGTCATCTATAAATTTTATTCACATAAAACTGTATCATGAAAAAATTAATACTATTTCTAGTATGTTTACTGTCATTGAATAGTAATGCATACAATTATCCCACTTACTCAAAGTGGTCTGTTACACCAGAAGTTGGTCTAAACAGATTCGATGGAGACATTAATCAGTCTCTCAAGAATATTTTCCCAAGTTCGGTGTGGGGAGTAACAGCCGGATTAAATCTCGAATATAAGATTAATCATATTTGGGGAATAAGTGCTAACGGTTATTATATACCTATTAATGCTAACACCGGATTAAATGGGGTTACTCGAAACATAGGCAGTGATATCTGGACAGGTGGTTTAAACCTTACAATAGATATTACGCATTTAATTTTACCGTACTCACTATCTAAACTTACAGTAAATGGTTCAGTAGGATTAGGATATTCATTTTACTCATACGATTTGACTCCGGGACTTACAGCAGACGATATGTTACATATTAAGTCTCCATCACCCGGAATTATGCCTACTTTCCCAGTAACAGAAAAATATGGATTAGCAGTAACATTACCTATTTCTGTATATTTAAAGTATAATTATTCTAAACATATCGACATTCTAGCTAAAATGAGCTATATATGTTTCAATAAAGATAATTTAGAAGGTATCTGGACATACAAAGGAGTAACTAATGATAAAGTTGGTTTAGCGACATTAGGCATATCGTATAAATTTTCACCGGTTAAGTATCCGAAGAAAGATAGAAATCTACAATCTGATATAAATGATCTAAACAAAGAAATAAAATCACTAAAAAAGAAAAATATTTCACAAGACAATAAGATCGACTCATTATCAGCCTATATTCTGAATAGAAATAATAATCTAGACGGAAAACATAATGTAGATACTATTAACTTAACAGATAATGAAATTCCAAGCATCTATTTTGACTTCGATAAATATGAGTTAGATGATTGGGCATTGATTACTATTTGTAAAGTAGCTAAGAAAATGCAAGATAATCCAAAGCTGAAACTTCAAATAGTCGGTTACTGTGATTATATGGGTGATATTCCATACAATTTTAAGTTAAGCGATGAAAGAGTAGAACGTACCAAGAAAGAAATGGTAAAAGTCTGGAAAATCGACGGATCAAGAATTCAGACTGACGGAAGAGGAAAACTAAACGATCCAAAAATTAAATATAGACCAAATAGACGTTGCGACTTTAAATTTTTAAAATGAGACAGACCCCTAACAACATTACGTGGAGTGCAAACTGGAGTAAGAAATCAGTTTCTATAACAGAAGAAAAAGAAAAATTATCGGCAGAAGATCGTGCTCTGCTAAAGAAACAACTGAATAAGTTCTGCGAGGAACTAGTTATCAATTCAAATAAAATTTACGAGATGAATCCTGACAAAGATCTGTATGATGCTATTGTCATGATAGAATCAGCTCGTAAATCTTTAATAAAAATATTCTAAAGGAATGAGTAGTTATTTAAGATCACATATTCAAATTGACAAACCTATTGTATACATCGATATGGATGGTGTGTTAGTAGACTTCGATAAGAGAGTAGGTGAATTAGCATCACTAGGTATCAAACAACATAAGCTATTTCAACATCCTGAAGCATATAAGAATCTTGAACCGATTGAAGGTGCACAAGAAGCATTTAAAGCTTTACAAGAAAAATATGAAGTTTACATTTTAAGTACACCACCTTGGAGTAATCCAGACGCGTGGGGAGAAAAACGAAAGAGTGTAGAAGTATTATTCGGTATCGATGCAAAGAAAAAACTTATTCTTTCACATAATAAAGGCTTGCTAAAAGGAGACTATATCATTGATGATAGGGATGCTAATGGTGTATTAGACTTTACTGGTGAACATATTCATTTCGGTTCAGGAGAATTTCCCGATTGGACAGCTGTTCTAAACTATTTGATCATTGAAGATGGAAAACGACAATAAAGTACCACGTACCGATTGGGTAGAACTAGAATACATCGAAGAGACGTATGAAATATGTCCAGGCGTAATATTCGAAAAGGGAACAAGAGCAGGATTACCTCGAGAAGTTTGGGAATCAGAAAAAGAAACTTTACAACTATTATGGAAAGAGATATCTTAGTATATAAATTGTTTCTGGACGATATGCGGCATCCTAGAGAGTGTATGTATTATCACATGCCGCATATGCCGATGAATAAAGTTATCTATTCTGAAACAGACTGGGTAATAGTAAGATCGTATACAGAATTTGTACAAAAGATAACAGAACTCTTCGAACAGAAAAAGTTTCTTTGGCTGATTTCTTTTGACCACGATTTAAGTTTTGAACATTATGGAGCAGATCCAGATGGAGAATTTGTCGAAAAGACTGGTAAAGCATGTGCAGAATGGTTAAGAGATTTTTGTGTAAAACATGATCTCGATATTCCAGCACACTATGTTCACAGTATGAACTATGGAGGTGGTGAAAACATACACTTGACCATGTGCGAATTTAATAGATACAAACAGATAATAACAAACTCAGAGCCCTTTATCGAATATGATCCTGAATCTTAATCTTGACGATAAAGTTACTAGCTTATTATTGACATGTATAGGATTTGAATTACACGAAAAGGAATTATTAGCCGATATTCGTAATGTTCAAATGAAGATTTACTACAAAAAAGACTCTCTCATTATCTCATTAATAGATGATGAATGTCCATACTGTGAAACTACACATAAAAGAGTACCATTATTCAAACATCTAAAAAATGAATATGAATATGTTTTAGATGAATCTATACCGTTTAGTGGTGAGTATCATGAAGTAATCAGTGAACAAGAAGTTGTCGATGTTCTTGAGCAAACTAAAAAAGTAGATGTCATAGAAGATAAACATGACTTAAATGAATTAATACAAACAACAATATTTTTATGAAAAAATACACATATAGAATGATGGGGCTAGTACCTTATCAATTGAGTGGAATACAAAAAGGAATACAATTTGGACATGCTGTTGTAGAATACATGAACATTTTTTTGCCACAGGATGATTGCATCAAATGGGCATATGTAGATAAAACATTTATTATCTTAAATGGTGGTACTACTAATGATTCTATTGCTTCTAAGGGAACTATGAATATGCATGCGTATGCTTTAGAAGCTGCAAATATAAAACATGCTGTATTCCATGAGCCTGACTTGGGTAATCAAATGACCGGTATCGTGTGGTTAGCAGATGAAAGAGTATGGGATAAAGAAGCTTATCCTGATTTTGTCGAAACAGACTATATCACTGAAGATGAACCCTATAAAGAATGGGTAAAACAGTTCAATGTAGATTCTGAAGAAGAATTGGAAAAAATCTTATTTCTGCGTAACTTTACGCGAAAATTCAGATTAGCATAATGTTCAAATCTAAAGTAGAAGATTTGCATGGACATATTTTTACATTCGATGGGAAATATGAGATAACATCAGTATATCCAGATTCTATGCGTAATTGTAGTATGTCATCTTTCAATAGAGATAGAGTTACTGATACTGAATTCAATCTCATATGCCATGGAGAACATAAGTTCTCATACGTAATATATGAGAATAGACAGTTCTATTCAGGTAATTTTATTTATATTGGGTATGAGCCTAAGAAAGATATGAGACATAAGAAAGAACTAGCGTTTCCCACTAAATGAAAATTGTGTTATTTTTGTATCATAAATAAAAACAAATGAAAAAACTTATCGTATTTACTGGTGCTGGTATAAGCGCCGAAAGTGGAATAAAAACTTTTCGAGATTCTGACGGTCTATGGGAAGAATATAACATTTCAGATGTTGCTACTGTAACTGGCTGGCAAAAGAATCGAGCTCAAATGTTAGAATTCTATAATAAACGAAGAGCACAATTATCTACTGTCGAACCTAATGCTGCCCATAAATATCTGGCAGATCTTGAAAAAGAATTTGATGTACAAATCATAACACAAAATGTGGACGATTTACATGAAAGAGCCGGTTCTACGAAAGTATTACATTTACATGGTGAGTTAACTAAAATGAAATCATGTGGTGATAAAAAGATAGTAGATTGGCCAGCCGATTTCAAAATCGAAACTAGCTCTATAGCAGCCGATGGATCAGCATTAAGACCACATATTGTTTGGTTCGGTGAAAGTGTACCGAATATGGACGAAGCAGCCGAACTTATCGAACGAGCAGATATCGTAGTAGTCATTGGAACATCATTACAAGTATATCCAGCAGCTGGATTAGTGGATTTGGTATACGACGATATTCCAATCTATATTATTGATCCGAACAATGAACCTGTAAGAGAAAGAAACAGAATCTTTATTCAACAAACTGCAACAGAAGGTGTAAAAATTCTGGACGAAAAACTAACTAAGTACAAATGAACAGAAATGGATTGTTAATACATGGCCATATAGTAAGACCGTGTTTTTCTTCATTAGAAGATATGTCTAAGCACATTAAAGCTTCACATTCACATGTAGATTTTAACTTTTTAGAATCATACAATGATCATCTTGCACATATGGAGTTCATAGCAATATGTGCCAAAATATTCATCGTAGAAAACTGGGAAAAAGTAACTGACTGGAGTGATCTTTCTATTGATTTGGTCGACACGAATGAAGATGTCATTTCATTCTTCAAGCATGAACCGTCTACAAGAGAAAGTGATGATTCGTCATATAGTCGATTATTGAAAAGCATCGATGATTATTCTGCATCAAAACATAATCCTGTAAATACATTAACAAATGTTCATATCGATCCAACAGATGGTGACTTTGCAGTAGAAGTAAATGGTAAAGAATTTTGGCCGCTGCGAGATGAAGATGTTATCATAATTGCAAATTATATCGAAGAACAATTAGAAAAATAAAGACATGAGAAAAATTCTAACAATTTTACTTTTTATCCCTATCTTTTTAACAGCACAAAATAAAGTATGGTATAAATCAGAAGCATTTAGTGTAAGAGTTCCGGAACAAAAATGGTCAGATTGGGAAGATTCAAATCTCGATTTAATGTTCAATTATGAAGACAAAAAAATCTTCATTTTTTCTAGATTTTTACAGAGCTATACTTATGATTCTGTAGAGGTTCAAACTAATAAAGACTGTAAAGTCTTTAAATTTTCATGTAAAGACACACGTGATGTGAAATGTTCAATCGAAGTCTGGAATTATAACAATTCAAGCTTATACGTTAAGATTCTGTATAAAAATATCGAATATAAATATATGCTTTCTCCAATCGGCTATGATTATAATACACCACGGACTCCGCGTACATATATTGACACAGTAAAAACTGATACTGACATATTCCATCTATTATCGTAAAATAAAAAACAAATAACGACAAAACGTTTTGTCGTTATTTGTGTGTAAACTAGATAAAGAACTTTGTACACAATACTCTAAAAACAATATGAAAACCACGAATAATTACTCAACCATATTGTCAATAGATATAAATGATAAAGTTTTTGAATTTCAAAGCAGATCTGTAATCGTGACAAAGTTTAGAAAAACAAAATCTGCAAAAGCATATTCGAGATTAGAAGTACAATATCGTATGACATGGAAAGAATGTAGAAGCAAAAATATTGGAATCACTGAATTTACGAAAAATGAAGAGTTTCTTCCATACGAAAAAGCTATAAAGATTTTCATGAAAGCCGCCCATGATTCAAAAAATATATCTTTCAAATGAAAAAAATATTAACTATTCTGATTTTCCTTATTATCTTCATTCTATTTTCTATTTTAGAACGAACATTAATTACAGCACTCTGTAAGTCTGTAGATTTACAGAATTTATACCTAGCAACATCTTTTAAAACAACACTTAGTATAATATTATCAATCATATATGTGCCTATCGCAATATTGATATCGGCAAGTATGACTTTTATTATACGAAAAATTTTATAAACTATCAAAATTAAAAAACTTGGCCACACTAGACTTTAAACCAAAAGAAAGAATCTTTATACTCGGTAAAACTATTACATCTTTATCAGTAGAAGACATTATAAAGGCAATCTATGAGATTAACTTAGATGATGAAGAAAAAGAGATGAGCTATAATGGATATCAGCGGCCATCTATCCACATACTTTTAAATACGTATGGTGGAAGTGTATATGACGGACTAGCTTTAATTGGCGCCATAGAACTATCTGCTACACCGGTATGTGTAACATGTCTAGGCTCTGCTATGAGCATGGGGCTATTTATCCTAGCATCAGGACATATGAGACGAGCTCACCATTTATCTACTATCATGTATCATGAAATAGCAATGGGAGTGCAGGATTCATTAGAAGGATTAAAACTATCCATAGAAGAAGGAGAAAGATTGACTAAAGTATGTGAAAACATACTCTTTTCACGTACAAAATTAACGAAAAAAGATTTGGAAGTATACAAAAGGACAAAGTCTGATTGGTACATGGATCCTGTGACAGCTGCTGAGTTCAATATTATTGATGAAGTCATTGGAGCCCCTCTTCTATCACCAGAGAATTTAAAGAAAGCTAAAAAACGTAAACGAAAAACAATAGTACCAGATGAAAACAGTAAAGGAGATATCGACACAAAGAATTGAGAGAGTTAAAGATGCAGAAGCTTACATTAAAGTTGAAACATCAAGATGGATTTTCTGTCCAAAATCGGAATGGAAAACTAAAGTACGTAATCCTATTATAGAAGAAATAGGTGGTACAGAAGAACTTCCCAAAGAAAAGGTGAAGGACAAAAAGAAAAAGAAATAAGATAGGAGGAGCTTTAAAGCTCCTCCCTTTTTATTTTTTACGTGCACCACTGAATATATACCAAAATAAAAAATAACATACTTTATGAGATTTAAAAAGTTTGACGATTTTGTCAACGAAAATTACGACTCGTCACAGTTCACAAACGAAGGAGTTAAGGACACAATAAAAAATGCTATTGAAAAAGTAGGTAATTTTTTCAAAGGATCGGGTTCTTGGTTTTTCAATTTCGTTAAATCGGCTAAAAAACCTAAAGGATTAGTAATCTATCCTACAAAAGCTGATATCGAAGAAGCTAAAGCACTTGGGTTAGCTATTTCTATACCACCTATGCCATCTAAACCAACAGAATTTTCTGGTGGTAACGGAAAAAGAAATGCATTTCTTTACGAAAGTGTTACAGCTCTAGATGAAAAAAATGTGATAGATTTAAAGCTTCCGGTAACAGACAAAATTGAAAATGTTGATGGAGAAACATTGGGAATCCTATTACGTTCAGCTATTAGAACTGGTGGTGAAGCTGATCCAATTCTAATGTGGGGAGCTCCAGGTATCGGTAAAACTGCTCTTATCTATGCCTTAGCACAAGAATTTTATGGAGTAGATGCAGAAAAACAAAGAAGAATTCTTGACTTTCCATTAATGAACATGGGACCTGAAGATTTCAGTTTACCTGCTACAGTAGGAAATAGTAAAGAAGATATTGAATACATTTCTTTGCCACACGGTATGCTTCCTGTATATCCTCTATCAAAACCAGAACTAGAAAAGACAGTAAATGGTGAAAAAGGAGGTATTTTGCTTCTCGATGAGATCGCTAGATGTGATGAAAGAGTTCAAGACGTTTGTCTAAAACTTATGAGAGAACGTAAAATCGGTGATTATAAATTGGGTTCAAAATGGGTTATTATAGCTCTAGCTAATAGACGTAGTGACCTTATCGATGCTAAAAAGGAATTATTCCACTGGGATACTGCCCTATCAAACCGTGTAATTCAAGTCAATTTTGCTCCTACTCTTGAAGAATGGGAAACATGGGCTAAAACAGCACAAAATGATGCCGGTGAATTATTAATTGATCCTAGAATGGTAGCATTCTTGAAATGGAACAAAGAATATTTCCACTTACTTGACTTAGATGAATTCGAAGGTTCTGTTGGGTCATCTCCTTGGCCTTCTCCTAGATCATGGGAAATGGCTTCTAAGAAAATCAAACAAATTGCAAAAACTGAAGGATCAGTATCTGATAAAGTTCAGCTTACAATTCTTAGAGCTACTGTAGGACCAGCAGCTGCTAATGCATACGCCGGTTTCGTGAAGCTTATGGATAAATTTAATCCAGAAGATATTAAATTTGTATGGACAAATCCTGCTAAAGCACCTTCTTGGAGTAAACTTAAACAAGATGAAGTTCATGCTCTTATATCAGCAGTTTGCTACTATGTGAGAGATAAAGATTCTTTAACTGAAAAAGAACAAGACAACTTTATTCAATGGTTATTGAAAACTAAAGATGCTCCTAACTCAGTTAAAGCTATGAATATGATTCAAGGAATCTTCCCAGCTTTAAGAAAAGACGATCACTGGGTAGATGTATGTAAAGCAGATCTTATAGATGCATATCCTAATGTCTTCAATGATGAAGATTAATGAAATAAATTGAAATGAGAAAAGAATTAACTAGAACACTTCTTTTTGAGGATTTTAATAGATTTTCAGCATGGAAATCAAATCAGGCAGTCCTAGAGGGTAACTCCTCTCAGGACGATCCTGCTTTGGATCAGGTGAAAAATAGAGTATTAAAAGCTCTTACTATGATCACCGGTAGATATCCATTCTTTGGTGAATTTGTATACTCATTTAGAATTTTATATGTCCCTGGAAACAGTAAGCATGTAAAAACTATGGCAACAGACGGTGCCAATATCTTTATAAATCCAACTTGGACAGAAAAACTAAGCTTACAAGAAATTGTATTTGTACTATGTCATGAAATTTTACATAATGTAATGCTACATTTTGTAAGAAGACAGAATATTAGCGCAAAACCACGTAAATGGAATGTTGCAGCTGACCACGAAATAAATCCTATGCTAGTTGATGAAGGTTTATTAACAAAGGACCAATTAGTAAATAGTTTAAAAGGGTTATACAAAGACGAATATGTAGGACTTGCAGCTGAAGAAATCTATAAGCTTTTAAAGACTGACAAACAACCACCGCCACCTCCGGGTTGGGGAGATATGAACTCTGGAGATGACGACCAAGATCCTGGAGAATCTGATGATGACGACGACAATGATTCAGATGGATATGATGGTGAAGAAGATGACGATAAGGAAGATGGTGAAGGTGACGGAGAAAGTGGTGACGGAGAAGACAGTGAAGATGGAAAGGACGGAAAATCTGGAAAATCGGGTGAAGATAAAGACGGAAAAGAAGCTGGAAAACCCGAAAAGGAACAGAAAGGCGGTTCAAAGACCGGATCTGATGGTGAACGTAAAACTAAACGAATCGAAGGAGACGGTTATGAAGATCAAGGTATAGGTGGAACTATAACTGTTGAATTGAGTAGACAGATACAGAGAGAATTAGGAGTAGGAGTAGATATTCCAAATAATGAAACTGTACAAAAATTAACCGATCAAGTAAGAGCAGTATCAACTAGAGTAACTATGTCTGGTGAAAAAAATCTATTAGCAAAAGGTGTAGCAAGATTGACACGTCCTTTAATAGACTGGAAATCTGAATTACGTAGATTCGTAGGTAGAATAGCATCTGAAGAAAAAGAATTTCTCGGTAAAAGAAAACATATCTCACGTGGACTTTATGTTTATGACAGAAAGAAAGGTGTACCTAAACACTTAGGTAAAGCAATGATTGCTGTTGATACATCAGGTTCTATGGGACATGATAGACTTAAACATGTTCTAGGTGAAGTTAATGGTATTATCATGGCTAAGAAAATCAAAAAGACTCACTTGATTCTATTTGATCACTCAATCTACCATGACGATATGTTGAATCAACCTCCTGTATTTGACTTTAGATTAGAACCGGGTGGTGGAACAAACTACGATCTTCCTCTAATGAAGATGTTAGAAGAATGGAAATCAGGCAAAATGGAAATGGGTGTATTTATTACTGACGGTGATGAGCATGCTATGAACAAAGATTTGGTACCTGAATTATCGAAAATGTCTTCTAAATTTATTTGGTTAGTAATCAATAATCCTTCTTTTGATGTACCTTTTGGTACTGCAATATATGCAACAATAACAGAGAAATAAATGGAAAAATTTTATACGTTTGAAGAACATAAAGTTCTCAATGAAATGGAAAAAAGTGAAAAGCCACTTAATGAGTCACTAGACGATATGAAAATATTTGCTAAAAAATCATTAGTTGCTTTGAAGACCGCCCTGAAACTAAAGGTGAGAAAGAAATCTCCGGTGTTAGCATCTAATGATCAGTTCATGAATCAGTTAGCAGCTAGTTATAAAAACGAAACTGGTGAAAATGTAAAAGAAAAAGAAAAAGAAACTGAAGATAATGAAAATGAATAGTGAATCATTAGAACGTTTATTTGAAGCATATGAAACTAAAGATGAGCAACGTATAAATGACATACTAAGTAAAACTAGTGGTGATTTGACTAAAGCTAAGAGTCTAGCAGTTTCGATGGCTAATAAGATTACTGATTATGAAAAGGCTAAGCGAAGAGCTGAGGCTGCTCATGACTATGCACCAGAACTCGAAGACATATTTTTGGATAGAGCTAAAGAACTAAAAGGAGATACTCCAAATGCAGCTCCAATAACAAAACCTGCAGAAGTTACGATTACTCCCAAAGCTCAAGCTGTAGTCAAAAAGTCTGCAGTTGGCGATTTATTTAGAGTAACCGGTAAGAATGTAAGAGATGATGACTTTATGATATCAAACGGTAAACGTTGGATGTATATTGTATCAGATTCTTCTACTTCATGCTTATTCGATATTCCTTCTGGACCAGCATATAACGGTGGATCAAGCGGTTCTTATTCGCCCAGCGGAAGATCGAAAAGAAGTCGTCCTGCTCCATCTTCATCTGCATCAGCCGTATCAATAGGAAGAAGAGTACTTGATCTAATTGGAGATGACACAATTCTATATTTCAGAGCTACTAAGATATCGGGAACATGGATTGAAGGTAAAATTGTATATACAAGCTTAATTTCTACACCGGATGCATTTCTAGTAAGGATTAAACCTGCAGCAATAACAAAAAATGAAAGCATCCTGAGTGAATTAGAAAACGATAAACTTTTCAGTAAATTACAAAGTAAGTTTTTTAAAGGAGATGAAGATTTTATAATGTCTGTAGATGGCAATGCAGTAAAAGATTTTTCTCCTGGTGCATATGTAGTTCAACAATATAATATCGGACTGTCTGAAAAGAAAGGAGAATTAGTAGTCGTAATGACTCCTAAAGGCCAAAGTTTAGATACAGACTCTGATCTTATTTGTGCTAAACTTAATTCATTAGAGGGATTGACTGATAAACCTTCGAAAGAGCAATCAGGTTCTATCGCAGACTGGCTATCTAAAGAATTGGGAGCTACTGTAAATGTAGGTAGAAAACAATGGGGTTCAGCAGACGTAAATCAAACTGATTATTTTCACATTCCTTGGTTTAATGTCAAAAGTTCAAAAAAAGATGGATATTTAAGTAATTTTGAAAAATCTCCATTCTTTACTAAAGAAGATGCACAAAAAGAAATAGAATATCAACAGAAACTAGCTGAAACGAAAAAATTACCTTATGCTACAGACAATATGGTAATCAATCAGCCCGGTTTTTATGATGTGCCACTTAGTCAATTATTAGAATATGCTAAACTTGTAGGTATAGATATTAAATTGACTTCATTCTTTGAAAAGAAAAGAGGAGATATAAAAGCAAGACAATTCGGATTTTAAAATGAAAGGGAACAGAAATGTTCCTTTTCGTGTGCGAAATTCTATGTTATTTTATACAAACATTTAAACATGAAAACGAAGACATTATTTTTAATACGAGGTTTATCTGGTTCTGGTAAATCATCTTTTGCAAGGCATATTTGGAACAATTATGCGATATTTGAAGCAGATAAATTTTTCTGTGATGAAGAAGGAAACTATAATTTTGACTTATCTAAATTAGACGATGCCCATAAGTGGCTCTATAAAGAAGTTGAAGAAGCAATGTGTGATTCTGAAGAGTATTCTGAAATTGTGATAACTGGAACATTATCTACTGATGAAGACGTTGACCGTTATAGAGCATTAGCAGATAAATACGGCTTCATAGTAGTTTCATTGATCGTGGAAAATAGACATGGCGGAAAAAATGTTCATGATGTACCGCAAGAAGTTATTGATGAAATGCGTACCATCTTTTCAGTAAAATTGTGACATGTAGATAAATAGAATAAAAATATGATGAAACTGTTTCTTATATCTTTATTCTCTTTATTTTTCATTAATAGTTTTTCGCAAAAGATTGATACAATTATAACTACAAATGCTTATACGAGTTACTTCAGTTACACTACACATACTCCATTGTTTGTAACATATAAACTATTTAAAGGAGGTGGCGATATACCGAGGATTACTATGTATTTCACTACAGGTGGCATTTTACAATCTGCAGATAGACAAGATTACTCTAGAAGTGGCTATGATATCGGTCACATGGCAAATGCTGAAGATTTTGCATTTGACTATGCAAAAGAAGAATCTACATTTCGTTTCTATAATGCATTGCCTCAGACACCTAAATTGAATAGAGGAACTTGGAAAGCACTCGAGTTTTCAGTAAGGAAAGATAGTCAAACAGATACGATACTGATAATATGTGGTGGATATCAGTTTAATGAATTGATGCATGATAGAGTTGGTGTACCTGCATATTGCTATAAGATAGTAAAAAACTTGAAAACCAAAACTGTATCATGTTATCTATTTCCAAATAATGATTCGAATACAAGAACCACACTAGCATTAAAAGAACTTCTCAAAAAGATACCATATAAGACAGATAAAATAGTCAAAGCATTGAAATAATTTTTTGAATAGACAAGTAGACAGCTATTCACCATAAAGAGTCTATTGAGGATATGATCAGCCGATAAGAAAAAATGATCTGACAGCAGAAAAAGACTGTAGGACCGTATTCTTATACGGTCCTTTTGTGTTATATTCTACTAAATTCAAAAATATGAATGCCGAAAGATTAAAAAAGACTATTCAGACTAGACAAAATTCTGTCATTGCAGAATTTATGAGTGCTCCTGCTGATGTAGCTATGTATCATGCTTCTTTAGATGCTCTATTGCCTGTAATAAACAAGATAAACTCTATGGGATATAGAGTTATTATCGGTCCTACTCAGACACAGATATTCGATCAACATCCAAAATCTCCATATCATTTTATGATTGATGCTGATTACTTTGACGATATCATTAAAAATACATATTCGGCATGTTACACTTTTGCTAAATGGTATAAAAATGACTATTTAGAGAAGACACAGACTATAGAAAAAGTATTGAATCGTTCTGATGATGATTTCATAATCTAAGAGAACATTCTATAGCACATTCTATAAAGAAAAAACTTATATGTCATTTATATCTAAGCCAGAAGTAATAGAAAAGAAGTGGGGAAGAGAAATTATTCTCCACAATTCACATAAATACTGTGGAAAAATATTAGAGTTTTATCCACATGCTTCATTCTCAATGCATTTTCACATTGAAAAAACAGAAACTTGGTATGTACTAGATGGCACTTTCATTTTAGACTATATCAATACGCTTGATGCATCCAGAAAGACAGTAACTTTCGACAAAGGACAGATATTAACTATAGATCCTGGATTTCCACATAAATTGACAGCTTCCACATTAGGAGGCAAAATAATTGAAGTGTCAACTGAGCATTTCGATCATGATTCATATAGAGTGGGACCAGGCGATTCACAATCACAGATATGATAGATCAAGAACAAATATCGCAGATTTTTCAAAAAGGGAAAGAAGTTTTTATTGATGAAGAAAAATTTGAACAGTGGCTTAATGTAGAGAATTTAGCATTAGGCGGGTCAAAACCAAAAGAACTACTCAATAATGCAGTTGGCATTAAATTGATTGAAAATGAGTTACTGAAAATAGAACACGGAATATTCGCATAATTATGATAGATCAAGAACAAATAGTAAAAAAGCTAGGTTATTACGGAGTAATGTTATCTGGCAGTAAGTCATGGTACAGACAGAAAAATCCAGACAATTTCGTAATATTTAATGCGAATATATGTACTGAAAAAAACAAAGTATGGTTCGGTGACATCGATATCACGAAAAGTAAGGAGACGCTTGTACAATTAGCACAAGATTTGAATGAGAAGCTGTTTATTCTATATGAGATGGACGGTAGATTCGATCATGAAGATGCTCCTTTGGTGAAAAAAGCGGCTATTGTTTTCAATCCAGACGGGAAATTTGAAATCAGAGAGGATATGAAACAGTATTACTCATTATGACTTGGCATTATGTAGGTCAAGGACATTTACCCGGTCCTAAATTTCACATGAAAGAAGTTCTAGTGAAGATTGATCATAACTGCGGATACATGGTAGTTTTATGGGATAGTATCAACTTCAGATTTCTGCCATTGTCTTTCTACGATCAAGATATATCGACAAATTTAATAACTGGTGTATCACACTGGTGTGAAATTACTGTATAATATGAGAGTTTGGGTAAACGGTACATTTGACGTATTTCACTACGGTCATCTGTGTCTTCTAGAATATGCATCACGAATTGGTGAATTGCATGTTGGCATAGATTCTGACGAAAGAGTACAAGAATTGAAAGGGCCAGATAGACCAATATTCAGTATTGAGAAACGAATACGTATGCTTGGAGCACTCAAATGTGTGCATAGAGTATATGTGTTTAACAGTGATACTGAATTAGAAAACATAATTAAAGGCGTAAAGCCAGATGTTATGGTCATCGGGTCAGACTATAAAGACAAAAAAATAATCGGATCTGAATATATTCCTACGATAAAATACTATGAACGTATACCAGATATATCAACCACAAAAATCTTGAACAATGAAAATGATAAACGTAACAGTCTTCTTGGGTAAAGACATGGGTGAAATAACTACGAAGCCAGTTAAAGTAAATGATGTAAATGTAGGAAGCATAATTTCATACGATCCGATAACAGGTATAGCTACTCTGGAAATTGATGACTATGCATGGAGTAAAATAAGTACTAGCTTTATTAACACAGCTAGTTCAAGCAAAATAAAATGACAATGAAAATAGTAATTATAGGTGAAAGTTGTACAGATAGATTTCATTACGGTGATGTAAATAGACTAAATCCGGAAGCACCATCTCCGATTTTCACTCCCAAATATACAGTAGAAAGCTACGGCATGGCAGGAAATCTTTATAAGAATTTAGAATCTTTATACAATAAGATAAATGCGCATGACCAAACAGAGATCAACTATGTATGTCCAATTAAAACGATCATTAAAGAGCGTTATGTTGAAGAATTGCACAATCATATCTTACTAAGAGTGGATGAAAATGACAAAGTAGATGAAATAGTACTGACTGATTCTATTATGAAACTGATAAAGGAAGCAGATTATGTAGTTGTATCTGATTACGATAAAGGATTTTTGTCTACTGAAGATTTACGTACTATTGCTAAATATGCCAAAATTTCTTTTTTAGATACGAAGAAACGTATATCTGAATGGGCATGGAATTTTAACTGGATAAAAATAAATGAAGCAGAATTTAAAAACTGTGGAATGAATGAGACTATAAAACATCTGCAGAAAGATGATAGATTAATCATCACTTTAGGGAAAAGAGGTGCTAGATTGAATAATAAGATATTTTCTTTGGTCACTCCAGTTGAACTTATGGATGTTTCTGGAGCTGGAGACGTATTCTTAGCTGCATTTGCATTTGCATATATGCAATCAAATGATCATGAGCTATCTATTAAATTTGCTAATCATGTATCTGCTAAATCGGTATCATTTAGAGGTGTCGTAAACAATATTGGATTGAGAATAAATGATTCAGAGTTTAAGGAACTATTAACAAATCTTACAAAATGAATGTACAAGTAAAGGGAACAAAACAAGAAGAAGTGTGGATCACAATTTCTACTAAAGAATTGTTAAATACTATCAAAGGATTTATCAAAAAAGACGGATCAGAATGGATAGCAGAATCGAAAAATGAAAACGGTCTTTTAGCAATATGGGAAGACACAGGAGGTTCTCATTATCATGCTGAACAGATTCGTGAATTATCTGAAGCAGATACAAAGTTCTATCGAGCATATAAAGTTATTGAAGAATATCTGAATGTATTAGATGCTGAAAATGATAAAGAAATCATGAACAGATATGCCGTAACATTCGGAAAACAAGCAACAAAAGGAAAAGGAAAAGTATGATTTATACATCAATAGACATTGAAACTACCGGATTAGATTTAGAAAATGATCAGATATTAAGCATCGGTTTAGCGATAGAAGACACCAATAGAATAGCACCTATATCAGAAATACCTACTTTACATATTATCATTTTACGTAAGCGTATATCTGGAAGTCCATTTGCACTTAATTTGAATAAAAACATAATTAATGCAATTAGTGATTACCAGCGTTCTGACGATATAAATAAGAGAGCTATATCAAATGCATTAGATACTATTTTCTTAGAAGAAGATAAAGTCGTGGAAGAAATTCATAAGTTCTTCTGGAAGCACCACATTCGTTTCGATTCATATGAAACTTATAACGGCCCATTTCATAAAGGACCATCTGATGAAGAAGGTACACCGCTATTGACTTCATCTATCCCAAAAGTACATTTTAATGTAGCAGGTAAAAACTTTGCTTCATTCGACAAAATATTCCTTGAAAGATTGCCAAGATGGAAACAAGTATTTAAGATCAGAACTAGAATACTTGATCCAGCGATACTATTCTTAGAGTGGGATACTGATGATCAAGTTCCTGGATTAGACTTATGTATGCTAAGAGCAAATGTAGAAGGTGCAGTTACACATAATGCATTACAAGATGCAATAGACGTTATAAGAGTATTAAGAAAAACATATTTTAGAGATTTATAAAAATGCAAAGAGCAATCACCGTCGATTTAGACTATGGTACCGGATTCAATACATTGAATGAGTTACTATCGAAAGGATGCACCGTCGATAAAATGGTAGCACAAACTGTGGCTATTACAGGCCCGTCATTCAACAGCAGAAGTGGTAAAATACTTGTTATAGTAGATAACTTAACACCCGCCTTAATAACAGAATATAAACTATGAATATAGAAGAACAATATTTAGATTTACTACGCGATATTTTACAAAACGGAGTAGTAAAAAGTGACAGAACTGGTACTGGTACAAAATCAGTATTCGGTAGACAATTAGTCCATGACATGAAAGAAGGCTTCCCATTGCTTACTACAAAGAAAATGTCATGGAAAAATATAGTAGTTGAACTGCTATGGTTTCTAAATGGAGATACGAATATCAAGTATTTAGTAGACAATAATTGTATGATATGGAATGGTGATGCATTCAAATCTTATTGTAGAAAAAACAACATAGACTTTACTGGCGTATTATCGGAGAATCTTGAAGAAGCTAAGAAAGCTAAATTGCAAGAATTTATCGATAATATCAAGTCTAGTGAAGATTTTGCTGATGAATGGGGTGATCTTGGACCGATTTACGGTAGACAGTGGAGATGTTGGTCATCTACAATCTATCAAAAATTAAACTTTAGAGATCCGTTGACGGATGAGCCTGTTTATTCACCAACAGTTGTTTGGGTAGATCAAATAGATGAATTGATACAGTCTATAAAGAAGGACCCAGATTCACGAAGATTGATGGTTACTGCATGGAATCCAGGAGAACTTTCAGAAATGGTTTTACCTCCTTGTCATTATGGGTTTCAATGTTACACAAAAGAATTGTCACAAGAAGAAAGATGGAAACTGGCAGGTCTAAATCCTACTAAGCAAGATTTCGATTGGGCTTCTAAACTATGCAATGATTTCGACGTACCAACTAGAAGCATATCTTTAATGTGGAATCAGCGTTCAGTAGATACTCCTCTAGGTTTACCCTATAATATCGCATCATATGCACTTCTATTGGAAATTATAGCAAAAGAATGTAACATGGTAACTGATCAATTGAAATGCAATCTAGGAGATACACATATTTACTTGAATCAAATGCCTGGTGTAATAGAACAGATTTCACGTATACCGTCTGCTTTGCCTAAGTTAGAAATAAATGCTATATTTGCAAAGAAGTTTAATGTAGATGCTTGGAAGCCTGAAGATTTCAAAATTCTTAATTATACACCGCTAACATCTATTAAATTTCCATTAAGCAATTAACTATGAATCAGCCTCTTGTATCAATCATAGTTCCTACATGGAATATGGGACAATACATAACGGAATTTTTCACATCACTTTTAGATCAAACGTATAGAAAGTTTGATCTTTACATACTCGATGACGGGTCAGACGATAATACAAAGCTTATCATAAAAGAATTCGAACGAATTTCGAAACGAACAGTCAAGTATTTTTATTGCGATGACCCTACTCGAATATTCAGAATGAAATGGATTTCGCATCTTTTTGCGGATGGTGAAATCCTTTTCTTTCCTGATTCTGATGATGTACTTTTACCTGATGCAATAGAGAAATATGTGGATAAATTCGTACAGTATTCAAATTTAGACTTCATGTACGGTTCATCTGTAATGATCGATAATAATGGAAATGTAGAACGATTCATAGAAGCTAAATATCCACAAGAGTTAATATGTACCAACTTTTGGGCGCCATACTTTAATGACAATCATACAAAATTTAGGTTCAATACACATGAATTGAACGGTATGCCCTATACATCGATAGTACATTGTTCTAGAGATAATATTCAAATCATATCTTTGCCATTTGCTCTAAGAAAATCATCTGTACTTAAAATTGATCACTCACGACTTCGTGTTGAAATGTCAAAAGGAGATGATTTAGAATTCTTAGGCAAATGTGAGTATCTAGGTCTCAAGTATTATGCTATGAAAGATTTAGTCTATGTGAAAAGAGGACATGATCAACGCATGTCCGACACAGCTTCAAAATTCGAATTTAATAGAAGTATGTTGTCTTGGCCAGATTCTATAGAGAAAGCAAGAGATTTAGCAGACAATTTGAGAACTGATCATTTCATCACAAATAATTTTCATGGACTTAAGCAAATTGTTCCTTGTAGTCAGACAATTGAAGCTGCAAGACAATATTTTGTCCAAATTCAATCTTTAACTAAAACTATTTTCAAATGATCCTCCTTACATACGGTACCCGTCCAGAATTTTTAAAGATATCACCAATAATTGACTTATTAGAAAAATCAAACTATCCATTTAAAATCTTACATACTAATCAACATACAACACTAGCTGATTTCAGATATGATTATAGAATCGATTATAAAGCATCTATCAATAATCGATTAGATAGTATCATCGGTAAAATAGTAAGTTCAAATTTTATAGATGTAATACAAAGCGAACATAAAATTGATCATATTTTAGTACAAGGTGATACGGCATCGGCATTTGCAGTTGCGTTATCTGCTTTTAATAATGGAATAAATGTGATACATCTAGAAGCTGGCTTACGTACATATACAACTACTCCATGGCCTGAAGAACCATACAGAAGAATGATATCGCATATCACTAACATTCATTTATGTCCTACTGAAGCTAATTTATCTAATCTCAAAAGGGAAAGGATTAAAGGATCAGCATACGTAATCGGGAATACTAGTATAGATAATCTTCTACCGTATAAAGACAAATGTGTATATGACAATAAAGTACTTATAACTTTACATAGAAGAGAAAATCAAAGAGTATTCAAATTCTTATGTGCAGAAATTGAGGATTTAGCTAATGACTATCCGCAGTTAGAATTTATCTTTCCTATGCATCCAAGTCCTGAAATACGCAAGCATGCTAGTATTTTTAAGAAAGTAAATGTCATAGATCCACTTTCGCATAAAGACTTGTTAGACATTCTAGTTCAGTGTAAGCTTGTTATTACAGATTCAGGTGGTATACAAGAAGAGTGTAGCTTTCTAAATAAAAAATGTTTAGTTTGTAGAACTTCGACCGAAAGAGAAGAATCATTGGGTAAAAGTTCATTTTTAGTAAATGATCTGAAATCTTCTTTTGACACGCATATATTAACTTTTGATATAAACTATGCATGTCCATACGGAGACGGAACTTCTTCTAAGAAGTTTCTAGAAATTTTGAAAACATTACAACATGGATAGAATAGAACATAAACTCACACCTGTATATTGGTTTGAGTGGGGTATTGTTGCATTATGTGACATGGAGAGTATAGCTGGATGCGACGCAGATGATCCATGCAATGACTGCCCACATAATCATCTGAAACAAGTCTTAAGAGAATCTAAACAGATGGCAAAAGTTTATCATTCAAGAATCATAGAAAAGTTTAATATATGAACAGTCACATACAGGATATGGCCAATCAGATATCTGATGAATGGTTTGACGAATGGTTCAAGAAAGATCGAACCTGTATTAAAATTCGATCAAGAAGCTTCATTAACATTGACAAAAGGAGAGTTCAAAATTGAAATTCCATGGAAAGAGCCACACGATATATTTGGTTATGAAGAAAGTGATCAGCTAGATAAAGAGTTTTCGAAAATGGAAGCTATGATTTATATCAAAGATAAAATGTACGTTTCTACTGACTCAGATGCAATAGATATGTATACGATATGGCGATCAATACTAGAAAGTAATCAAGAAATTTACACATTAGCAGAACTTATATACTTATTAGAATGGACAGAAGAAACTTAGACCCTGAATTTAGAGCACGTATACAGAATATAATTGACACATATTCAACTATATCGAAAGAGATTGGAAAAGCTGAAAAACAAATGCAAGAATCAACTGATAATATCAGTTCATTGAAGACTCAATTAGCTGAACTAAAAGCTACAGAAACAATCGTATTACAAGAATTTGAAGCTAAATATGGTCATAAAATTACTCCAAATGAAATCATAGAAATTTTATACCAAGACTAATTTTTGTTATTTTAAAATCTAATTCAATACTCAAATATTATCATGAACGTAAAACAAGCATTAAAACTAAAAAACAAATTAATAGAAGAACTTAATGGACTATATGAAGTAGCCCGTCTAAACAATTCTATAGAAGTAGGAAACGTAAGACATTTTAGTGTTGAAGCTTCGCTAGATGAAGCTAAGACTAAAGCTGCTGAACTAGCAGAATTAAAATCTAAAATTCACGTAGCAAATGCTCCAGTATACGGCAAAATCTTCTTATTGTCTGAATATAAAAATTACGTTAAAGAACTTCGTGCAATTTCTACTGAAGAAGGTAAAGTCTACGGACATTACAGTTCAGTAGCACAAATGAAAGAAGTGGAACTTAATGCAAAAGACATTAAGGAACGTATCACTCTCTTAGAAGACGAAATCGGTGCTCTTCAAGATGAGTTAGATATGCACAACTTGACTACTGAAATTTAAACCTCACTTGAGCCACTATTCTTATTGTAATTGAACATTTATGACAAGATATCGATACTGAAGTTAAAGTTTAAAATTCAAGATATCAAACCTCACACTTCGCTTGTCAAACTTCTATCAAATTAATTACACTGATTATAGTGGCTCATTTTAGCTTATGAAACTTAGAAACTTATATATTGCGCTTAAAGATCAAGGACCTATAAAGCGGGCTTTTGTCAATTTCATCGTAACTGGTAATGCATTGGGAATGTTCAGTAAAAGAAGTCATCAACGAGAAGATGGAAAACTGAAAGTCATGTATAATACTAGAGCTACTGCAGAAAAGGCTGCAGATAGTATGAAGCGTAAACAAAATAAACACTTCTCAGTATACAAATGTGTATACTGTGATGGATATCACTTAGGAAAAAACAGAGACAATAAATGAACGATATTTTACTCTTAGCTGTAGATATTTCTAGAGCTGAAATAAAGAAAAGGCACGATAAAGAATATTGGCTATCATGTTCAGACGATATATTTGAACAGATGGCATATGATCAAGGGAAAGTTTTTTCACTTGATGAATTTCAAAATGAATTGAATTTAGGGCTATCACGTTCTGAGTTTGAATTATATCGTTTCGTAAATAGACTATAAAGTATGATAATAGCAATTTCGGGTAAACAACAATCCGGCAAAGATTTTTCAGCAGAAGAAATAAAAAAACTGCTCCCAAACCATAATTGGAAAATAGTAAAATTTGCAGATAAAGTAAAAGACATCGTATGTCTTCTAATTGGTTGTACAAGACTGCAATTAGAAAATATCACATTCAAAAATACTCCTCTAGGAAAAGAATGGGAAGTATGGAAAGTACAATTATGCGATAATGGAAAAATGATTTTTTCTACGTATGATGAAGTAAAAAAGTATTGTGAGTTATACGGATACGCCGATATCGACAATATCGCATACAATGATTTGACAATAGAATATGAAATGCTGACGCCTCGCAATTTGATGCAATTAATTGGTACAAATGCAGGTAGAAATATAGTTCATCCAAGCATTTGGATAAATGCTACAATGATTGAATATGAAAAGGAAAATAAGTATCCGAATTGGATCATAACTGATCTTAGATTTCCTAATGAAGCTGAAGCAATCAAGAAACGAAACAGTATACTTATCAGATTAGAAAGACCAATTGAACAACGTTGGCCTGGCTTGTATGCAGAATACCAAAATTATATCGTAGCTCAAGAAAAATTATTTTTTCTTGCCGATTCGGTAGATATGAAGATTGAAGTTCTACCTTTTCGATCTTGGATTAAAAGATTCAATAATGATATCTGGAAAACTTTAGTTCATGAATCTGAAGTCTCATTAGATGATTACGATAAGTTCGATCATATTATAAAAAATGATACGACTGAAGAACTAATTACAGCACTCACTAAAATACTCGAACCATACTTTGTTCTCAACAAGCATAAAAAATAATCAATCAATGAAAAAATTACTCATTAAACTAATTCTACGTTTAATATGTGTTAAAGACGTCCTATTTTCTGAATCTTTCGAACTAAAGGCCACATACAAAAAGAATGTGATATCTGTTAAATTCTCTGATGCTGAAATTGATAAACATTTACAGTCAGATGAATCTATCCGCGAAGATATAAAAGATAGTAGAAAGAAAACTAAGCCGAAACGAGCTAAAGTCGTAAAGAAACCCATTTTACCTCAAGAAAAGGTGATAACTGATCAGGAAAAATGCTGAAGATAACTGTTAAAAACGATTTCAACAAATTAAAAGCTGGAGATGTATATGATTTTGTACTATTTCCAACTTTGGTTGTTGGTAAGAATGGCTGTGGTAAATCATCTCTATTTCATGCATTAAGAGGACAACACGGAAATGATGCAGTAAAAAACTTGAATGATTCATATTTTGGACTACTCATGGATGACATAACTGTAGAACATGACTATGAGAAAATCTTCTTCTATGATTCTGTAAAAGATGACGGTAATAGTTTTATGGTAGCATTTGATGCTGTAAATTATGTCAATTCGGGAGGTTTTGGATCACGTAATAGTTCACATGGAGAGTCATCACTTATTCAGTTTGACAATTTCATGAAGAAAATTAAAGACAAGATAGTACTTGGGAAGACACTGTTGATATTCGATGAAGTAGATAAGGGATTCAGTTTAGCATATATGAGTAACTTTCATAATATGCTCTACAATATTTCAAAGAAATACGGCGTAGAAATAATAGCTATATCGCATAATCCCATAGCTATGATAAAGATGCATCTAGTGTATGACTTTATGAAAAGAGATTTAGTTATTTCCTCTCAGTATGTACTAGAAGAAACAGGACTGGAAATGCATCTTCCACCTAAAAAAGATTTAGAAAATGATAAAGCTTAAACCCAATGTAAATATCTGGTTTACAAGTGATACTCACTATATGCATAAGAATATATGCAGAGGTGTTAGTAGCTGGGGATCAACAGACGATAATGGTGTTTTTCATGTTCATGAATGGTCTACTAGACCATATCCTGATCTAGTCGCCATGAATGCTGCTATCATTAATAATATTAATGACGTAGTAATGGAAGATGACATTCTTATCCATCTTGGAGACTGGTCATTTGGCGGAAAAGAAAAAGTAGAAGAATTCAGAAATCAGATTAACTGTAAGAATATAATTCTAATATTCGGTAATCATGATCATCATATACGTAAATATTACAGTCATCTATTTAAACATGTTTCAGATTACGAAGAACTTATAATTGAAGGAAAAGGTAGATTTGTGCTAAGCCACTACCCTATACTTTCATGGAACGATATGAGAACCGGAACAATTATGCTTCATGGTCATCAACATCTAAAAGGTGACAAAAGATTTGGGCTGGGAAAAAGAATGGACTGTGGAATGTGTGGTAACGGCCTTAAGCCTTATCACGTAGATGATATCCTTGAAATTATGAAAGATATTGAAGTATATGACTTGACAAATCTAAATGATACAAAAATATGATCGAAAATCTTTTACTTCTCATTTTTATCCACTGGATCGCAGATTTCGTAATTCAGAAATCAGAATGGCAATCTACTAAAAGCTTCGACACGAAAAACCTCATTAAGCATACATTAACATATTCATTGCTAATGTTTGTTGGAGTAGAAATAATGTCTGGACATTATAGAATGATGGGTGCACAATATTGGTATACACCTCTATTATTCAGTATCATACAATTTGTTACACATACTGGAATTGATTATGTTACGAGTAGGGTAAATTCCTCACTTTGGAAGCAAAAAAGAACCCATGATTTCTTCGTAAGCATAGGTTTTGATCAAGTATTACATTACGTCATTTTATTTTATTCATATAAATTACTTTTTCTTTAATATATAGAAGAAAAAGATATGATAGAAATAGAACCCGTTATTTTTCCATTATCTCTTGGTACAGCTACACTATTAAACGTTATAACTGAACCATTTTCACTTGAAGATGAAACAATTTGGATTCAATATGAATTGAGAGGCCAAGCCGAAGCTGAGATAGGATATAAAGTTATCCAAACAGGTAGGTTGCTTATGGACAAATCAGTTTATACAAACTGGGGAGTAGATAATAGCTACGTCTTGCAGTGGGTAGCAGAAAAATTAGGTGTTACACTCATACTACCAAAATTAGGAGATATGAGCTTCGAAGGTCGGTGAAACAAGAATTTCACCGACCTTTGCGTTATCAGAACTATTTATTATCATACACTAAAATAGTAGAATCATACAGCGGAATTTCAGTTTCAGGTATCAGCCCTTCGAGAGTTCAAATGGACTCAAGTAAATTGGAAAACAAAAAAACAAAATCGCAATGAATACTTATGCAAGTGCTAGATGCACAGCCAATATCACAGTAAAAAGAGGTAGAATTAAATCATATAATGATTCAGTCTACCTAAAGAATGGCCAAAATTTCGAAATAGAACTGTTTAATCCACACGGAGTACCAGTTCTAGCAAAAATATCGATTAATGGTAATTTCATTTCAGAGTCAGGTATAATTATACGTCCTGGCCGTAGAGAATATCTCGAACGTTTCATAGATGTAGACAAGAAGTTTACATTTGATGTATACGAAATTGAAGATTCAAAAGCAGCTGCAAATGCTACAAAGAACAACGGTAAAGTTGAAGTTTTCTTCTATAAAGAAAACATTTTGAATCTACAATTATTATCTACTAACTATCGTACCATATACGGATCACCAAACTCAGGTGGAGTGTTAGGATCACCTGATGTTTACACTATCCCTTGGACTTCAAACGTCCCTGGTAATATAGGAGTATCAGGAACTATGGGCGGACCAGGTTGTATAGGAGTATCTTCTATTACAACTTCTACAAGTTATGTATCAGATACTACTTCTGCATTATACTCATACACTTCATCTAATAATGCTAATCTTGCAGATTGTCAACTATTATCTGAAAATGTAAAAGAGACTGGTAGAATAGCTCAAGGTGATAAATCATCACAATCCTTTTCATATTCAGATGGCAATTTCAACTCTTTCTATGATGAAAGATTAGAGATAAAAATTCTTCCTATTTCTGCTAAACCAGTCGAAATAAAAGAATTGAATAAACATTGCACTAACTGTGGAGCAAAAATAAAGAAACAAACATGGAAATTCTGTCCTGTTTGTGGAGATAAAATAGAATAAAAAAATCATTTCGCTGAATGATTTAAAGGTGGCATTTTATTATGTCACCTTTTTTGTGTTATATTTGTATATCATTAAAAATAAAATAAATGGGAAAGTATATTAATCAAACAAGTAAACGACCTCTAGGTTCTTCATACAGTGAAAAATGTATTGCGCTAGTAGAAGATGGTGCTGTACAGATCAGAAAGCCAGACACATTTCAAGAAAATCTTGTTTGTGTAGTAGATAATGTAATGTTTGCGGCAGCAGGTTATGCATATGACAAAAATGAATTCGCTGCATTTAATTCACCGACTGATGACCGTATCAAGGCTTGGTTTATTTGGGACAAAGTAAAAGAATATGCGTTATGACAGATAATTTCTCATTAATTTCATCATTACTCGACTTCTCAGTTATCGATACGTTCTACTTTATTCAAATATTAAAGAGACGTAAAGAGAATCCTGAAATGTCTAAAAATTCCAAAACTATAAATGTCTACTACATCTTTTGTAAAGAAGACTTGGAGAAAATTCGACATAAAATAGTAGAGGATTGTACATTACATAATGCAAGAGCATATATCAATTTGAACAGACTCGATGCTAAGCTAATTGCATTGATGACCATTCAAACCATTGTAGAATATATGAGGAAGGGACAATATGCATCTGTACAAAATGCATATACTACTACTTGTGGTAATTATCCATCTGAATCAGAAAAGAAATGGGTAATAGATATGGACCCTGAACATTTGCCCTTTATAGATCTAGTGATCGATACACTTAAAGAACTTCACATAGAATCAAGAGGAAGAATAGTTGCAATAGTTCCAAGCAAGAATGGTTGTCACATTATTTCTACTGCATTCCATCCTGAAAAGTTCAATAGAATGTTAGAGGAAAAAATAGCTCCTGCAAAAGTACCAGATATTCAAAAAAATTCACCTACTATTCTTTACACATTATGATCAATACGTGTAGTATAAAGCTTTTAACGAAAGCATATATCGGGAAAAGAGTAAGAATGACCGGCGGTAAAGATACAGTGGCATTCAATAATATTCCAATGTCTGGAATTAAAATATCTGATTACTGTTCAGACGGGTTTGAAATAACTCATCCTAACTTACCGAAAGAGGTTTGGGTAGATTTTGCACAACTTCCACTTACCAGATTACGTATAATAAATGGTACTATTGAAGATGAATTGACTTTTGTAGAAAATATAGTAAGGCATGAGATGCAACTTATCCGTACTTTAGATACAGAATATATCGATCTCTTATATAAAGAGAAAGCTTTAACTAAAATTGCTGATCAAATCATACCACTGACGAAGGCGAGGATTGGAGATATGTACAAAGGAGCTAGATGTGAACATGGCACTGAAATGGTATATTTGGGATCATGGTACTGTAAGCAAACTGCATGTTACGGTACAAGTAGAGCAGGTAGAGGAGGATATTATTCAGAATATGATTACGCTCATCACATAAAAGAAGATACTGTTAAACGTGCATTTTTTGGTTGCTTAGTTGGTAAAAAATGGAGTATTATTAATTATGCTCCAACAAATAAAGCAATTAAAGATTTAATCTGTCTTAATAGAACTGAACAGATTTTTACTGACAAGGCTCTTAACCGTGAAGCTATCATATACAACAGCCATGAAATTTGGAGTTCTGACGATATGAGAGTTGCAAATGCAGAACTTGCTCTTAAAGCTTCATATCCTTGTCCAGAATTATCGAAACATATCTTAAAGGCAAAGTATTCATATGAAATAAGTCGTGCTTATAAATATCTAAGTGACAATAAAGATTGTGATCTAGAAGCCTTAACATTTTTTATGACAAACTCATGTAATAAATTCAGTAATCAATTAATAGAAGGGAAAGGTTATAGATCATACCCGATAAACAAATATATAAAATGACACTAAAAGAACTTATACAGCAAGATTTTATCCTTGCTATGAAGAACAAAGACTCAGTTGCTAAACTATCACTCAGCGGTATTAAAGCAAAAATAGTAGAGTTTGAGAAAGAAAAAAATGTAGAAGCTACTGATGAGGATGTCATCAAAGTCATAACAAAAGCTATGACGCAACGTGAAGAAAGTGCTAAAATCTACATTGAACAATCTCGTCCTGACCTTGCAGAAGCAGAACTAGCAGAAGCAGCAGAAATGAAGAAATATCTTCCAGCTGCATTAACTGACACTGAAATAGAAGAAGCTATAACAAAAATAGCACAGGAATTTTCTGGTCTGCCAAATGAAAATGCACGTAGAGGAAAAACTATGGGTGAATTCAATAAACGCTTCATGGGTAGAGCTGATATAACTAAAGTTAAAGAAGTAATTTCAAGATTAGTATCATGAGCCTAACAAAAGTAAAAAGTGTAAGAGATGTTTCAGGTATATTTGTCGTAACTTTACAGAAAATATATGTGTATGAAGAAGACGGTAAATTATGCATTGAAGGGCTAGATGAAGTTAATGATACTACTAAAGTAAAACTGTTCAATCTTCTGAATACAAAGCAAAATAGAAAACGAAAACATGCCAAGACAATATTACAATTACTAAAGGATGACTTTGCAAAAAATGAAGAAACTGCATACGTCGATCAGGAAGCAAAAGATATTGATCGGTTTGTTGATACTCATACAAAATAATTCTCAAAACTTTTTACACATACACATAAAAAACAATATGAAAACATTTACTATCACTGATGTAGAATTAGTCGCATCGGATTTGATTGCAACAAATGGTTCTACTACGACACTGGACGTAAAGAACGAACTTCGTAATCAAGGATTTTTTGCTGAACAAGCTGAAGTATCAGCTGCTCTTGCTCAATTAGACTTTTCGTTTACTCATAACGGATCATTTAGAATCTATACCGCCAAAAACTTGGCGCCTATAAAGATTCAAACTCCTCTTTATGGAACAGTAAAAAAGACAAAAAATGTCTTTCGATCAATTTCTTTCATTCAATTGCCAGATTTGAGTTATGTATACACGAAACGTAATGGAACCATTATTACTACTGTTTCGTTAGCGGAAGCAAACTATATTGCCTCTTCACATGACGGTTCAACAGATAGCATCTTTTTTAGATCGGGTCATTCAAGAAACGATATGCGTTTAGTATTCTGTAAGATTACAGGTGCAAAATATAAAGACTCTCGCGTTAGAAAAATATCATGACCGATTCTTTATATTCACATATAAAGCTATACATAAATAGTCACATTGGTAAAGATATTTATCGACGTGACCTTACTGCTATAGCTAATGGCTTAGACAGAGCAAACTCTACTGTAGATAGCATAAGAATAAAATTTTGTCATCTTAAATATTTACAGATGGATAAGTATACACCTGGTAAATATAATGTCTTAAAACCTATACCCGAAAAATTCACTTCTACAATGCTTACTAAACAAGCTGCCGTAGAATCAACTAATAGGTCTAAAATTTATACTATAGCTACATGGGAATATAAAAAAGATTGGTCACAATACCTGTCTGTGTACGATACCACATTTTATAAAAAATATACTGAAGATTCAACGATAATGGCTATAGATTATCTGAATAAGCATAAAAATGTTACAATACAAGAAGATATCTTCTTAGCATGGTTAGAATCAGGTATGACACCTGATGAATTCTCAGAAAAGAAACGCGGATTTGTAGCAGGTGCTAAATTTGGGTTCTAAATTTTTTCTAAGCGTGTATATTTGTTATATTTATCTAATTCAAAAAAATAATCCACCAAAAATAATTAACGATGAGTTTTAAAGACATTATTAAAAATGCAATTTTTGAAGCCCCAGCAGCAGAAGAAGAAGCTAAAGTAAAAGCAACACCTGCCCCACCAGTAACTTCATTTCCCGTTACTACTGCTGCTCCCTCTGCGACTTCATTCCCCGTTACACCGGCTGCAACATCATTTGTTCCACCAGCTGCAACATCATTTTCACAACCTCAACCTACACAGGTAGGTAATCCATTTATGGATAAAATTATTGAGGTATATGATAAGAGGTTTGAAGCATTAAATCAACCTGGATACGACTTCTTCGAGTTCTACCAATCTGTATCAGAAATGGGTATAGATAATCCACAAGTTTATACTATGGGACTTGGAATGGCCGTAAGAATGGACAAATCTGTAACGAAAGAAACTTTATTGGAACAAGCCGATTTTTATATCAAGGAGATCGACAACATTCACACAACTTTCGATACTGATGGGAATTTAAAAGCAGCTGCAATAGCTACTCAAAAGGAAACAGACACCCGGAATTTAACTACCGATATTCAGTCATTGACTGAACAAATATCAACGTTGCAAACTCAACTCGGAAATAAAACAGCCGAACTTGCCACTATCGATAGTAAATTTGATCCTGAGCTTAATGAAATAAAATTAAAGCTCGCAGCTAACGATATGGCAAAAGAACATATTACGACTTCATTAGTAAAAGTAAAAAATAATCTTTCAACAATCTAAAATAAAATAAAAAGATGACAAACAATGTAAGTAATGGTTTGCAACAGTTGCCTTTTATGCAACACTTTCCTGAGAATGTAACTAAACAAGTAGACGTATTCCGAAAAGGTGAAAAAAATCTCTTCTGGTTTATTAAACTAGCTGTATTTGGACTCGCTGGATTCCTTATCTTCAAATATGTTCTACCACCACTTTTCATATATCTTGGCAAGGCTATTGCATTAGTAGCTACCGGTGCATTTCTTGTATTTGTAATTATGATGATACCAAATATCATCAGAGGCTTACGATTATTAACTAGAGCTATTCATAAATCGATTATACAATATGATCCACTCGGTGAATTAGCAAATAAACGAGTAGGTTTACTCGCAAATAGAGATAAATTTTATCTTTCTAAAGCTAAAATTGAAAATCTCCGAAGAGATATGGAAGTAGAAGCTAAGAAAAATGAAAGAGATGCTGAAAAAGATCTAAAAGAAATCGTTAGATTACGAGATCAAGCAAAAGCTCTTCATGATGACTTAGATAGACGATTTTTAGAAGGTGGTGTAAAAGCTAAAGAGGAAGATGACTATGTTAATGATAGCGCTGAACTTCTTACCCTTGTTTCTAAAAGTACACGTTTAGCCGCTCAATTAGAACAAGAACAGAATTTTGTACAGAAATACATGTCTCGTGCAACTATCATGAAGAAACTTGGTCAAAAATTGACTATGGTGGCAACTTCTATGGATATCAAAATTGCTGACTTCGATGCTACAGTAGATATGCTAAAACGTGATTATGACTTTGCTGAAAAATCGAAAGATGCTACGACTGCAGCAAAAGATGCTATCTTATTTACTACCGGTTGGGAAGTTGAGTATGCTATCGAATGTGTATCAAGTGCAATTACTGCCGATATTGCAATAACTACAACTAATCTTCAGGATATCGATACTGCTACTAAAGACTATAACTTAAATAGTGATGATCTTTATGCTAATCTTGATAAGTTGGCAAATAGTATTACTGCCGGAGAAAAAGCAACTACTGATACTAAAAAGTATAATAACCCTGACTATAAATTATCATCTACTGATAAAGATTCTCTCGGTTCATTAGGAAGCATTTTCTAAAATATTTACAAAAATAATACAATTACGTTTTGCAAATAGACGTAATTGTATTATTTTTGTATCATAAAATAATTCATATTAAAAAATAATCATTTAAAAACAAAAACATGGGAAAAATTTTAAAGACTAAATTGACCAGTGGTGCTGAAGCAGTCATTGTAACAATCGGTTTAGCAATTGTATTAGGTGCCATCGCATGGCTTTCACCGGGACTTCGTATTGATGCAGCTAAAAGACTTGCTGGATTATCGTTGAGTAAAGATCATATCGATAACATGCAAAAAGCTGCAAAACTTGAAACCCCTTCACAAACTCCTTCTACTTCGGCCGCAAAGAAACCACTTATTCGTATCGCCGAATATGCATGGAACGGAAACATCGGAATGATTGCTGCTAATGGTGGACCTCGTACTACAAAAGGATCATTAAATGAAGCATCCGACCTTAATTTAGAAATTGTACGTATCGACGGAGTATCGGATTTACGTAATATGCAACTTAAGTTCGTAGAAGAACTAGCAGCCGGTAAAGAATACCCAGATGCTGACAAATCGGCATTCGCAGTATCTATCATGGGTGATGGTGTTCCATTTTATATAGCAACCGGTCAACAGGCTTTAAACGATAAATTCGGTAAAGATAAGTATCACTTACAAAATATTGGAGCAATTGGAATGTCGGACGGTGAAGATAAATTAATCGGACCAGATGCATGGAAGAAAAATCCACAATTAATGAAAGGTTGTCTTATTTCATCAGTAGTAGGAGATGGTGACTGGGTAGTAGCTATCAACTTTGCCTTTGCTAATAACATCAAAGTTAATCCGGATGTAAAAACATATGACCCTGATGCTATCAACTTTACTCCTTCTGAAAATGATGACTATATCAACTCTGTAAAAGAGCTTATTAAATCACAAAACACAGGTTTTACTGTTCCACTTAAAGAAGTAAAAGATGGTAAATTGACTGGTAACACAGTAAATATCAAAATCAATGGTGCTACCACATGGACTCCGGGAGATAAAATTGCATTCGATGCTTTATCAGGATATACAGATGTAATCTCAACTAAAGAGTTCACTAATCAAATGGCAACTTCTATTGTAGTAGTTAAAGAATGGGCAGTGGCACATGAAAAACAAGTCGTAGCACTTTTAAAGAATGCATATACTGCTTCTAACCAAGTAAAACAATATGATGAATGGGCACGATTCGGATCAGAAGTTGTATGTAAAACTTACAACTTTGAATCTCCTGAATACTGGTATACAATGTTCAAAGGTATTCATAAAACAAAAGCCGGAGTACAATACAATATCGGTGGAACAAGAGCATTGAATTATGCTGATGCAATGCAATACTTTGGACTAACCGATGGTACAAATAGATACAAGACAGTATATGAACAAATTTCTAAATATCTTGTAGAATTAAATCCATGTGGCTTTAATGAATCTGTAAAAGGTGGTATCATTCCTTATTCAGAAGCTGTGAATTTATACTTCTTAAAATCTATCACCGATGTAGATGCCGGTTCTGTAACAAAACAAGACTATACTGCTACACAAACTACAGTTATGGCATCAGGACAATGGCAAATCAATTTCGCTTCAGGTTCTGCTAACATAATCGGTACAAAAGAACTAGAAATTATCTACGGCCTATTGGTTCAAGGAGAACATTCTAAAGTAGTAATCACCGGGTATACTGATAATGCAGGAGATGATAACACAAACTTAACTCTATCTAAACAACGAGCTAAAGCGGTTCAAACATATCTTGCTAATAAAGGCATCGATGAAACACGTTTCCAAAAGGTCGATGGATTAGGTGAAGCCAACCCTATTGCAACTAATGTAACGGCAGCTGGTAGAGCAAAGAATCGTAGATGCGAAATTAACATCATGAAATAATGAAAGGAATATTAAGCCCTTTTGAAAAAATAAAGAGTTCCACAGAATTAACCATCCGCTTAGGATGGTTAATTTCTATTCTTACTCTTTGGGTCACATCAAGCTACATTGGTCAAACGCACATTTTTCCAACGCCAATTCAAGTCTTAGAAGGTTTCGGTGCATTATGGAATGAAGGTTTAACTGTTCATATCGGAAGCTCTTTATCACTATGTGGTCAAGCTGTTTTAATATCGGTCTTATTTTCATTATCATTTTGTTATTTATCACCTGTTCCAATTTTACAACCGATCTCTTCATTTATTTCAAAGTTTAGATACTTACCTCTTGCAGGTATCGCATTCTACTTATCTATTTTGATATCGGATGCCAGAATAACACAAGTATCTATCCTCGTGGTATTCATGAGTACGTTCTTTGCAACTTCTATATTAGGTGTCATCAAAGATATTCCACAAGAGGAATTTGACCATGCCAGAGCATTAGGTTGCAGTAGATGGGAAATTCTTTATGAAGTTGTCATAAAAGGAAGATTCGACTATGTAATCGAAAGTATTCGACAAAATTTGGCTATCGTTTGGATGATGCTAATAACGGTTGAAAGTTTATTAGCTGCAGCCGGAGGTTTAGGATTTCTAATTAAAAATTCAGATAAGTTAGGTAATCAAGGAAGGGTTATTGCATTACAGATCATTATTCTATCAATCGGTATACTCCTTGACTATATTCTAACTTCAATACGTAAAATGTCTTTTAGATTTTCAAAAATATGAGCTATAATTACGAACTTAAACAGACAATTTTCTATCTCGACAATATTTCAGTCGGTTATAGTGGAAAAGGTGTTTTGAAAAATGTTACGATTGTCGAAAAAGATGTGGTTCGTGAAGGTGTCAAAGCCACTGGACAAGTTATAGCTGTAGTAGGACGCTCTGGAAGAGGAAAATCTACATTATTCAGAGCTTTATCTGGACTTGATAAACCAATTTCCGGAAGAGTTTTAATTTCTACTTCAATGCCTGGACAACCAGAAGCTGCTAAAGAAGTAGCTGAAGGAGATGTAGGTTTTGTTGATCAAAAATATACATTATTTAGACATAAGACAGTGAATCAAATCATGTTCTATGCACTGAAAAAATGTATGTTACCAAAAGAAGAAAAAACGAAACTTATCGATGAACAGTTAACCAAATGGGGACTAATCGAACATAAAGATAAATACCCTTGCGAGTTATCCGGTGGTCAAAGACAACGTACAGCAATTATTGAACAGCTTCTTACATCAAAGCATTTCATGATATTCGACGAACCATTTTCTGGTTTAGATGTTGGAAATATTGAAAGTGTAAAAGAGGCTTTCGAATTAATTCAATCAAGTGATGAATTAAATACTATCATTTTTTCAACTCATGATTTACATCTTGCTACCGAATTAGCCGATGTTATTTATTTAATTGGACATCCAGAAGGAGTAACCGATTATAGTACAGTAGTTCAAAAATATGATCTTAAAGAAATGGGTATTGCATGGACTCCGTTTGGACCAGCTCATTTGGAATTAGTATCGAAAATAAAAACAGATATGCTAAATTCATAAATTCATCTATAAGAACAGACAAAACCCATGACAATATACTCGATTATATGTCATGGGTTTTTTGTTTTGTTATAAAGGTTTTATTTAAAACCCAAATTTTTTACCGAGGGTTATACCTCTTTTCTTATACATGAAATCTTTAAAGTCTTCACCTGACTTTAACCATTTATGAAATAACTCTTTATCATTTTTGCTTAAATCTATTTCTTCATCTGGTACATCGGGACATTTTAAGATTCTGTAGGTATCAGCAATAGGAGCAAATTTTAATGTTTTCAATTTTGGTACATTAAATAATATAAAGTATTGTACTTCGGATGGAGAGCCATCTAATGATTCAATATCTTTACAGTCTCTGATATTCAATTCAGATTCGATATATTTAGATATACCATGCAAAGTTTTTAGAGATTCAATAGAAGATAAGTTTATTGATTCACAAGTATCAGGACAATTTTTAAGAGACTCTAATTTATTGTAGCCTATGTTTATCTGTTTCGACACAGTCAACGGTGCATGTTTTATGTCCGCTCCACTTACATAGTATTCATAGTTACCATCAATTATAGCACCAGACAAACTTGGCAGAGGCAAGACGATCTTATGTTCTTTTCCATCATTCAATATTCTTGTAACTGTAGCTATTCCCTTTTTAAAAGACTCTTCAGTTATCATAACTGCACCCTTTATTGTAGTCATCTGTTTATTAAATTTACGAATTGTATTTTTATTCATTTTTTACTTTTTATTATGGTCGATTTCACATTATTAGTATCAGATTTACGATCAGCTACTATAGTGTTATTTGGCAGAGTAGAATTTTATACAGGTGACGTATATCTACATTTCACTTCAAATGATCAATATCAAATTGCACAGAATATACTTAAAGAGTTTGCACAGAGTGATTTAAGTCCAGAAAATTACGTGAAGTGGAAAAATAAAGAAAATTGTCATTTAAGTTTAGATGCTTTCTTACTTAAAATAAGAGGAGAAATAGTAGCTAAACGGTTCGGGTTTTAGAAGCCAAACTTTCTTCCCAATATGAATCCTCTTTTTTTCTCCAAGAAACCTTCAGCTGGTTCTCCAGAATGTAGCCATTGAGCATAGATATCGTCATCGCGATACAGTTTAAGTTCATCAATATTATTTATTAAACGTAGATCTATATCATATTTATTAGCGTTCTTACAAGCTCCTTTACCTGAACGCAATTTCTTACAATCAGATACTCTAAATGTATCAGTATGTTCTATAGTCCCTGATAAGTCTTCTAAACCTTCACATTGATAAATATTGAACATTTTAGTCACAGTTTTAGGAAATCCGTGTAAATTTTTTATCTTTTTGCAATCTGCAATACTAAATGTATCTACAACTGATTCTTCTAATTCAATTTTTTCCAGTACGTCACAGAATGTGATAGAAATAGTTTCAGCGTGTAAATTTTTTATCTTCTTTAGTTTCTTACAAGTATTTATGACAATTCTGTATTTCACTTTGCATAGATTTACTATTTCAGTTACATCTATATTCGTTAAAAGACATTTATTGCCTATGTAAGTTGGAAATCCATCTAAAGATTCGACCATACAGTTAGTCATTTTAAACATACCTGAAACTGTACCAAACATTACGGGAAGCCTAGGATATTTGTAACTAATAATAGATACGTTACCATCTACCTCAACTAAACCGTCTTTTTCTGTCCATTTATGATCACATACTTTATTAAGAAATTCTGTTTGTTCATCAGTTAGTTTCATTAAAAACCTTTTTCTTGTATATATTCAAATCCGACATTTTTTGTTACATTAAATAAAAAATGATTGATTTAAGCATTATAAATGGATGCGAAATAGTAGACTATTTAAACAGTCAGATCGAAGCTATCAGTGAAACATCTATATCTGGACCTATTATTTTCGAAAAACAACGCTATGTTGCAAAAGGCAACTACGAACTTTGGTTCACTTGTTTCTTTAATAATTGGGGAACTGATCAAGCTATATCGAATAATATTATTCGTGTATGCTATGACGGTTCTGTATATGCAAGTCTAAATGAGCCGTTTGATGGAGATAATAGTTGCGAAGTCATAGAAGATCTAATAAGAACTTGGATTTTACACCCATACATATTTACTGATCAGACCCAGAATTTTAAAGACCTTGTAAGTGAAGTGAATGAATCATTGAATAGTATCACAATAAACGATATTGCTAAAATGACGGACATAATAAAGAACTTAACTAGAGCATTAACTATGATGAAATAATGCGTTTTGCACTTTTGATAAAATGTGTTATTTTTGTATTATGAAAATATACGATAAAGATGAATTAGTTGCATATTTAAGTGATACCATGCATACTACACATGCAGGAATATTTGAGTATATATTTTCTAATATGTTAGCTGATAAGTATGTAGTACTAATATCGGAATGTGTAGTGCATGACTTTATGTATATGTCAAGTAGCATTAGACTATTTATGGATAAAGGTGAAATTCAATTTTATGCATATGTAAATCAAATTGAATATTTGCCTGTATGTAAACATGTGACACTTAAACGTTACGGTAAAAAGGCTGCAGCTGAAGATAAATGTCTATACATATACAGCGAAGACTCATATAAAATTATTGTAACATTCAACTATATGCACAGAAATGAATTTGAGAAAATTATGAATGAATTCAAAGTATCGAATATGACAGCTGATGAATTTATATTCAAAAAACGAGGAATTTTAAAAAGTAAAAAATATGGATTCTAAAACATTTACTGGACTAGCATTACTAGTCATAGGGATCATTTTCGTAATTTACAAGAAATACGTTGTAAATATGTTTGATCATAAACATATCGACAATGGAACTGTTAGAACATGTAAAAATTGTAGCACTAAGCATTATAAGTCAAATATTGTAGGTAAGTGGTGTTATGTAAGTTCTTGGCGTGATAGACATGATCAAAACTGTAAATGTAAAAAATTTTTAGATTAGAATCGTAACAAATTAAGAATGAAAGTACAATACCAATTAGTAGACAATTTTATCTATAGTGTCATCACTGTAATAGAACATGATTTAGGAGAAGGTGTAGAAATTTACAAATCACCAAAGAACAAAAGAATCGTTAAGGGCCATGTAAATATAAAACATAAGAATTGCAAGCATAAATAGCTTGTTCATTCTGCACAAGATACGCGCATTATGAAAACTACTCGATACAGAATACAGACACGTATATTAAAAGATATACGTGATGAAGATGTATGTGACTATTTTATCGAAAAGAAAACAGTCTATAAATATAGATGGTTTACTTGGCGATCCAATTGGAATAAGATATCATCTAAAGTAATGCAAGTAAACTGTTCTTGGCATACTGAGAGATCGTACGGTCGTTTGAACTATGAGATATACGACAATACACATTTCGGCAGAAAAGAAGCTTGTAAAACACAGATAGATTTACTGAAGAATGATATTTTCATGATCGGTACAACACCTGTTGAAATGATACAGTTTCATTTTCATGCGTATCCTAATAGTAGAAAAGTAGGATATCTCTATGACAATATATTGTTTCAAGATATATTCTGGTGTAATAATTACATTGAACGTAAAATGCTGAATGAAAATAAAAATGGAACCAAAATATAATACACAAGGCTACGATTCTCAACGACTATACAACTTGTATAATTCTATCGTAGATTATACAGGATCAATGGTATCACCATTGCATAGTACTGCCGGTAATACGATAGAAGAGTTAGATGATACAATCTACAAAATAATTGTAAAATCTGACATCTGGAAAAAAGGAAAAATAGACGATTCTCTTGCCGTGGAATGGTACAAAAGTGGAATGACTATTGATCAGTTCAAATATGAGAAAAGAGGACTCGTAATTGGGACAAAATTTGGTATGTAATGCGTTTTGCAATATCGAAGTTTTTGTTTATTTTTGTATCATAATCAAAAAATAAAAAATGAGCACTTTAAAATGTAGATGTTGCGATAATCCAATTCCACCGAATACTGGTTGCTACAATACTCCGTACGGACTATATTGTTGCAAATGTTATGATAATGGTGGAAAAGAGGAAGTTTCTAGGAGACTTCAAGGAGAACCTCCTATTGAATCGGCATGTGGTAGAATAATGTTCGACGTTAAACGACCTAAACATCCCGACAAGTATCGGTTTATTCGGTACAAGGATAATGAAAAAGATTTATCGCAGTGGTATTTTGTAGCTTCTACAATGGATGAAATGCGTATCCATTTTGAAAAATATTGTGGTACAGAAATCAGAGATGGCATTCGCAACTATATCGATAATGCTATAGCTGATTTATCTCCCGAGTTTTTTAAACGGGATAAACGACTCAATACTGTATTCGGCAAATCATTAGAGCTGATGATGGGTAACCAACGTGGTACACCACTTTCAGCTGCAGTAGTTGCTTTACAGCTAGAAAATAGAACATTACAAGATAGAATGCGTCATATCAATGACGGAAAGATTCTACTATTAACGGCTGACATGCGATACCACATTTTAATCGACTCTATGAAAATAGTCGATGATATAGATCGCAAATCTATGCTGTTTCCAGACGAAAAAGTACCAACGTCCGATGACATAAAGATAATGATTTGGCCAGGTGGACAACACTATTATGCAAAAATTGGAAAGTTTGATGTTCAAGATGAAGACGGAAACGTAAAATGGTTTACACCAGAAGAAGCTCAGTTTCATGCATCAAATACACTCATTAAACTTCAGTTAAAATGAAAACACTCGTAATACATCCGATAGATCATACAACTGACTTTCTTTCAAAAATTTATTACAATAAAGGATGGAAAGTTATCAGAAGTGGAGTATCTAATTCTGAACTAAAAAGACAGATACAAGCACACGATAGAATTATCATGCTCGGTCATGGATATGAGGGAGGACTGTACGATTTAGATGCTAAACGAATCGTTATATCTCCTTCACATGTTCAGTTATTAAGAGAAAAGATTTGCATAGGTATCTGGTGCAACGCCAATGTATTTTTTGAAAAATATGAGCTTAATGGACATTACACTGGCATGATTATATCAGAAGTTGATGAAGCTTATCTATTCAGTGTATATAGCGATCATCTTGACAAAGATATCGAAGAATCAAATACCCTATTCTCAAAAACTTGTGCCAAGTATATTGATGAACCAGATTTTGCACGTTTAGTAACCGAACAATATGAAATATATGGATTACGTAAAAGTAATCCAGTTATCGGTTTCAATTCACATAACATATTCACCCGTGATACAAGAGACTAAATATAAAAATTGCCTCGTATTCAAGAATGTAGAAGATGCAACATGTCATCAGTACTCAGAAGATAAAATAAAAGGCATAATTAGTTTATTTACTGATGATACATATGTGTCAAACTCTATTCTTAAACTTCATGCTGAAAGTATAAGTGAATATACTACCGTGTATAAAGCTTCATGGCCACGATTACATGAGCAGTTTAAAGGTAGATTATTAACGAGAATAGTTATACATTTTCCGTTCGATAATAAAATTTATTTTTGCTGGAAACATAAAGATAAAAATACTGAATGCAAAAGTATCTATCAATTTAATCATCCATCACAGAATACACCACTATCTTACGTTCTGTATCATATTGTCAAGAACGATCTACCCATAAAATGGTTAGAGGCTGATCAACGTTCGAGACCGAAGTATAAAGACTGGATGGCTTGTGATGACCCAATATTTACATATAGAGGAAAATTAGTATCACCTAAATTTGGATTTTAAAATGGAACAGATAAGTGAGGAAGAGGCTATAAAAATTGAGAAGGGATTAGAAATTAAAAAGAAAGTAGAATCCTTACTTTTAATAGCCGGAAATAGTTATAATCATACCGGCTATCAAATACAAAAAGCTCAAGAAGAAATTAAAAAGCTATGGGATACGTGTGAACATAAATATGAATGGATTGACTGCAATCCTTACAGTGAGACCTGCACATGTATTTATTGCAATGCCGATTCGCCAGGAACAAGAAATTTTTAACATGAAACAATATGAAAGTTAAGACGTTATTTATCATCTTTTTGTTAATTATCATAATGATATCTGATATCAATTTCTGCATTAAGTACGGTAATCCTTTTGGATATATGAAGTCAAGTAATTTTTACGCCTCATGTGTAATTGCTACAATACTTGCTTCAGGGGCAACTGTAATAGCACTGCTCCTGCATCGTATAATAGATCTTGAGATTTGGGATAAAAAAATCAATTTTAGACACAATAAAAAATAAACTGAATGAAAACACCTTACGCAGGAGACTTGATCAAAACAACAGTAGAAAAAATCATTTTCTTTAGTAAATGGCTCTTAATTCCATTCTATCTGAAGTTATTTTGGACACTGTTATTTCTTATGTACTGTTTCATGAAGAACGGACATATTACCAGTGAAGAACTGATGACCACACTTGAAGCAGTAGACGTAGTCATGATAGCGAACTTAGTGAAAATGATTATAACTGGTAGTTATAACTCTTTCGTAAGTAAAACGCATGAAGAATCGTCTGAGAAGATAAGTAGCGGCGGTCTAAAAGTCAAGATTGCCACGTCTATAACTGGTGTAACAATGATACATTTATTACAAACATTCATCGCAGCTGAAAAGATATCATGGGACATAATCTATAAACAGACTTATATTCATGGAATCTTCTTAGGTGGAGCTTTGATACTTGCAGTAATAGACTATTTACATTCTAAAACTGCAACCCATTAATGAATAGACATAATGAATATTTTGGAATGGGTTGTATTGTAATAGCATGTCTTATAATAGTAGGAATAGCTACATTAGCCCCTAAATCTAATGCCGTTCAAAATGTAGATCAAGTAAAAGTCATGACTACTACGGGCGATACAGCAATAATAACGAATAAAAAAGGAACTATACTAATCGAATTAAAAACAAAAAAGAAATGACACGAAAACTTCTAATTTTGCTTATTAGCATGTTCATGATAATGTCATGTAATATGCATCATAAAAGAATGAAAGTTCTTGAATACCGAATTTATTCTGGTTCACATTCTATGTCAGATGACGATGACGGCTTCAGTTATTGGTACTTAATGACTATGTCAGATGGAGATAGCTATTATTGCAAATCGTCAGAACCTATAACTAATTTTTCTAGCATTTCTTGGACAGTGGGCACTCCTAGTGAATTGGCTAATCAGACTCCTGAAAATGAAGTAACAATCGATACTCAAGATTTACCCGACAATATTCAAAATGAGATAGAAGTATCTACAGAAGAAGGCACAGACGTTGGCAATACTGAATCATCAGAAGTCGGTTCCGAATCTTCTTCAGATGTATCATCAGATGCGGGTAGTGATTGTGGCAGCGACGGAGGCGGAGATGGTGGAGGCGGAGAATGAAAGTTGTTCAACAATTTCGTGACGACGGAGATACTATTCATTTTTTCCTCGTTCACGAAAACTTGAGAAACTTGAAGTCTGACATGAAAAGATATGATTGGTGGTTTTCAGGTAATAGTATAACGCATGAAATTATAGATATGCCAGACTATCAAACTGCATTACATAAGTGGTACCCCACAGATAACCGCAAGTTAAAATTAGTATCGATCATATTTAAGATACAGTTGAATCGTATCATGTTTGTATTCAACTATTATAATGTCGATAAAGTAAAGCATATCAAAGAAATGAGAAGAGTCGATCACTATATAGAAGTGAAAGATAGTTACATTGTCAAAAGCTCTGATACACTTATTACTAATCTCATAATGAAAAAAGTCGGAAATTCTACTCCATTTTCATGGTTCATGTTTGGCAGAAATATCGACATTCCATACAGTGAATGGATGTCCAAAAAAGATCCAATGTTAAAATATAAACCCATAATGATAAGCAAAAAATTTGGTTTCTAGCGTTTTTTAATGTTGATCAATTTGTTTATTTTTGTATCATAATAATAAAATACAACTTATGAAAACTTATTATTCAGAGACGTCGGTTTATTATACTGACGCAGACAATTTCAAAGATTCGGAAAATTATACATCTATTATTGAAGAAAAAAATAAAAAGGAGGCAAAAGAACAAGCAAAAGAGAATGCTTTGGCTGAATTTAATCAGAATTTTCAAGACGGAACGTTAACCGTTTGCGAAATTATAGTTAATAATATCTATGAAACTTCATCAGACGCACGTTGTTCTTAATGAAAATGAAAAAGAAAAAATTAAAGTTTACAAAGTCGCTTTGTAAGAATATACAAACCGTATACGATAATAGTAAAATCCCTACTTTTCCGGATGATATTAAAATTATTTCTGAACCTGAAGAGATTGCTAATATTGAACATCATCATTATTACAAAGCTCTAGAAAAACTAGGAGTTACATTAAATAAGCTTACTTCAAACTCATTGCACGTATCATTCGATCATAAATATCTTGCAATTAAAGAATATTCTGCTGAGCATTGGAAAATTGCCATCTGGATTGATCATAAGATAACAGTTACAGAAACTTGTACTAGGAAGGGCGGAGAATATGTCGATAGAAGAGGCATCTCTAGAATACAGTTACCTAGTCTCTATCCACGAAATATCGGATTTTACACAAGAGATGATCTAAATAAGGCTATGAGAGCTGCATACACTAGAACAAAACTTAAGATAAAAGAACTTGAACAGAATGGAAATAAATTCTATTCTACTCCTGAAGAACGTCACGAAAAGCGAGGTACGATTGTTTCAAAATCATTTGGATTCTAAAAATAAAAGTTATGTCATACGAAAAAAATGGAGATTTCAAAAAGTATTACGATACTACACAAAAGCGAAATTACTGGGTATTAGGGTATTTCGGCGGTGGATCGATAAATGTTATAGATGCTTACTCAATAGGAGGAGAATTATCGGATGCATTGAATGTACCCATGGGAACAGTGCAAATAGATGAAATTCGCAAAAGCTCCCGTTACAAGTCATTTAAAATAGTTTACTCGCTACACCCTAATCAAAAACCCGAAGCCGATTCTGAACACTCGTCTAACGTATGGGAATTGTTATCGTATTGACATGGGACACGATGAAGTATTGAATAAATATAATTTATCCGAAGCTCTAAAGCAATATTCAGAGATTGCATCTACTGTATCAGTATATGAACCGTATGAGAATATCGAAGAATTTCAAAAACTTAAAGACTTAGGATTAAGAGTAAATATTACGAAAGATGATAGAGGAATTTCTATTTTCACTACACCTATCGGCAACAATCTAATCGTTAATGACACCAATACTGATCCTTTAACGTTAAAAGGAAATGTAGCGGCTAGAGAAATATTTTTGGGAATATCTATTTTACTTTACGATAATACATCACTTACTCGTTTTAATAATGGAGCTACTGTAAGAATAGACAAAGATTTAAGTACATTCGAAGGATGGAAAGATGCTATACAGAAAGCATATATTGAATGGGTAAAATTTGTTGATGGCATAGAAACTAGAGGCTGTGTCTATTTAAAAACTCCAGAGATGCGGCATGAAAAAAGAGGACTTGTCATGTCTACTAAATACGGGTTTTAGCGTTTTGGCATAATGTAGAAATTGTTTATTTTTGTATCATAAAATAAAACAAAACATTATGTCCTATCCTGAAAAACAATCACTGATACAATCACTCTACGGTATCAGTTCTACAATGATTACACCAGAAATATTGTATGCTGATGATTTCAATGTCTCAAGCATCATCGGAGAATCAGAACTTGGTGATCTAGTAGTAACACACGACATCACCAATGATTGTTATGAAATAAGATGTGATTTAGAATCACAAGTTCAAGATCCAGATAACTGGACATATCGCGTTATTTCAAAAGAAACATATATCGATTTACTTTCACTTTCATAACTATGACAACTCAATTATTACATTTTAGAATAGGCGAAGACACAGGAAGACTATTAGCTAGAATAGCTCAAGAAAAAATAACTTGTGAATTTAATCCGATAAAAGCTGTTAAAGTGATATCTGATTCACTACCAGGTTGTCCAGATGACTTAGTATTAAGTATCATAAAAGGTGATCATGTCATAGAAGTAGTTACTGAGGATGATCATGAAATGTTCAACGTATGTCCTCGCAATCCTGAAATACATCAGGCTTGGCCAGTACTTGATATCATAGATTGGTACAATAGAAAGTTCGATCAAATTGGAGATGATGGACAGAGCATCTATCATGCGCTTGAGTCATTAACTACTCATGTAATTAGAGAAAAGACACTTGACATTACGATCCCATACGAGATTATTATGTGATATGTAATGAATAAAGATACTGTTGAAATTGGTGAGTATGCAGCTGAATTAGCAATGAACAATGAACGCATCGATGATATAGCCACACTGATTCGTATATCTAAACAGTATCTCGATAAGACATATTTACTATGGGGTACATTTGCATGGTTAGAAAAAGCTTATCCTAAAGTTTTTGATGCATGGGACTGGGAAAGTGAAGATACTGCAATGTTCAAAAAGGAAAATCGACGAATAATCGATACTGGCAGACATATGGTAGTTGATCAGATTGGTTATCGATTAATGGCATTAACTAAATTCGATATAAATGAACTTCGAAAAATTGATGCTGATGACTCTGAGGATATAGAAGAATTTTTCGAATTTCAACGTAACATAGACTCGGTACTAGAAAAGATAAAGCCCGTAGACATCAAAGATGGATATAATGCTGGCTGGATAGCACCTAATGGTGACGTATATGCTTTAAAGGGAGTCATAAGCAATATGCTACATAATCAGATAGCTGATGCACTTGAAAAGGCTGGAATTATATAGCCAGATGAGATGCATAAAGGAAATCCTGATGCATGGATGTGTAGAAAAGGATGGGTAAGATATCACGATGGTTGGATTCTGTACGAAGGTTATGACAATATAAGAATCGATGAACCTGTGATTGCTATAACTGAAGAACAAATCAATAAAATATACATTTATGGTCAAATGTGTTGTGAAGGATTACTGAAGATTGGTATAGCACAAAGACAAATGTCGGCTGCAAGATTCCATATGACAGAAATACCTATGATGCAACGACTATTTTCATTCTCATGAGACACTATGTTTATGCACTAGCAGGAAAAGAAGACTATTACTTCAATAATTTGATGTATACAGTCAACCCTAGTTGGCTAGAATTAGTACAAGAAGAAAAAAGAATACATACTACTCTATTTACTGGAACAATAAAAATTGTGTTTATCATAAATAATGACACAGGTTTAAGGTTTAATTTATCGCTAAAGGGCACATATCGAAATGTCAAGCTTGAAAAATCGATCAATATCGAAGTAAGAAAAGATAGTATAGATTGTAATGAATTTACACAAAATGAAGTAGCAATATTGGGGATAAACATAAAGACTACATTTGAATTTCGATTCATCACAAACTTAATTCTTATTTCTCCTTTCTATAAGTTAGTAGTATCGAGTACAGCAGATGATGAAGAGATAATGTCAGAGATAACGAGACTATCAAAGCTGGGGATAGGTTTCGAAAAAATATTACAGTTAAAACGTGGAAAAATAAAATCGACTCAATATGGATTCTAGCATAGGAAAAGGCTTCAGGGTATGGTGCAAAGGTACTCATCCAACTAATCTAAATTTTCAAACTGCACAGTGGTGGAACTGTGGAGATTACATTCTAAATAAATACTATAACATAGCTCGAATGTTCGACGGATTCAATGATGAACAACTAAATGATTCTGAATTTTTTGAACATTTCGAAATAAAAAATCGTGAATAAAATGTCAATACAACCTCTTACACCGAAAACTGTCGTAAAGACACTTCCAGAATTCGTAATCTGTGCTATAAACAACGTGATTCAGGAAAATTATCAGCAAGGTTATTTTAAAGTGAAGCAAGATCTATTTGTAGATGAAATTCTAAAATGTGCTCCTGAAGAACTACAAGTGACTCGTTCTATGATCTTCGAAAAACATTGGCTAGACTTTGAAGATATTTACAGAAAAGCTGGATGGTTCGTTAATTTTGACAAGCCAGCATATAATGAAACCTATGATGCATTCTTCGAGTTCAAAGGTTAATGAAAGCTCTTATCTATGCATATAGAAGCAACGTAAATAAAAGTACGAGAACTAAATTCTCAATGCATGGTATACGTCCACGATGGTATAAGGTGGGTTATAAATGGTACCCAAGAAATGTAGGTTTAGGCGAATATGGGTACTTATTGAATAGCATTTCATTTAACGGAAATGAAGTATTTTTCGATATAAGTGCCGGATATTTTGTTGATACCAAAACGTTAGATACAAGATTTTCAATAAACATGATTTGGCGAAAAGGAGAACATACTTTTTTAGATGGAGCTTTGCCACATCCTATTCTTTGTCGGCTTGTTGCATTAGCAAGAGAAATCAGATGGTGTACTTATGCTAGATGGTGTGTTTCAGGGATAGAAGATGACTTTATAGAAAACTGGCTAAGAAGTGGATTGACGATACCTAATTTCAGAGAACAGAATAGAGCTAAGATTATAAGTAAACGTTACGGATTCTAAGTGAATATATAAAGAAAAAACATGAGTCTATCTTATGATTTCCGTCGTGATTTAAAAGCTGCTAACATAAATCTTTTCACCGAAGCTTATACATCGGCAGGACATACAGTAGTCAATGTTCATATTTTTGATGACTTGAATTGGCGTTTCTTAGTCACACAAGATGCCATTATTTACATGTGTGCTAATAATCATCATAGTCCAAACAGTGTAGCAGATAAAATTTTAGCAGACCTTCCAAAAAATGGAAAATTCACATTTACTTCAGCAGATGCCATCAGACTGATTCTATTAGCTAAAGAAATTGCACCTATTATACTGAAATTGCACGATGTATTCGCATTTTTAGAATACACTGATGATGCAAAAAAGGATTTAACTGAATGGAACTTTATATACCCACTCCATAGCAGTAGCGAGCCTGTTGTTACTGCATTTGACCACTATTCTAAAGAAGATAAACCACAGACTGCTTCATGGACTTCACAAGATAAGATCATTTACATAAATGGTCATAAAATAAGCATAAATATTGACAATATACAGAAAGCGACACCTATATTACTTGACAAATTAGGTGAATCGCCACAGCTTATAGATTCATTAGTAGGTAAATCTCTATATGAACAGTTCGATATCATAAAGCATTTCAAAAGAGGTAAAACTCTAAGCAAAAAATTTGGATTTTAAATGCCACGTATTCTCCCCTTCAGCCTTTTTGAGGCAGATAATATCGATAACTTTATCCTGCCACTACTTTCCGAACTATCTTCTGATATCAACATTAATATTGATAAGCGTCCAGACGTTTTTTATTTCAATTTTGACATAGCATGTTTTCCAGAAACTAAAATAATTACACTGGCTGGTGAACTTGGAACTTCTGGTCCATCAGAAGGATTAGAATTTGAAGGTAAATTTAAAGCTGATATATCGTCAGATGACATAGACATAGACATGTATGATTTCAAAGTTGAAAAAGAAGATGATGACGAAAGCTACATAGAAGATGAAAAAAGCGATATCGTGATATCAGCCAAGAGAAACTCGTATGATAGTCTATTAACAATGTGTGAAGAAGTTAAAGCTCTAATATACGAAAAACATCAATTATTAGCAAGGCTTTTAGATTCTCAAGATATCGATCAGTTTGTTCACACAAATAGAGGCAGTCTATTGGGTAAAAAATTTGGGTTTTAGGCGTTTTAAGCATTGATTGTTTTTTGTTATTTTTGTATAAAATAAATAAGTATATGATGACATGTCTTTTGTGTATTTTGACTATTCTCGGAGCATTAACATATCCGATGTTTACGTTAGGTATAGTACTATGCTATTTTGGACATCCTATAGCTGGTGTAACAATCATAATCCTTTCATTACTATCTGATGACTAGACAAGATTTTACTGAACTGATCTTAGAATTGGATTCTTTGGAAAGAATGAAATATATCTGTAAGTTTTTTAGAATAGAAACAACCACGAATACTTTTTCTTCGGATGAAGAACATATACACTATATACGAATTTATCTCAAAGGTGAACATTTTCTCTATACTTCTAAAAGTTTGTATACTAATCAACGTCATGAAAAATTCATTGAAGATAGATTTAGAAGTTCACTAAATGGAAACTTCAACATGGGGCTTTATAATATTGAACTTACTAGATCACAAATTCTTACTGAAAAGTGGGATTTTGATGAAAATTATTGGATGATAAAGTCAAACCAAAAAATAGTCAACCCGTCTAAAGATGAGATGCTACTTCTATTAGATATTGCATTATCAGAAGTTATCGAATCAATAACCAACGATTTGGACGAATTAAAAAGAAAACAAGTTGATTATGTCAACTCAGACACTAAAATGTATAACTCAAGAGGCAAAATCGTAGGCTCTAAATTTGGATTTTAATGACAAATAAACAACTTCAAATAGTTACTAAATGGAGCACTAGCTCTATCACTCTCGGTAATCAGATATGGCATCCAGCCGGTAAGCTTATGATATCTGATTGTTATATCTCCACACCGAAAACACTCTGGAAAAAAGACTACTCTAATGCCACTCCTATTGAAATAGAAGGATGTCCAGTGGAATTTTACGTAGCATACAAAAACTCTCCATATAAAACGGTAGAAGAATTTATGCATGCTAAAAGAGGACTTTTAGCAGGTAGAAAGTTTGGGTTCTAGCCATATATAAATCATGGAAACTTGGAAAGAAATTTATGATTCATCAGAGAAAGTGAAACAACTTAAGAAGTTCTATGTTGTTAAAACGGGTATAGTAGCAAATAAAGATTTTTTCGATATCGATATTAGGTTAGATCCAAGTAAAAGTAATTTTAAAGAATTGCCGAATATTCGTTACGAATTAGAATGTAGAGGAGATGAAAGTTCAGATATCAATATAGATAAAGATTCGCGTGGACTAACTTTGTGGAAAAGAGATGACGATATGTGGAAATTAATAGATAAATGGAAAACTAAATCACTGTTCAATGAAGCTATAAAAACACTAGAAGATTCTCTAGATAAAGAACTGAACTCATATAAAGTTATTTATGCTAATACTGATGAAAGATTGCATGAAATGAGAGGAAAATTACTGTCAAATAAATTCGGATTTTGATGCATTACAAGAAGATAAGAGATAAAGTTATGCTTACTGAAGAATATCAGTATCTAAATAAATTCTATATCATGAATTATTATGATTCAGGTGTTAGAATTATGTTGTTACTCAACCCAAGTTACATAATAGAAGATACTCATGAAGACACAGAAGTAAAAATCGACATAGAAGGTAATACACATGAAATTGTAGTCATGTCTTATACAGGTTACAAAACTAAATGGCCCAAATCATGGTCACAAATAGAAGAATATGCTCTAGAGACGTTTACTGAAGACTATTTATTTGATACTATGCTAAAAGCTCTGAAAGAAATGAAATTCGAAGTAGAACTACGCTGTAGGACATTGCAACTTAATTACGCAAATACAGAAAGGAAGCTCCAAGATAACAGAGGTTTGATACTTAGCAAAAAATTTGGGTTTTAGCGTTTTCATAATTGTTAGTTTTTAGTTATTTTTGTATCATAAATAAAAGAATATGAAAACATTAATATCACTAAGAAGCACTATTTTTTGGATTATTAGTTGGCTTATTTCTGCTTTAATCATAACTCCTTGCTTATTTTTAAGTTTATTGAGCGGGTTCAAAGTTGATTACCATGCAGATTTTCACAAATGGTGGTACGAACAATATCTTAAAGACTTATAGTATGAAACGGTATGAATATTTAGAAATAGGTGACAAGATAAAAATTCTGTCATGGCCATCTTCTAATACTGCAGATGGATTCGCTGGTTATGTTGGTGAAATAGAAAGTATATCGTTTGGTAATTCAAGCAAGATATCTATCAAATTTCACAACTGTGTTTTAGTAGGATCTGATTTGAATACTCTACAATTCGAATGGGTGGACAAAGGAGAGCCTATTATTCCTATGTTAGATTATGATCTGCAAAAAATATTAAGTATCGTAGTTTTATACATTGGCATCGGTTATGTTGCATATCTTATGACTAATATGAACTATCAAATTTTTGACCCTTTTAAAGTATTAGTCTGGTCTGTTATTGCATCAATCACTTGGACTACACTATGTCTTAGAATATTCGGTAAAATATGTGATACCGAAACGAAAACCTTTGCATATAATCTAAAAAGAAAAATTACTGTATAACATGGAACATGTACAATTATTTGAGGAATATACGTATCCCAAGAAAGATACAAAAGACGTTGATAAAACAGTCGAACAAATTGATGATCTATTAGCTAAAATTTACGCTAAAAAGATCGATTATCCACAAGTTGACAAAGAAATGAAACGTATTTCTGCAAATGAAGCTGATTTTACAAAAGAAGCACATGATAAGTTTGAAAAAGCTACTGCTATTATTCTGAAAACTTTCAAAAACGCAAGTGTAAAAAAAGATGAAGCTCCTTCTCCTAAAGAATTTCAATCTACTGTTCAAAATTTATTAAATGATGATGGTGATGAATGGAACTTTAAACATTACATATCTGAGCTATTTAAAAAGAATTTCGATTTCAAATCTGGATTGGTTGGTGCTAATGATGAAGTTCGCTCTACTGTAGAACATGAAGTAGATATTTTATCACATAATTTATAACCACGTTTTTCTAAATAGACATTTTGTTATATTTTTGTATCATAAAATAATCAAAAATATAACAAAATGTTACTTTTACAACCCAAGACTAAAATAGTCTTACGCCATCACTCCAGTTCATCTGTTTTATTTGATGAACTTTTCCCCACCAGCGTATATAAAGTATCTCATGTAACATCTGATACTATGCAACTTGCAGAGACTATTAACGGCACAGCACACACTGACACAAAAGGCGAAACATTTAAAGTGCCAATTACTCTACTTCCCTTTTTCAAAGAGGTATGATACACGCTAATATATCAACTTTCATCGGCCAGATGGAAGCAGAACACTACTATTGCAGATACGCTGAATCTCCAGAGTTCAAAATTTCACCTCATTTATCAGCTGGAAGTAGATCACCCGACCTCTTGAGGGAACTTACTGATCCAGATGAAGTAGCTTATCTGACTAAGAAAGACCGATATTGCGGCATTAGTCTTGGCGATACAACTTCACGGTTCCAAAGCATAGAACAGATACATGAAGAACTGCTCAAACAATTTCCAAATACTGACATTGAAACGTTCAAAGAAGGTTTACCTTTCAAAGACATGCTCATTGTAAAAGATGGTGTAAATATCGGTTATAAAGGACTTGGTGAAATTTGGCTTGACTTACCAGCTTCTTGTTGGCAAGATTTGTTACCACCCGATAATGAAATCGTAGTAAAATGTTCACATTGTGGTACAGTACACGAATTCAGAGATTTAGTAATGGATGAATATTCTGTCGATAATCGAACATTACTCAAATTTACGACTCGAGGTTATGAAATGGCTGATAGGTGTTGCAAATTTCCACAACTGATACGTAATTTTATCCTCTAGCGTTTTCATATCTTTCATTTTTGTATTATTTTTGTATCATAATAAAAAACAATCTTATGATAAACTGGAATATATTTGAGGAAACAATTGATCTACAAACGATCATTGATAAAGTTGGAATGAAAAATGAACGAGAAACTGATAAATTTTTGGTATTATCGAAGTTTACTAATTTTGTCGATCAATATGAACCAAGATTTGCAACTATACGTATTTTCAATAATGACAAAAAACTAACAGTTGAAGGTATGACTGGTAAAATAAAAGTTTGTAAATGGACCGAAATTAATTTTTAATCATGGAAGAGTGGATTATATCACAGAGAGATGCAATAGTTGAAACACCTAAGCATTGGGCTTGGAAGTCTATTACAGATGTGCATGTAACTGAAGATACAAAGAAGATGTTAAGCTTATTTCAAGACAAGTTTAGTGATATTGCTATATTTTCATG